GGAGAGAAAGTTGATGAGAGTGCGGCGGCGAGTGCGGCGAGTGCGGCGAGTGCGGCGAGGAGTGCGGCGAGTGCGGCGAGTGCGGCGAGTGCGGCGAGTGCGGCGAGGAGTGCGGCGAGTGCGGCGTGTGCGGCGAGTGCGGCGTGGAGTGCGGCGAGTGCGGCGAGGAGTGCGGCGAGGAGTGCGGCGAGTGCGGCGTGGAGTGCGGCGTGGAGTGTGGCGTGGAGTGTGGCCTATATTCGGATGTCAAACAAGCTCATAGAACTCCTCGAAGAAACCTGAACATCAAACCGCAGTCGTCGCGGAAAGGGTCGAAAGAACCGGGATGACGATGACTGTGGGTGTCGTGAACGCGGGCGCTGCCCAGGGGAGCCCGTTCGCAATCGCAATGTCCGCGGCGTGGTCGGGATTGCCGTAGAACTTCTGGCTGATGAACGGCAGTGTGTCTCCCCTCCGTGCCACGTAGACCTGAAGCGCGTTGTTCGGATCCTGGAGTCGGTTCGGGGTCATGTACCCACCCGTGCTCTGGAGTTGCTGGAGGAGCTGCGCGTTGTAGGAGGTCCCGACGATAGAGAGCTGGTCTGCGTCATCCGACTGCGGGAAGAACGTGTTCACCGCCTGGCAGAGAGCAGAGACGTTGTCGTTGAGCGTAAGCAACTCCACGGGCACTTGCCCGATCGTGTCCCTGTACGAGTTCACGTTGGAGAGGGTGTCCCTCGCGAGAGAGATCGCCCGGTTCGCCACGCTGACGGGCTGGCTCGCTACCGTGGCCGCAAGGTCCACGAGCGTCCCCACGTCGTACTGAATCTGCTGCACCTTCCGCGCAAGGGAGTTGGTGAGCGTCGTGGGGTAGTTCGCGAGCGCTTCGAGCTGTCCGAGGTTGAGGGAGGAAGGGTTGAACTGCTGAGCGCTGGCGAGCGCGTTGGCCGCGATGAGCTTGTTGAGCGCGTTGAGGTACGCCGCAGAGTTGGAAGTGACGGAGTTGGAACGAGTGGAGGTGACGCGAGAGGTAGAACCTCCACGACTCATCCACTCAAAGTTCGCTTCCCACTTGATGTCCTGGAGTCGGTCGGGCTTGAACTTCACTTCCTCGATGCGCCCCTCGCGCACGACCTTGCCCGTGGAAGAGGGGGTGGTGCCGTCCACTGCCCAGATGACCCGGAGCCGTCTGCCGCCACGCTGGAGGGTCTCCAGGGCATTCCAGAGGGAGAGAGGATCGATGATCGGGCGCGCGTAGCCCGTTCCCGGATCGAACAGGCACGGGGTCCTCCCGAGACGTGTCCGGTTCCATTCCCCCGACCACTTTGACGGAAGCTCCTGGGGAGAGAGTACTTGCTGCGTGGCTTCTTCCCCGTTGCCCGGGTACCACGTGGTCTTCATCCCTAGCTTCGCGCCCCACTCCGCCCCCATCACCGGCAACCCGGGACCGATGAGCGTGAGGATTCGCGCAGAACCGCCCCCCAGCGTGCTTGCGAACACCTCCGTGATGGTGATCGTGCTGCTGTAGCTCAAAGGGGCACGCTCTCCAGGGGGATTCGAAAAGCGCTTTTCGAATCCGGTTCCGACCTCCTAGACGCCTCTAGGACGCGCTTCCCAACCGTGACCCTAGCGGACGTTGGGCTGGAGCCGGAAAACGCGTCCTAGAGGCGCCAGGACGCCACCGTTGCTACTTCCCGCCCCTCTTCTTGACCCACGCCGCCATCGGGTTGTCCTCCGCGCTCGATGACGAGGACGCAGACATGGAGGAAGCGGTCATCGAGGAACCCGACCCAGCGGGCATCACGGTCGAAGACGACGCGGGGGAATCGCTCGGGGACGAGCTGGACGAAACGGATCCGGGAGTCTTCTTCGGGGGGAATGCCATGGCTCTCCTCGTGCGTGGGATGAAGTGACGCTACCACGAATTACTCAGAGTCCAAACGGCGTGGCGTTCCGGCTCTGAATACGCGCTACCGCATGTTTCTGAAGATCCTTCCTGAACTCAATCATCACCCTGTCAGGATCCTGGTCGCGGAAGTCCTGCTTGATGTGAAAGTTGGATCCTCGGAAGTCATAGTTTGGTGCCCCGGGGTGAGCCCCATCGGCTCCCCTCTTCGCGGCTGCCTTCACCTTGTCCGCCATGTCCTTATGGCCCATGCCCGCGAGCGCGTTGGCCAGCTCCGTGCTCTCCGCGCCAATGTCCATCTTCGTCCGGCGCATCGCATCCAACACCCTGTCGAATGCCTCGTGGTGCGTGACAAGAAACTCACCCATCACCTTCTCGTTGGTGCTCTTGTGGGCCGTCGTCATCGCAATACCGAAGTCAGTCCAGAACTGCCCCGCCACCTTCTCGGGAGCATAGGCTGCGAATGTCTCCAACGAATAGACGTCAGTAACAGTTCCCGCATCGAGCGCCGCATTCGCCTGCTTGGTCGCACTGGTGAGATCACTAATCGTATTGGCGAGAGAGACGAGAGTGGGATCGAGTGCTTCAATCTCGTCCGCCCACTTCCGAACCTGCACAGTGTTACCTTCGAGTGCAGCGGTCTCCATGGCGCGGATCTTTGCAGCCGCATCTCCAGACCTTCCGTAGGAGTCCAGCTCTTCGTTGAGCTTCATCGTCTGGTCAGCAGCCGCGACAAGAGACGCCACCATGGCAACGAAAGCCATCTGAGGACCGACTGAGCTGGCCATACCTGCCATGCTCATCCCGCCCAACCCACCCAGCCCACTCGCGAGACTTGCGATCCCACTGACTCCCTTAGCTGCCATGTTGGCGCCCCACGCCGCCGCGATGACATCCTTGTGGTCGACGATGAAACTCATCACCGCCATCAGGGCAGATGCACCCGTCTTGATCGCACTCTCGATCTCATCTGCGTGACTCTGGAGATATTCGAACGCGTGCTCCAGTGATCCCGCTGCGCTGGTAATCCATACCCCTGCCTTCTCCCCTACGGTATGAGCCCAATGCTCGATGCGCTCCTCATTGTGGAGAAAGTAGGATCGAAGCTTCTCCACGGGAGGTGTAAGCGAGGCAAGCAGAGGTTCACCGAACGTCTTGTACGCAACTTCGCGCACCCCTTCGAGAGAAGTAGCGAGCTGACGAAAAGTGAATGGGGCGTGCTCTGCCTTCTGCGCCATCTTGTCGATTGCTGTCTCTGCAAGTTTGAAGACCTTCTCTGACTCCCCCTTCTGAAGCATCTCAGAGATCGTGTGCGCTACCTGCTTCATTGTCCCATTGACCGTGTGGGTCTGGACCATGAGCTGCACAAGCGCATTCTTGGGGCGCACGATCCCCGTCTCCATGTCGCGCCAGGCTCCCGCGATGCTCTCAATGCCCGCTGGTAGGAGCTTGGCCGCAGTCGCCATCTTGTCAGTGAGCGCGAGCACTTCCTCTGAGGACTTCTGCGACCGAGACGCGATGAGTTCGAACGCATCCCCTACAGCCTGACCCGATTGCCCAGCCTCGATCGCCATCTTCTCCAGGTTCTCGTGGAGGTCCTTTGCCCTCTCCTCAGTTTCCTCAAAGGACATGCCAGTCTTGTCGGTCATGGCAACGAGACCAGCGAGAGCCCGGATCTGGTCCTCGCTGGCCATCGCTGCACCGATGACTTCGTGCCCGAACTCCTTGATGCTCTCGATGCCATGAGAGAGCTGGAAGCCGGCTGCCATGGCTAGCGCCTGCTTCGCCATACCCATCAACTCGTGCTGGGTCTCGTGTACCCGCTCGGAGAGGTGCTCAAACCCCTCTCCCATCTTCTCAGCGGCTTCCTTTGCCCCTTCGTCCAGTACCAGCTTCGCGTGGATCTCTGTCTCTTCAGGCATCTCAATCCTCCGCGAATCCGCCCTTGGTCTCTCGAATCATCTCACTTAGCGCTGCAAAGTGCTCGTGAAGCTGAGAGACCTCTCGATGTTCCCACTCGAAAGGAGAGATGTGGGCATACTTTGCCAAGTACATCTTCGCCTTGAGTCGGGACTTCATCACCTCCGTCCCATCTTCGCCCGCAAGCGAATGCCAGAACGCATCCGCCGAAGAACCGAAGAAGAAAGTGACTTCGTTGAGTCGATCCTTCAAGACGTGTGGGTCTTGAACGTCCCAACCACGTGGCTTTAGGTCGCCGTCCTCACAGCCTGACAATCGGTAAAAAAAGCAGCGAGGTCACCCGCCTCCAGCGTGTGCATCTTCGCGTAGGAGTTCTTGATGAGTGTCCGGCACCGCGCGCCGATCTCCGTCCACCACTGCGTGAGGTCCGAAGGGGTTCCGTCTCCCCAAGTCACGAGCTGACCGTCAACCACCCTGACCATCTGCTTGGCGAGTTCGTTCAGGCTCATCGCGCTCTCTCCACGCGTGCGCTGGTAGGCCAACTTCTCATCTGCTTCCGAAAGTGGCCAGAGGATGCACTGTCGCTCTCCCTTCCTCGGCACATCCGTCCACTCCGCTTTGAAACGAAGTGCCTGGATACGTCGTCCAGGAGGGAACTCCAACCCCGCAGGCAACTTCACCCACGTTGGGAATGCACCTGGAGGCGGATTGACAGCCACCTCATCCGCCTTGTCCTCCGCATTGTTGGCCGCATTCACTGAATCGATCACGTCCTCCACTGCGCTCTTCGCCTTATCGATCCCGAGCTTCTGCTTGTCCGCTGCGGTCACGGTCTCTTCGTTGATCTGCATGGTCATAGGAGTGCCTCCGCGCCAGAGGTTACCACCATCGAATCTTGGGACGAATGCCACCCATGGAAAGAAAGTCTAAAAAACCTCTTGCGAAGCTCCGGTATGGACGAGTTGGTCTAGCGAACTCGATCCATCTCCCGCTTCACTTCTTCCTGAATGAACTGAGGGATCTTCTTCTCTGCCTTCTCCAGGACTCGAAGTCCTTGAGGGGCAAAGATTCCACGACGCTTCATCGACACCGCTATTGCCCACGCGATGTTCCTGGAGTTCGTGTCGAAGTCAGCCCCTCTCCTGTTCCCAGCCAGCCCCTTACGCTTCACCCACTCGGTCAGCGCTTCGATCATCGGGCGTGAGATCTTCACGTTGTCCGCGTGAGCCCCGTACTCGATGACCGATGCGTAGGGCAGGGTGTTCTGCACCAGCGCTCCATTCGAGAGCTTCGCTGCCCTCCACCCCGCTCGGAACGCGCCTCGGTCGACCGGGGGGTGAGCTTCGTTCGGGATGATGGAGGTCTGGATGTGCTGAACAGTCCTCAACGCTGCGCCGTAAAGGCCCCTTAGAGCGGCTTCCCGGAGTCCCTCCACCTTCTCCCCCCACCACTCCCTCGCGTCCTCTAGCTCGATGCGGTGCGTGGGCATGTGGTGGACTCCCGCGAGCGCTGTTCAGGAGGCGCCCCAAACCGAAAGTGTCCCCGAGAGGACACCATCGTGCAACGCTCGCGGGTGCCCGTAAGGGTGGCGCCTCCTAGCTTGTCTGCGTCGACTCGTCGCCCACTTCCCCGGTGAGCTTGATCTTCACGTAGTCGCCACGGGAGCTGATGGTCATCGGGTTGGGTCCGAAGAAACAATCAGGAAGCCGCGTCACGGGGGTCTGTCCGTTCGGGAACTGAAGGACGGTGGTGATGTTGAACTGGACGTCGGGAGTGTTGCGCTGCGCCCGGTCCTTGATCGCCTGCCGGAACTTGAAGAAGTCCTGGGTGTGAATGTTCAACTCCATGTCGAACTTCGTCCCGTTGTAGATCTCGTCCTTCCGATTCGTCTTCTCCCCCAGGTACCCCTGGCTCTTGATCTCGAACTCCAGCTCCATGTTGAAGTTCTGGATGTCGGTGAGCGTGGCCTGGAGCTGAGAATCCTGCGTCCAGAGGATGCTCGTTTCCTGACCCTTGATACGCTGCGCCGGATTGCGAACTGCCATGGGGGTTCTCCTACGTGGGGTTCAGGAAGACCGGCTCACGCCGCCTGGGGAAGCTGCTCGGTGACAGAGACCTCGTCACCGATCTCCGTCTGGATGACGATGGAGTCGAGAGACGAGAGGGTGAGGACGTTGACGATGATGCGGAACATCCCCATGCCGAGGGTGACCGGAGTGTTCCCACTGACCGGGTCGACCGAGTACCCGCCGATGCGCTGCGACCCCGGGTTGTTCACGGAGAGGAGCTGATCGAGGAAGGAACGGATCTCGCTCGTCAGCGCATTGCGACGCGCGGCGGTGTTGAGCTTCTTCCCGTAGGAAGAACAGATGAGCGCGATGCTGTCCTGGATGAAGTCGGCCATGCGCCGACGAGAGATGCGGCAGAGGGACGGGTAGATGAGTGGGTTGACGCTCGTGACACCGCTCTGGAAGATGACGACTCCGTTCGAGTCCACCCGGAGCATCGCGACCCCGGCAGCCTTGCCGGCTATGTAGTCCCCGATCTGGAGCCCCTGCGCGTTGGGGGAACTCTCCAGCCCGATGGTGCCGCCCGTGAACGCGGTCTCCTGCCCCGGGTTCTCCTCGGGAGGGAGCTGCGAGAGCACGGACGCCATGAGCCCGTCAGAGCCCGCGTCTATGTTCCCGCTGGCGGTGAACCCCGCCCCTCCCTGCGTGCCGATCTGAGCGATGATCGGGACGAAGGTGGAACGCCCCGGCCAGCAGTAGATGACCCGCTGGTCGCGCGTTGCACCGACACCCGGGGAAGCACCGTTGTTGAACGCGTCGGCTTCCGTGGTCCCGAGGGGAGGACGAATGCACGTGACGCGCCCGAAGCACCCGTTGGCCGATGCGATGAGCGCGTTGTTCTTCATCGCCGCGCGCACGGTATTCGACTGGCGAGCGGAGAAGGAGATGTTGGCCTGCGCTGCCACGGAGTTCGTGTTCACCGTGGTCGCGATTGCGTTCACGTAGGCCGCATCGATCTGGGCATCGGTGAGCGCCGCAGTCAGCCCTGCTGGGTTGACGACGTTCAGGCTGACGATGAGCGGGGGAACCGGGAGGACGGTGATCGCGCCTCCCAACTGCGAAGCTCCCACCCCGTTGTCGTTCGCGAAGCGCACGGGCACCGACCACGGACCGAGGAGCGCTGCGGATGCACCCGCAATCGTCACGCCCGTAGGACCGAAGGAGACAGACTGCGTGGTGACGTAGACCGCGGTGGCGCCTGCATTCTGCACGACGGTCCCAGCAGGGATGGAGCCCTGGGGGTACGGAGCACCGACCGTGACGCCGAACGAGAATCCCATCTGCGTGACCACGGCTGCGGTGGACGCGGAAATGAAGTTGACCGAACCCCCGGGGGTCTTCCCGATGATCGCGATGCGGACCGTGCTGTCTGCGTACGCGACCGTGGTGCCGGCAGCCGTGTTGATCTTCGTGACCGTCTGCCCGATCGACTCACCACCCGCGAGAGTGACCGTGAAGGGCAGACCTCCGTTCACCCCGAGAGGGTTGCCCGGGTCGATCTGCATCGTGAACGTGCCAGCCGTCACGATGACGTACGTGCCAGCTCCGCTGAGCACTCCTGCGAGTCCGAGGTTAGTCCCCATCTGCCCGGGTGCGAACCCGAGTCCCGTGGCCGTCGTGGCAGCGGTGATGAAGACGTAGGAGCTGAGCGTGCCGAGGGAGTTGGAGATGCGCAGAGCACCGTTCTGGTCCAGCTCGACACGGGTGTTAGCAATTGCGGTCTGCACGACCGCGGAGACCTCCTGAGGAGTCACCGCGGTGATGTTGGCGACGTTGCCGGTGCCGAAACTTGTCCCGACTGTCAGACCGAGCTGCGTGAGCACGCCACCCGCGCTCGCTGCGACCACGCGAACCTGCGCCTGATTGCCGAGCTGAAGTCCCGTGAGTGTCATCACGGTTCCGGAGGAGGAAGCTGCGAATGCGAACCCAGCGAACAGGTTGATGCGCGCAATGACCGCTGCCTGCGTCGTGTCCCCGGGAAGAAACGTGACCAGGAAGTTGGATGCCTGGTCGTACCCGAGGGTGAGAGTCTCCCCTCCCACGAACCCATCGGGGAAGGTCTGCGCTGCCGACGTCGTGACGGCTGCGGTGGCGGAAAACGTCGCTGTCTGCGGACCAGCTCCGACGTCGAGACCGAGCACCTGACCCGCGGTGAGCAGGTACCGGAACGTGGATGCGCCCGTGAGGTAGGCGCAAGACGTGAGCGTGACGCTGCCCACGCTTGTGTTCGGGCGACAGACCACGAGAGCCCCGAATTGGTTCCCGTTCATCTGGATCATCGCGTTGCCGTTCCAGTATTCCGGCAACACCGCCCCGTCCGCGTAGCGCGCGACGGCACACGGGTACTGTCCCGAGAGACCCCCGTAGGAGAAGCCAAAGCCTCCCATCTGGGTCAGGAGATCCGTGGCCCCGTTCACCTGAAGCGGAGAGTTGTAGGGCCCATCTTCGAACTCCCCCACAAGGAGCACTGTCCCCGAGGCAATGCCGGCGATGGACGCGGGCGGGGTAAGATCGAGGATGTTGATCGACTCGATGTTCAGCAGAACGTTGTTACCCGGGTCGAACAGGAACCTACGGGTGTAGCTCGCTCCACTCATCTTCGCTCACTCCTTTGGGAGATTCATCCGAGGACGAGTGGAGTATCTACGAAAGACGCTCCCTTTGCCACTACTCCCGCTCAGGACCGAAAGTGAGCCCTTTGGTAGGACCTCCCGTGTAGGACGACACCTGGGGAGTGAAGAGGCGTGTAGGACGGCTTGCTGACGTCGCGTTGAGGTACGACCGGAGCGCTCGCAAGTCTGACCCGAGGACGGCTCGCGGATCCTGCGTGAGGTCGATTGGCTGGTTGGAGACTTGGTCCACGTCCGTGTTCACCACCACCGAGGGCTGCATGTCCGCGACGTTCACGAGCTGCACGATGTTGAAACGCATCTGGAGCTCAATCTGCGCCACACGCCGGTTCCGCGCGCTGTCCTCCGTGTCCATGTTCTCGCGGCGCATGAGCGTGAAGCAGACAAGCTCATCGAAGTAGAGCGGCATCTGGAACCGCACCCCGCTCATCTGCTCGGTCGGAGAGAACGCGATCTCCATACCGGCGCAGATCGCCCGACGTTCTGCCTTCTTGCTCGTGTGGATCTCCAGGTTGATGGTCTCCACGTACTCCGCTTGCCACTGGAGCACGGTTCCCGGGGCGTAGAGGTTGATCGTGTCTTCCTCGATGTACGAAACGAGTCCGATGACGTCGTAGTCCGCTCGGTCATCCGTAACGGAGATCGACGGTGTGACCTCGTCTTGGTTCGAATCCGGCCACTCCACGTGGAAGTTCGCGGGTGAGATCTTGAACGCGATGGGAGGAGCGCTTGGACCCGCGTAGCGCCGGAACGTCAGCGCCGTGATGTAGTCCCGCAGAACGTAGAGCGCCGCTGTCCGCCCATCGAGAGATGGAACCGGAGGGTTCGGCTTCGGGGGGAAGGTCTCACCCCACGGAATGCCCTGAACCAGAGGACGCACATCGGAGGGGAAGTCAGGCACCCCTCGAAGCTACCACTACTCGCTGCCACCGTCCTTCAAGCGGCCCCCGCAGCATGTATAGTCATCGACAGGTGGCTGGTACTCGCACCGCCCCGACCAAGGATTACAACGCGAGTCGTGCCAGGCGTCACAACACACTCCCACCGCGCACTTCTCTTCTCCGAGTCCCGTGCAGTCGGGAGTCATCTTCTGCACGACTGGAGGATCCACACGGTCGACCCAGCGACATCCCGCGAAGAGGAGGAGCAAGAGGAACCACATCACTCCAACCCTGTTCCAATCGCACTCTGGTCCAGTCGCGTGCGATCGATGGAGACTCGTTCGAGCATGAGGGTCCAATCGAGCTTGCCAGCGCGGCGCATGGGGCGATTCATCGGGCGGAACCTCGAACGTTTCGCCGGGTTGTCCCCGCGCCCATCCTCTTGGATCTCGTAGAAGAACTCGAAGGGCTCCGGGATGTGCTTCTCCTGGGGGGACTCTCCGAACGGTAGCGGGTTGTCCGGGAACGCTCTGCCCAAGAGAATGTCCTCCGTGAACGTCGCAACTGAGATGCGGTCAAGTCGGAAGGATCCAGCGGGGATGACGCCCGCGTGGGCGAGCGAGAAGGAAAGGGAATCGAGGGAGGTGACACGGGGGGTAGGAAGGATCTCGATGCGCCTGTAGAGGTTCTCCGTTCCTTCTCCCCGCTCCAGTCCTGTCCACTTCGTCCACGTGAGATAGCAACGGTAGGGACGCACCCCGAAGTTCGTTGCGAGCTGACGAATGCGGTCCCCGAGAGGACCCAGCTTGTTGGCTAGGGTCCTCTTGGCCTGCTCAGGAGAGAGTGGACGGATTCTGGCCACCTGGAGAGTCTACCAGGGCGGAGGAGGAGATGCCTCGAACGCGGTGGGAACGGTGACTCCCACGTAGCGCCCGTTCACCATCGCGCACTTGCCGCGCTTCACGCCGACGTTCTTGATGAAGGCGTTCACCGCGTTCTGGACACTCGGGAGGAGCTGCTGCGCGATGGAGCAGTCCTTCTGGACTTGATCGACCACGGCAGTGAGCTGAGCGTCCGAAGGGGTCTGCGGGATGACGACGGTGGCGAGGTCTACTGCCATGCACGCAGCTTGAAGGTCGGTGAAGACCGCGTTGGTGACGGTCGTGGCTTGCTGGGGAGTGCAGTTCGCCCCCGTTCCGAAGACGACCGCACCAGTGAGTCCGAGCACAACGACAAGACGACGATAGAGCTTCATGGGAGAGTCCTTTCGGAGGGGAGAATTCATCATTACCACCCTCAACCCATTCGACTCAAGGCATAATCTGGTAATGGGAATGAAGGCAGTCGACATGACCGGGCAACGATTCGGAGACCTCGTCGTCATCGAGAAAGCTCCGATAGGGAAAGCGAAGTCTGCACGATGGGTTTGCCGCTGCGACTGCGGAACCCTCACAACCGTTGATCGATCGAATCTCCGAGTGGGAGGAACTGTCTCCTGCGGATGTCGTCGTGCAAAAGGGATGACCCCAATTCATGGACACGGGAGCCCTGGACATCGAACTCCAGAGTATCGAGCTTGGATGGGGATGATCGAACGATGCACGAACTCGAACAATCAGAACTGGCATCGCTACGGAGGGAGAGGAATCGCTGTCTGCGAACGTTGGAAGACGTTCCAGAACTTCCTCTCAGACATGGGGCCTCATCCTCCGGGATTGAGTCCAGGCGGACGCCATCTCTATTCTCTCGATCGCTTCCCAGATCGAAACGGGAACTACGAACCGGGAAACTGTCGATGGGCTACCTCGTCAGAGCAAGCTCTAAACAAGGACCCCTCTCCGCGATGTCACTTCGGACACGTCAACTGCTCCAGGCATCACCGCCCTAAAGCACGGGTACGTTGACTCCACTCCCTCCGCCATTGTAACCGGCTCCGAGTCCAACCCGAGCGTCGAACGGGTTGGGGGGAACCCCGAGAAGGTTCGAAAGGCTCCCCTGCCAATACTTGTAGCGCTTGATGAGCTGGGTGAGTTCGTCCTTCCGCAGCTCGATCTCGTCCACCCTGTCGACAGCCACGTTCTCCGTGTTGTCCTCGATCTGGTCTTCCACACGATCCATGAGGTCGAGAAGTCGGCGGAACCGTGCCTCTGCGGACGGGAGAACCTTCGTGAACGCTCCCTCGATGACGAACTGCGTCTGCGTGGCCGCAGGCACTCCGAGCACGAAGGTTGAGGCTTCCTGCACTTGCAGGTACCCCATGTGCCCGCGGGCTCTTGCCCTGTCCGCTTCAGAGATCATCGCTCACCTCTTGATGTGGATTCGAAAAGCGCTTTTCGAATCAGACGGGGGGAGGGTCGGTGATCTCCTCGATCTTCACTCCCTGCTTCCGGAGCAAGTCGAAGTCGACCGTTCCCTCGTTGTAGATCTTCCCCGGGATCATCCTCGTCTTGAGCCCCGCGTACATGACGTGATCGGGACCTCCGGTCACTTGGAACCGCCGCGGAACCGGAGGTGCTTCCTTCCCGGTCTCGTCGGTGACGTGAGCGGGAGTGATGTCGAGACCGATCTTAGTCGTGGGGATGTTCGGATCGTCCAGCATCCCCGACGTTCCCCCGAGAAGCGCCGGCTGCGCGACGTTGGTGCCGTCTGCGAGCTTCGCTCCCCCGGTGGGTGGGCTCTTCACGACGTCGTCTGAGGTGTTGCTTCCGTCCCGCTTCACTACGTTCCTGGCCATGGTGGGTTGCCTCCACCCCGAAAGCTAACACATCAGGGAACCAGGACACGCTTCCTCCCACGTGTGATGTCACTGACTGTTTGTTCATGAACTCCAAACTCTCTGGCGAGCGCTCTTACCTGTTCTCCATTCTCGCGCCGATGACGAAGCTCGATCACTCGTTCGTCACTTAGTTTCCAAGGACCTCGCTTACCCTTTGACCAGATGTCCTTCTGAGGTTCTGTTGGCGGAGTCCACTCATCCAACGTCTTGTTGTTCTTGCTCGTGTTGCAAGCTCGACATGCTGGAGCAACGTTCTTGATCGAGTGAGCACCACCCCGCGATAGGGGAGTGATGTGGTCCAACTCCAGAAAGTCAGTCTGAAGTTTGCAATATGCACATCGGTGATCGTACTTCTCCAGAATCTCCTTCCAACCCTCCTTCGTGATCGGAACCCCCTCTGCCTGCATCTTCTTGAGAGCGCGATAATTCCTCGCGTGTACTCGGTTTCGTTCCTGAGCTGCTGGAGTCTTTGAATGCTTCCTGCCTGCGATTCGATTGTGCTCTTTACGTTCCTCTGGAGTCAGGAACGGATACTCCAACCGATACGCTGCGCGCTTCTTCGCCCCCTCTTCGCTTTCCCGCACAAGCTTCTGAGCCCTCCACTCGGGATCCTCTCGGTAGCGTCGGTTCGCACACTCCAGCGCCTTTGCGCGAGCGCAGACCTTGCACCAGGACGAAAGAGTGAAGCCCCCTGACTTGAGCTTCCTTCGGTGGAAGTCGCCAGGGGGCTTCATCGGCTCTGCGCAGTGAGGCGCAGAGCACTTCTTCAGAGAACCGTCAGCCGACCAAACCTGACTCTTTGACATCCACCAACTTTCGTTGGTAAAGGTCTAAAAGTCAAGTCTACGTGGCATATTCGATCACGATGCTGCGCTTGTAGCGCTGCGTGCCCGAGGGAGCCGTGATGTCGCTCGGGATGGGGAAGGACGTGGAGATGCTCCACGTGGCCGACACGACCTGCTGGAGACGGTCCAGCGGCGCCCGGAGGACCAGCCGGATGCGCTCCGTCAGGATGTTGAGCCCGTTGTTGATGACGTCGAACTCGCCGATCTTGCCGACGATCCCCGCCTCGGTGACGTACTGGCTCTCGTCCAGATACTTCTCGTAGATCGCACCCTTGCCGGTGACGATCGCGCGCCCGACGTTCACGCCGGCTCCGTTGACGACCTCCGCACCGATGCCCTGCGCGTAGATGCCCGAGGAAGCCGTGGAGGTGAGCACTCCGCTGTTGAACGTCGCGGGGGACTCGTTGTTCATGAAGAACATGATCCCGCTCATGTACCCAATGAACCCCTCCTTGTAGATCACGTGCTCCGGGAGGCTCTGGTTGAGCCGCTGGAACACGGGGTCTGCGAAGAGCTGCGCGTTGGCGAGCGGGGAGATGTGCGCATGGTAGAAGCCGTCATCGTGCGGCTGGACGTTCGCGAGCCGCAGCAACGCGACCGCGTTGATGAAGCTCTGGAGCGTGATGCTGTCGGACGCACCGAGCGCATCGACGCTGTTGCCCGGTGCCGTACGGATGACGGTGGGCGCGAACGCAGACACGACGGACGAACGGATCACGAACGCTGCGCCGACTGCCGCTGCGAGCGTGAGGGTGCCGGGTCCGTTCGGATCCGACTGGTTGTTCGCGACGAACCCGATGACGCTCGCCTTGACCGCGCTGCCGCCCGCACCGATGACGATGGGGAGCGGGAACGCGGTGCTGACCGGCTGGGGAGCGACGTTGCCACCAGGGATGACGACATCCGTGAAGCCGTTGAGTGCAGCGACCTGCACCTGGGTGTCGCCCGCTCCGATCGCCGTCGTGCTGACCGTCTGCCCCGAGAGGTAGGCGACGAAGAGCGCGTTGCGGGCGATCTGGTTGATCGACTGACCCGCCTGGAGACCGAGCTGGTGGAGATTGCGAAGGAACAGGTTCGCATTCGCCGTCGTACTCGTCGGCATGTGGGTGTCGATGGTGTTCGCGAACTGGTTGAGCGTCGCGATCCACTGCTCGAACGGAATGGCCTGCGGGAGCGGGTCCGTCCCCGGCTGGAGGGGAGTCGTGGTCGTCGGCAGCAAGCCGGGACGCGTCATGAAGATCTGCTGCCCGGTGTTCGCGGGCCACTCCTCGGGCATCGCTTCTGCGCGGAACGCGAGATTGGGGAAGAGCCCATCGTGGAACGCCCTCTCCAAGAGACCCTGCTGCTGGAGCGACTGAACCGCCGCGGGAATGCCGAGAACGATACCTGCCATGGAAACCTCGCTAGGAAGTGCGAACTGCCGGTGCCTGCGCCATTGCGGCTCCGGTCCTCTGAGTCGTGTTACTCAGGTTTCGCGCTGCCTCCGGCTCCCGTTCCACCCGATTGACCGTTGGGCGTGCCCACGTGTGGGAGAGAAGTAGCTCTACACCGTCGTCAGAGAGGAGCCTACGCGGCTGGGGTCTGCCATGCAAGCCCCCCTCTGAACTCGGGGTCTCAGACCTTCTTGGGGACTTCCTTGAGCCAGGTGACGGCGCAGTAGATGACCGGATGAAGCTCACCATCCGAATCCACCGCAACCATCACGTGCCCATCTTCCGTGTTGGTGAGCACCCTCCCGTTGCCCTTCGCCCCTGTCTTCGTGGTCCAGGTGACCAGCATCCCCTTCTCCATTACCAGCGCAGCCCGCTCTTGGCTGCCTCCACACGCGCTTCCCGAGGCGTCATCGCGCCTGGTGCCGAAGGGGAGAAGTTCTTCCCTCCCGGCTCCGTGCCGCTCTTGCCCGCGGGAGGAGGGGAGTTGCGCGTATCCCCCGTGTTCGTGAGCGGCTTCTTCTCGGGGGGTGGTGCTGCGTCCTTCGCGTGCTTCGGGTGCAGCTTGCCGTACTCCTCCGCCCACTTCTCGATCTTGGAGTCCTTCAGCGTCTTCAGCTCCTCCGCTGTGTACTCCGCGTTGAGGTACTTCGCGAGCTTGCGCAGGATGATGTCCCGCGCGTCCTCATCCTCGATGTCGAGGAACTTGCCGACCAACTTGCCGATGCGCGAATCCTGGCGCTCGACCACGCGATCTTCCGCGACCATGTGCGCCTGACGCTCTGCCTGCGTCGCACGCTCATTGGCAGACTTGAGATCTGCCTCCAGGCGCTCCTTCTCGGTGAGGGCAGCACGCTTGCGCTCCTCCTCCTTCGTCTCCAGGTCCGCCCACTTCGCGAGCTTCGCTTGGATCTCCTCCGGCTTGTCCGTGCCGAAGCGCTCCTTCAGCTCCTTCGAGGTCGCGCGTGAGATGCGGCTCTTGAGCGCCCGCGGGGACAACTCGACAAGCTCCGCGTCATCCGGGATCTCGTCGTCATCGTTCGTGACGCGCGTGGGCTTCTTCCCACCCTCGGTCTTCGGCTCGACCTTGCCCGGCTCCACCTTGGCAGCAGCAGGAGGTGTCTTCGCCTCGATCTTCTCGGGAGGCGTCTTCACCTCGGGAGCGGGGGTTCCACCTTCCGGCTTCTCGATCTCTTCGTTCTTCGTTGTCATGGGGTTCTCTTGCGCCTCCTGCTTGTGGGTTCAATGAAAAAGGGGAGTGAGGTTCGCTCACTCCCCTTCACTACGTCGGTGACGAGACCTCGCTCAGAAGAAGTTGGACGTGGTTTCCAGGAGCGCGTTGATGTCGAGGAACGGCGCCACCGCCATCTTGAGGCGCACGCTGGTCCACGCGTCACCCGCCGTGAGGAGCACGGACGACTTCGCCAGGTTGAGACAGGCGTGGTTCGCTGTCACCTGCGCTGCTGCGGGCGCGTCGATGATGAGCTTGTGACCGTTGGCCGGCAGCACCCCCTCTGCCTCCATCAGGAAGAGCGCTTCCTGCGCCGCAGCGACACCCGAAGGGGGCCATGCGATTGCGTTGCCGACGACAGGCATCGTGACCTCGATGACGTCGTAGATCGCCGGGTGATAGAGGACGTCGATCGACGTCCACGCATCCGCCGCGTTGAAGATGAGATCTCCAGTTGCCGCGATGGTGCAGTGACCGGCTGCCGGAGTCGTTGCCACGAACGAGTCCGGATTGTCGACGATGACAGGTCCACAAGCCGCAGTGCCGACCCGCGCGTAGACGCGCGCCATGGTTGTTGCCTTCGCGTCGTCCGGGAGAGTGAGCGTCTGAGATGCCGCAGGAACGTACGGGTTCACACCCGCCAGGAGAGGAACCGCCGCGTAGAGCTGGGCGCGCTGCTGTCGGACGAAGTGCCCGAACGTCATCGCACGGAGCATGTCCGCCATCTGGTTGGCGTTCATCGTGTCGAGAGCTGCCTTGAACGCCGCACTGTTGATGTTGATCGTCATCTCTCGTCTCTCCTCGTGGGGTGGATGAGAGGCAGGCTACACGCCTCCCACCACCTTTGCCACTGCCTACTGATTCCCTGCTGCCCAGACCTCGATCGATCCTGCCCCCTGAACCCCCAGCGCAATGAGCGTCCCGTTTGCTGGATACTCCTGGAGCTTCACCCCGTTGATGGGCTCCGTGATGACGGTGGTTCCCCCGTTCGGGTTGTTGAACGTCATCTGGACCATCATCGGCACTTGCGTCCGAAGGAAGAGCGTGAGCGCTTGCGTGACCGCTCCTCCCGTCCCAATGCAATCGATCGCCTGGTAGACGTTCGGTGTTGGCGCAGCGACCGTGACGACTTGGTCACCCGTCGTGACCACGTACTGCTTCTGCGGGGGGTTGAGCCCGAAGTTGATCGTGCAGGCTCCGCTCGGAAACGGGTTGTCCGTGACCTGTTGAGGCCCGGTCACGAGAGCTGCGGTGAGCTGCGCTGCGAGGCTCATCGGCTGTTTACTTCATGCCCTTGAAGGGCGCCTTGGGCTGCGGGCCCACTGCGTCGAAGTCGTTCCTCTGGAGCGGGGAAGGGTCCGCCTTGAGGATCTTGCCGCCCTTCGGGATCTCCTGGGGGTTCGGCTCGTTCTCGGAACGCGCCTCGCTTTGCGGACGGGACTTCATGATGTCCTTCTGTCCCCCACCCGCGCCTGAACCCGAGGTCGGGTCCTTGACGAAGTTGTGAGCGCCGCTGGAAGTCGGCTCCTGCCCCTTGGGCTGACCCGAGGGAGACGCGAAGGGGGGAGACGCGGGATTCTGAGCCATGATGACTGCTCCTTAGGGTTGGACCTACTTGAGGGACTTGAACGGCTTGCGGTCATCCTGACCACCCGCCACCGGCCACGCAATCTCCGGGGGATGGTCAGGAGTGTCGGTGCTCGACTGCGGCAGAGGATCGCCCGTGTCTCGGGAGTGAGCAACCTCCTTGCCCTGGAGAGGAGCTGCGACAGGCCGCGTCTCGTTCTCATTGGTTGTCGGTGTCGACTTGGGCTTGAAGACGCTCATGTGGCCACTCCCTACGTGATTCGAAAAGCGCTTTTCGAATCTCCCTGAGTGGTACCCGAAGCGTGGCTACTCGTCCACCGTTGCCCTCAATGAGCGTCAATGTCCTCGGGACTCTCCTCCAACTCTGGTGTCTTGGCAGGCAGCTTCTTCTCCGGCTCTTTGCCGAACAAGGAGAACTCAACTGTGGTGATAGGAGGACGCGGAGGAACTCCCTTCTTGTTCCCTTCGAGTTTCCACACTCTCGCCACCTCTTCATCCGAACGTGCAGCGAGGTAGGGAGGGATCTTCCAAGAGATGCGATGAGGCACCACGATCTCACGATCGTTGGGTCGATTCGGGGGGTGCTGGTAAAACCCGTACCAACTCTGGAACGCTTGCTCGGGTCGCCGGCATTGCCCATGCACCGCATAGGAGTCAGCTCCCGTTCGGTCATCAAACGTGGCAGCGAGGAACTTCACCATGTCTTCGAGCTGGTCATCAGCTTCGCGGATGCTCTCCCAACCGGCAGCGTTGTAGGCGGACATTGCTTCAGTTCTGACAATGCGAGTTGCCCACCATGCGGGTTGCCCTTGGAGGAACGGACTCTGTTCCGTGATCTCCGCTTCCATCGCACTCCACGACTTCCGCGTGATGAGCCCGCGCTGCAACACCCTCTCGAAGTTTCCGATGGTCTCGACTCCGTAGCGCTGGAGGATCCCCATCTTCGCAGGATGGGGCTCTTCGTCCGCCCCTTCGATCGGTTCCCCCGAGGACGCGAGACGCGAGAGGATAGAAGAGCGAACACCTTGGGTCGCCGCGTCCAACATCGTCACTTCCTTCAACGCGAGCGGCTGAACCCCCACTCCTCGGAACGCTTTGTCTGCGGTGCGCAGGTAGTCGATGGTGTCGCTGGCAGCGAGATTGGCTGCAACGTCCCCCGTGTCGAGAAGGTTCGTCTGGATCCCCTGCACGAGCCCACGGGTGACATCTTCGACTTGCGCGAGTGTGGTCTTGAGCTGCGCCAGCGTGAAGGTGTCGTCCTTGCCCGGTCGAACCCGCTGAGAGATGCGCTTCTTCAGATCCCTGGCTGCTTCCTCCAGGAGCACCTTGGTGTCCCGCAGTCCCTTGCCGTTGGCGAGGTTGAGCGCTTCCGCCCGGTTGGACAGAAGCGTCTCATGCGCGAGGGAAAGACCGGAAGTCACGAACTACTCGATCTGAGACCCAGGTTTCGGACTCGGTGGACCAGACTCCGTCCCGGTTCCCATAGCCCCCTTCTTTGGACCAACGCTGGGCTTAGGAGCCCCGCCTAGAGGTTTTCCCCCCTTCGGCTTGGCTCCTGGAGGCAACTGACCAGGAGAGCTTACAGCCCCTCCCGGGGCCCCTGCTGCAAACATCTGACTCTGCTGAGCCTGATTCGCATCCTTCTCCCGCTGAACACGTTGTAGCTCGTCCTGGGGCCTGCGATTGAAGACCTGCATGAAGATCTCCGTCGCGGTCTGCGTGCTCATGAAGGGCTGAGCGCCAGTTGCGAGCGACAGGGTCGTAGCGGTGACACTCTGGTCATTCGGGGTCGGAGGGAAGTACGGGCCCCATTGCGCCTCGCAATCCTCACCGTCTCCCGGGTTCCGGTCCTCCCGGATGGTCTTCTTCTCCCCGGTGGGAGTCCCGTCGTCATCCAGCTCATCCTCCTCCGTGACCTTCTGCGGGAGAAGGATCTCCCGCTGGACCTCGGAGGGTTCGTTCTGCTCGTTGTAGACGGTGACGGTGGATCGCCCGGTCGCGCGGGAGATCGCGATCATCGTCATGATCATCCGGCTCATCCCATCTGCGTACTGCTCACGGAGAACATCAAGCTGCCCCAGCATCGGCTGGTAGAGAAGCTTCATCGCAACGGAGGAAGTCCCGTTGGCAGTGATCTCGTCGGGGTTGGGGAGCACGCACTGCGCGACTTCAAGGATCGCCTTCCTCTTTGCATTGAAGAGATTGATGCCAGCATCGATGCTCTTGCCATCCAGCTCCATGTACTCGGCACCACCTTCTTCGCCGACCACAAGTGCATTCTCTGAACCCTTGCGCACGCCCATCGCGTTGATGAGGTCGGGATCCATCTTCAGAACGAGGGTGGGATCAAGGTTGAGAGTGGCACCTCTGGTGATGACAGAGAGGATGATGTCCAGAGAGTCAAAGTTCTCAAAGAGCCCTTCGTAGTCTGGAACGGAGTCAGGGTTGTCATCCGGTTGGTTCTGAATCCACGTGAAGTGGATCTCCCCGTCATCGTGCTTCGAACTCTTCGTGAGGTCCGGGATCCACTGCGCCTCCTTCCCCGGTTCGAGCTTCGCGGGCATGAAGACGATGTCGACGTTGGGTGTCCAGTCACGTCGATTCAGGTACACGTTCGTGACGTAGCGCCGCTTCGAGCTGTCCCACTCCTCCACCTCCGAGCGGTAGAGTTCGGTGACATGCCGCGGAATGCACTCCTCGCGATCCTCCCACTCGTGAACGAAGAGGTCGCGCACGTTGTGGGGCTGACATCGCGGCTTCCCTTCGAGGAAGCCCCAGGACATCCCGACCGCTCCCGTGGACCCACCGTAGTTCCTGGCGCGGATCATCTTCGTGGGGAGCTTCAGCGCCTTCACAAGCGCGTGGGCGTAGTCCTCGGTGTCCGAGTCCCCCTCCACGTGAAAGCGCGGGAAGCGACCTTCCCCGAAGAGCATCGTGGTGAACGCCTTGACGATGACCCGCGCGAGTCGATAGGGGGCAGCAGGACGTCGTTGGCGCAGGGGAACGTAGAAAGACGGCTGCTGCCCTCCGAGGAACGGCTGGGTGACGTTGAAGTTCCCCCCAGACGGCATGAGGATTCGCCCGTCCCAATCGTACTTCTTGAAGTTGTGCTGGGTGCAGTCGAAGTAGGAGAGACGCCGATCGAGATCTGCCCAACGCTGCGCATCGAGGAACGTGCGTGCGCGGAACGAAGAGGCTCCACCTCCCGTTGTTCCGAATGACGTCATACCCACCGGGACCATATTCATGTGAGGTCTCTTTTCCTACCGGCGAGAACGATTGGCAGCAAGCATCCTTGCCGCGATGCTCCCCGTGGGAGGTGGACGAGGAGGGGAAGGAGCGGGAGGGGGCATCGGTCTCCCCTGTCTTATCATCTCCTGCGCTAGCTCAGTGATGACGACAGGTTGAGCCAGCGCTACGTCGTGGTCTTCCTCCTCGTCATCCTCGGGATTCGAAAAGCGCTTTTCGAATCCTTCCAGGGTAGCGAAGTCCAAACCCAGCACCCTCGTCCCCAGGTGGATGAGCCCTTCGCCAATCCGAACGCGAACAGCCTCCAGGAGCTTCACGAGGAATCAGGGACCGAACGCAGCCGCGAGATCGAAGCACGCAGCGAAGTCGTACTCCCCCGCGCCCGGTGCCGGGTTCACCGGAGCCCCGACGATGAAGACGATCTGGGGCGCTCCCGACTCCGGACCTTGAAGTGTGGTCGTGGTCGGGATGTTGTCGATCGGGACCACCAGATCAAAGTACGTGGGGGGTCCGTTGGGCGCGATGAGAGGGGGGTTGGGGAACTGCACCCCGGGAGATGCGAGAGGGAACCACAACCCCAACCCCGTGTCGTAGACGAACGCCTGGATGGGGAGCTGCACGAGTGCGCCAGCGCCGATGTAGCGACAGATGGTCGCGATACGCCTGGCGGAGTTCCCGTTCTTCCCGACTGCTCGCGAAGACAGGATGTTGTCAGTGACCGTTGCAGAAGGGATTGGGTTCGCGTTTGTCGGCGCGGCATCCGTACCCAGCCCGAGCTGCTTTCCGGTCGGTGCAGTGAAACGCTTCCAGATCAACGGAAACTTCATGACCTCTCCCTCTTCATCGTGTGTGGAGCCTACCCGTCCCGGTCGTAGGTGTCACACGGTTCAGTGGGGCCACTCCACTGCCGGTCCCTTCGAACACTGATTGATGCACTCCAACCACTTCGGAACGAAGGACTCGAACCGACGCTCCATCGAGTCGAGCTTGCTCAGTACGACGTCGAGCCTGTCATCAGACATCCGAGGATTCCTCAATGGGCTCGGTGGCGAGGTATTTGCGCAGCAGCTCGTCGAGGGGCGGGGCGGTCATCAGATCCCGCCCCAGTAGTTCGCCTCATACGAGACCGGGGTGACCGTCGGATACGGCCAACCTGTCAGCGCGGGCCCCACGTCGGTTGCGGGCGGCACGTAGAGGAGCGCGAGTCGCCAGTCTGGGTCGCCATCGGCTGCTGCGACCGCTAGGTGGTAGTGGTTGGCAGCGTAGACGAAGACATCCGCGCGCTGCGCGGCCGAGTCCAGCCCGGGGTACAGGATGATCTCTGCGAGGTTGCCGATCAGCCCGATGGTGCCGGTCTTGAACCCGACAACCGCCTGCCCAGCGAACGCGCCAGTCGTGTTCCCGGTGCCGGTAGCGAGCGTCTTGGCGACGGTAGACGAGTCGACATACATCGCGCTCGATGCGCCGCTGGCCTCGTAGCAGATCAGGTGTGCGGCGCCGCCGGTGGCCACCCCCCACGTATTGGTCGGGGCGTATGCATAGTAGGCTGTCGTCTTGAAGCCAAATTCGAACGAATCGCCCGAGTTGGACATCACCACCTGGTACGTAGAGACTGACGTGGTTGCGGCGATCGCATAGAGAGTGAATGGCTGCGCCTGGACCACGTTGCCAACGGACTCCAAAAACTTGGAGGCGGTTGACGTAATCGAGGGCTGGCCACCGAAATAGGTAATATCCGACGCATTCCAGACGGGCTTGTTTGCTGTCGTTGCCTGCACGAAGACTGCAGCAGTCGCACTGCGATCTGGCCACGTCGTAACCGCGCCCGCGTTCGCGACCCCCTGGATCGCATCCGCACGTAGCCACAGTACGGCAGCGGACAGGCGCGGTGGTACCTGCGGCACCGGAGGTGCGAACCCAGATCCACGCATCGCGGGGACCGAATCGAGCGAGCGCATGGCCGCAGCGTGTCGCTCGCCTGGTAGCAGCGCGAGCAGGACCAAGAACAGTGGAAAGAGGCGTCTCATTGTCCCGTCTGCGCTTCGCATGAGCAGTCCACGGTGATTGGGTTGTACCCGCGCACGCCAGTGACCTCGATAAGCACCGTGCTGGTGCTCACAACGGCAGCCAGCGTCATGTTCCACACTGCACCGTCCGAGAACCCGGCCCCGCCGATGTTGATCTGCACCGGAGTCGACGGAGAAAGCGTAGGCGCCCCAGAGCCAAAACGGTTGCTCACGAACGACATGTCGCCCGTGCCGAAGCTGCCGTATTTCTCGCTGCCTCCGTCGCCCTGCGCATCGCGCGCGGTGATGGTCACGTTCCAGCGGTCCACCTCGTCATTCGTCGGCGTGTACTGGCAGCAGATAACCGCGGTGGTGCCGTCCGTTGTCTGCACACGCTGTCGAGCGCTGTAGACAGCGTTCTTGTTGCCCGAGGCGAATGCGGTCTGCGTTGCGACGATGTTCGCTGCTGTCCCACCGTCCACGATGGTGGCCGTGCCCGTGCCGTCTACCTGTACGACTGTCGCGGCGCTCGCGCCTGGCCCGCTCGCGGTGACGCTGCCCGTGAGGGACGTTAGGCCGTTCACGGTGTTTGATCCCGCCGTAATCCCATCGAGCTTCGTCTTGTCCGCCGCGCTCATGCTCCCAGGCACGCTGTCCGTGGACGCCAAGATAGAGCCCACCACGGTCGTCCCGCTAACCGTCAGTACGAGCGGTGCGGTAGCGTCCACCGCTGTCAAGCCTCCGAAGGTGTTGCCGCCGCTTGGGCTGTACTGCTGCGCATTGGAAACGCCGTACAAGGCCACCACAACAGCGGCCGTTACCAGCACCAGGAGAAACAGTGCCCGCTTGTTCGCTCTCATTTCAGCACCTCGGCAATCGTCACGAACTGCGTGCTCGACACCGCCAAGACGGTCTCGCACGTGATGAACGTTGGTGCCGCGAGCAGGAGGCTCGTTGCGCCGTTGATGCTCTGGCCGCTGCCGGCGGCGAGCGTGCAGGAGCCTGATATCGCCGAGATCCGGCAGCACACCACATACTCGTCCCCCACGGTCGGTGTATGCGGCAGCGTGTCCACCTGTGCGCCAGTGCCGGTCATTTCTACTACGTGATCTGACGTTAGGATCTGGTAGCTAGAACTGAGTACGTTGAGGTGGCGTCGGACCCCGTTGTCGGTGACCCACTTGGCCCCAGTAGAGTCCGTTCGGCCCAACGCATTGCCTGTCGTCACGCTCTGCAGCTGCACGTCGCCGGGAATGCCACCGGCGCCGTTGCCGCCTCCGATGATAGCGACGACGCCGCCCGACTGCAGGGCGCCCGACGTCGACTGCCCCGAGATCGTGATCGTATGTCCAGGTCCGCTCGACGTTGGCAGTTGAGTCAGGTTCGGCGCGCTGACCGCGCTGGCCCACTCCAACGTGTTCACATTGAACTGCACGTTGGTCGAGTTGACTTGCTCCCGGATCGTCCCTGCGGTCTCGAGATCGATGACACCCCCGGCGCTAATGATGGCGTTGCCGCTCGGAAAGAGGTCAATGTCACCGAAGCCCTGGATCTGGAAGGCGTTGGTGCCGCCGTAGAACAGGTACGGGGTGGTGCTGGTGTCCCACGTAAGCGTCCCTGCATGAACGGGTACGTTTGACAGGCCCGTACCGATGCCCGCCACGACAGCGTTTGCGGAGCCGCCGCACGTTGCCGGTGTGCTCGCAGTGACGTCCTGCGCGAGCGTCCCAATCGACGCGCATCCCGAATTCGGAACGGGTAGCCAGTCGACGCCGTTGTACCCGAGCACCTGCCCGCTCGTAGGGGCATGCCCTCCTGACGCGAGGAGCGTGACGCCCTGTATGGCCGCGAGCGTCGTGGGGATGTTTGTTCCCGAGATGCTGCCTGTTACGTCCGCGGTGAAGCTGCCTCCGCCGCCGCCGACTGTCAGTGCGCCTCCGCCTCCCCCGCCGTCCACCCCACCTGGGCAAACCTGCCAGCTCGGCGGGGTGCTCCCGCCGTTCGACGTGAAGCAGTAGCCGGCCGTGCCGTATGGGGTCGAGGAGGTAGCCCACCCACCGTTCGCAACGGGGAGGAGTCCAGTGATCGAGCCGGCAACGCCGAAGTCGAGCGGACCAGCCTTCCAGTCGGCCGAGCTCGACGGGTTCCAGTAGATGCCCCACCCCGTCGTTGCGGTCGCGAGGTTGCCGTCGAACGGCGCGTGCCAGATTTTCTCTACCGTGTTCGACCCGATGGGCCCAACAGCGTCCCCCACCAGAGTCCCGCCACCACCTCCTGAGCCGACAATGAAGGGGGCTATTGCGCCTGCAGTCCAGCACGTCAGAACGCCCGTGGACGTGTCCGACCAGCACAGCGTGCCCGCGGTTGGGGCCGTGGTCGGGACCGTGATCGCCGGCGCGAACCACGTCCACCCATTGCCGCTCGTGATCGTCCCCGTACCGCGGATGCCGGTGCCTCCTTGCCCTAGCGCTACACCGCACGTGAGTGGTCCGTCGCACACCGTCTCCGCGTATACGTTGTAGAGCGTGCTCGTGTTCTCGCCAGTGCCACCATCGAACTGGCTGCCGACGCCAAGCTGCACGCCGCCTGCCGCGCCGCCGTCCGCTTGCGCACCGCCCGATAGCAGCAACCGTCCGCCACTTTGAGCGCCCGCGCCCGCGCCCACGATCGCGCCCTGCCCGTGCAGGTACACATCACCTGGCGGCGTGCTGGCCGTGCGCGTATTAGGTGCGATGATGATCGGCGCCGTGTACGTGAGACCCGACTGAAAGGCCACATTCTGAGTGTAGAACTCAGTGAACCCGGTTTGGCTGTTAATTAGTGGTTGATTGTTCTGCCTGAGCGTGACCCCTGTGCCGCCATCGGCTGCTGCGAGCGGAGCATTGAGCCCCAGATTGTCGCTAGAACTGATGATGTAGTCGTTCCCGTTCGGGCGTGTGGCGTAGCCGACGCCGTAGATCAGCCCGTTGCCCTGGACCAGGAAGTTGGCACCAGCCTCGGTTCCGACCGTGAAGCCGGCTGCGCCAGCGCCTCCGTCGCAACTCGCGCCCAAAACGACATGGAGACCCCCGGGGTCTCCGCTGTTCGTGCATTGCTGGGGCGCAATCACGGCCGACGCACCCCCTCCGTCGATGGCAGCCGTCTGCACGAGCCCTGGAGACGCCCCCGCGGGCCACTGCAGCGTGGACGCATTGAATGGCACCGTGGCGCCCACTCCGCCGTCGGGCGTGATGCTGTTGATGCCTTGCGGTCCAGTGTTTGGACCATAGAGGTCCCCCGAGAAGACAGTAACGGGGATTGCCCCATCAGGACCTCCACACGTAGTTGAGTGCTGGAGGGTGCCCGCATCATCCCAATAGGGACACGTACCCGGAGTTCCTCCTACTGTCGGAAGAGCTGCAACGGTTGGGTAGGGGTACGCGTCAGTGAGCCCATTGACGAAGGGAGGAGTAGGACCCGCTGGTCCAACCGGGATCGCGTAGTTCTGACCCGCTCCAAACGAACGTCCTCCTTCGCCTGCATCAGCAAAAGACAACATGTCGTTCGAAGAAGGGGTTACGCATGCGACCCCCAAGACAACTCCGACAACGCACACGATAGTGAGTGCGAAGAAGATGATTCGCTTCATGTCAGTTCACCGTGTAGCTGCCGGCTGCGTTGCTCGCGCTGTAAACACTCGTAGTCCCGAGATACCCGGGAGCATCGAACACCCAGATGTTCGTGACTGCGGACGTACCCGCGGAGAGGGTAGTGTCCTGGAGAGTCGGGGGAGCAGTGGTATACGTCGCAGTCATCGGTCCATTCTGATGCTGGATCGTCTGTCCACCCGGTCCCGTGAGGGTGACCGCATGAACCGAAGGATCACCCTTCACGATCGTGATGATGACCGGAGTACCCGCGGGGAGAGCTGGCATTCCGATAGCAACCGATCCTGCTGAGCAATCGACTGCAAGACGTGCCCCTGCGTTTGTGTTCGAAGCCACGAGCGCAGCAAGCACAACGGAAGTCATGCCCGCGTTGTTCACCGCGGTCGGTGGGATGATCCCTCCACCGCCTCCACCCCCGATCGTGAGGATGTACGTGAACCACGCCTCCATGATGACTGCCCAGCCGCGCTTGCCGTTGCTGAAGTTCAGCATCGCCGCGTTGGCTGCGAATGGCGGTTGGAAGAGCCCGTGCGCCTCCTTGACCCCGAAGCACCGGATGTCGGAAACCGTGTTCCCGAAGGCATCGGTGACCGTGACCTCGACAAGGTAGCCACCCGTGACGTCCGGAAAGAACGTCCACGTGGGCGTCAACCCCGTTTGGACAACTCCCGTGGGGACCACGCTCCCCGGAGGAACGTCGATCACGGTGTACGTCCAGACTGCGACGCCCGTGTTGTTCCCGTTGCTGACCACGACGGCAGCCGCGAGTGCGCCGTAGAGCGCTTGTCCCGCGATGCCTACCGTCAACCCTTGGACGAACGTGAGGGCAGCAGCAACCATCTCACGGACCCACACCCTTCTGGAGCGCAAGGAAGTAAGAATCACACCCCGAAAACTGGAAGTTGGATGCGTTGCCCAGCTCGCTCTGGCTCCCGTTGATGCTCGGTCGCGCGAGCGAGAAGCCACCCGCGGGGATGGGAATCGCGCCTCCTGGTTGTGCGTCGGTCACCTGGGGACCACTCGGGGTGATTGTCAAAGCTCCCCCATCCGCAGTGGCGTGCATGGCGAGTCCAGTGACGTAGAACCCGGTCGCAATAGCAACGTTGCAGATCCCTCCATCGCAGGCTGAGCAAGTGCCCGTGAGGTAGGAGAAGGGATCTACGAACGTTGCCACCGCACCGAAGTGCTTCGGCTGTTGAAGCGGTTCTCCGTTCACCGCCACGTACTCCACCTTGACGTTCGTGGTGACCCCCATCGACGCATCGACAGACGCATCCACGATCGAACCTGCTGGGGCTCGTACGAGAAGGTCGAATCGCGCACATGCGACGATTGCCACCGCAATCATTGCGGCGAAGACGAGAAGGATTCGACCTGGGTGAGCCTTCCTGGCAAGCGTAGAGCGCATCGGTAGGTGAACCTCCTGCTGAAGGAGGAACCTACACGAGAGAGCCCCTACTTGCTACTGAGCCGCTTGGGAGACCGCAGCCCAAACGAGCCTCAGACCCGGGGCATACCCGTAGAGCCCGAAGCCGTAGTGACCGTCTGTCGGGCACCGGATCGTCGCGCTGCCTTGGACTAGAAAGTCCCCCGTCTTCGAAAGCTTCATCTTCGTGAGCGCCCGGATGTCCACCCCCGAGTCCCGCGGGGTGACGCCTGCCTTGTTCGCGATGACCTGGGAAGCGTCGATCGAGATCTTGAGGAACCCCACGAGAAGCTCAGGGATGTCCCGGTCAAGCTTCTTCAGGAAGTCGGGCTCCGGGATGAGCCGCGCTGCCCAATGGAGCGCTGCGTGCTGCGCTGAGCAGTACATCGTCAGCGGCGCGTGGATGCGAGGTTGGGTGGCCCCCAGGGAGAGCCCCGCTCCCCATGCGCGCTTCGCGTACCCTCCGACTCCCGAGAGCCGGAAGAGCATGGGAAGGGTGGGGAGCAGAACAACTCCCCGAGCTTCGAGCTGGTCCTTGACCCCGGGAGAGACGAGAGAGCCGTCCCAATACTCGTTCTCGGGATCGTGGGTGACGATGAAGTGATCGTTGGTTGTTTCGGACATGAGCGCCTCCAGAGGAAGCACTCTACCTCACGTCATCGAGCCGCGACCACCTCTTGACTCGGAGGAACGAAGGGATGGGCATAGCTGTAGTCGAACGCACGCAGGTAGCGGTGGTCTGCGAAAGGACACTCTGACGCTGGCGCTTCCCCCGTGTACGAACACCGTCCCATCGTCTTCCATCGGTAGAGCGCCATGCGCGCTTGCTCGGTCGGGGTGCAGGTTGTCATCGGGTGCTCGGACCAAGGCGCACAAGACGCTGGCTTGGTGAAGAAGGGACGAAGTTGGAACGCGCCGATCTCCCCGAGCTTGCCGTGTGCGGTGACTGCGAACCGACTCTCGAAGGACGCAATAGCGACGAGTTGAATGGCGTCCTCGGGATCCTCTGAAGCAGCCGTGACGCTCGCCTCTGCGATGATCTGGTAGTCGAGCGTCTGCCAGTGGCGCATCGGCAACCAAGAGCACATGGCGGTCAGAACGTAGGCAACCAAGGCAGCATGAAGGGTCATCATGCGCGCGGTTCTAGCATGCGGGAAGGGTTCATCCCCTCCGTCTGCCGTTCAAGTCGCGGGAGGGGGATCCGTATCCGCGGTGGGATCGGGAGTTCCCAGCAGACGAAAGAGTGTCGCTTCATCCACGCACTCGTCCGTGTCCACCGGCACTCCACTCGGGAGTCGTTGAAGGGAGCCTCCCCCTGTCTGCCAGAGGGACCATCCCGCCCACGGATGAATCGGGGGAATGTTCTTCGCGTACGCCGCTGCCCAGAGCGGGCACTCGTTCACCTCCACCGGGAGATCGAGCATGTGGAGGAACCAGGGAGAGCCGTAGACCATCATCGGTCGACCCTGGAGCGCCTTGTACCTGGCGAGGTAGCGGAGTGCGCAATCCTGAGCTGCTGCCTTCGACACCACGGAGTTCTCTACCCCGGGGATGGGCTTGCCCCAGAGGGACGAATCCGGCCACTCGAAGTCTGCGGTAGCGGGGAGGTCTCCCGTGTTCGAACCCAACCCCGCACACGCCTTGTAGTGTGCCTCTGCCTGCTCCTCGGGTCCTCTGCCCGGGTGGTTCGGGTCGATGGGGAGACCAAGGTAGAGGAAGTGATAGATGCCACGAATGAAGTCGAACGTGCGTGCAAGATCAAAGTTCACCCGCCAGTCGGGATCAGGTTTGGAGTTCCCGTTGCCGACCTTCGCAATGAGGAACCTTGTTCCCCTTGCCTTCACCGAACCCATCTGAGATGGCGTGATGATTCCCTGAACACTGCTGAGGTCGAGTCCGGTAACAGTCATGGGGGGCTCCTCCTGGATTCGAAAAGCGCTTTTCGAATCCGTACCACGGATGGGTCTAGGAGCCCCTAGGACGCACTACCGACCCTTGGATGGGTCTCGGGTCAACCTTGGGCTGAAAACGCGTCCTTGAGGCGACAGGGAGCCGTAATCAGTGACCGGCGCACTTCACCGTCTTGCAGGTACGTATCGCATCCCCCGTCTTCTTCGAAGGGTCCAGAAGACACGTCGGGTTCATGTCGAATGTCCCGCCAAGGGTCTTGCCGCAGACGACCTCGCAAGTGTCCCCTCCGTCCACGCTCCATCCCTCGGGACAGGGAACAGCTCGGAGATTCGTACAAGCCAGGGCACACGTGTTGATTGTCGTCACAACCACGATGGGGTTGGGGGTCGCATCCGCATCCCCAGGAGGGACGATGGGTTGCTGCGGACAAGCAGTGAGCATCAACCCGACGATGCACGTGAGGAAGAGCGCCACGAGGGTTCCACCGATTGCTCGCATCACGCCGCCACCTTTCGGTTCATCCCGCCTTCGTGACCCGTAGGACCAACCGTGACCACGGTGGCTTCCGCATCCGAGTCCTGGATCCAAGGATCGTCCGCCCAGAAGAGACCCGAATCACCCCACCCGGTAGTCCACTGGTTCACGCCACGGTAGAGGGTCTTCCCGTTCGGGAAGTTCTGGAACCCGACAAGATGCAGCTCATGCCCTCCCAGGAGAGCTTTCTTGTCCGGTTGCGTGACGTAGTTCGGGACACCGTTCGTCTTGCCCCCGTTGTACGACTCGAAGGCTTGATCCACGTCGACTCCGATGGAGACCGGATAGCCGGAAGAGATCGCCTGCTGGACGTCGATCGAACGCTGTGCACCCGTCGATGACAACTTGTAGTAGCCGGTGACCTTGAACGCACTCGCGATCTCCAGCAATTCAAGATCGGGCTCATTGTTGATGGTCGCTGCGTCGAACGGCCACGCATCACTGCTCGCGGCTCCCCACTGCGCGAGACCGAGCCATGCCAGCGCGGGCTCTGATCCCTCGTCCGCGAGAGGAGCTTGAGCCGGGGTGAGGTTCTGGAGCTGCCTCTCCATCGCACGAGCGACCACGTAGATGCACTCGGGGGAAGGGAACGCGATCCGCACGCCCATCACGAGGCATCGCAGGAAGATCGCCTGCGCGAGCGCCCATCCGACGCAGGAGGAGGTCTGCCCCTGGTCGAAGACCGACTGGACGTACTGCTCCAGGGAGAACGAAGCAGGGAGACGCATCGCACCCCCGAGAAGGTGCCGGACCGAGAGCTGGGGAGTCCCCGCTGTCACGAGCGCTGCGAGGGATGCCTCGCTGTCACTCCTACCGCCCTTGCCGTACTTGCCCTTGTACTCAGTGGAAAGCGCCATGGTGCGGAGCCTACCCGAGAGGTCAGGGAGGCACAACTGCAGCGCGCGTGACGTTCGCGAAGAGCTGGATACAACCAGACTCCACCGTCCACTCGTTGCCGGTCGGATCGATGAGCTTGATGTCGTAGAGGATCGTCACCGTTCCGTCTGCGAGCAACGCGGTAGCAGACCCGGGGATGACGACCTGGACAACACCCTGCGTCGCAGGAGTGGGGAAGGAGACTCCACCGACCACACCCGAGGTCGCCTGGTAGATCGCGGCTTGGTCCGGCACCTGAGTGTCGTACTTGAGGGTGCAGTATCCCGACCAGCCCGTCAGGTTCTCCAGAGGGGTGTTGCCTGGTCCCGAGTACGGGGGGAACGGTCCTGCGGTGTACGGAGAGTTCACCCCCAGCGCGAAGTTGGCCGCGTAGACCGGCGCCTGGAAGTTGAACGTGTCGCCTCGGGTGAGAGGTCGGACAATGTTTCGGGTCGTCACGCGTCAGAAGTTATCACGGATTGCTGCGCTTACGACCCCGCTTCACTTCCTCCCAATCGTGTTTGACCCCGGAGCGTGCTTCCCGATCTGCGCGCGATTGCCTGAGCGATCCATTCCCACAAGACTCGTGAGTGAATCCGATTCCGCCGAGCCACCAGACGTCATCCCCTACTGCGAATCCGATGTCGCATTCGTTGCAGAATCCACCCTGTTTCGCAGTGATGAGAGTCGGCTCGGTGGGGAACTCGTTCCCAAACGGTCCTTCTCCCTGTCCGTACTGCTTGTCCCGTACGTAATCTGTCTTCTTCCGTAGTTTTTCTTCCTCCCACTTCTGCTGCAACCCTTCGTCGCACTTGCAGGTGTGACCAACGTAGTTCAGCCCACGGTGAGCGAAGCCGAATCCCTGGAGCATCCACGCCATGAGCCCAGACTGGATGACCTCCCCGCAAACCGCACAATCACGGTTTCCGTTCACCCTGACTTCGACGATGACGCAATCAGACCTCGAAAAGTGGGACTTTCTCGGTTGAGCAACTCCACCTGAGAAGTCGTCCACTGGCGGGGAACCAGACCACCCTTGGGACGGAGGACGCCTCCCGCGTGCAGGAGGTGGGCGGAACGGGCTCCCAAACGGTCCTTCCCCCGCAGCCCTCCTACGTGCGGCTTCTTCCACCACGTCCTTCATGAACCCTTCGAAGATGTCACCCGGGTCCACCCGAACCCCCTCGATGGTCGTTGGGCGCCTCGGCGCATTCGCTTGCCGGGGGACCTCAAACTTGATCTTCACCCCGTTCTCCCGTGCTGTCTTCAGGAGCAGGAATGCGGCCGTGCGCGCTTCGTTCTGACGCGTGGGATCTTCGGCTTCGTTCTCGTTGAGGAGAGCAAGACGATAGAGCTTCTGGAGCTTCTCAAGCAGCTTGTTGTCACTCACCCCCAGAGAGTGCCGCTGACTTCAGACCTTCACCACCGCGTCAAGATCGATGTACCGCGCCTCGATCGTCTTCTCACCCGAGAGCTGAGACGCGGTAGCTCGATGATGGCCATCGTGCAGGAGGTTCACCCCGTTGTGATGGATGACGATCGGAACGTCTACCGGGGTGTGCGCCAGCGCGTGCTTCGCCCCTTCGGGAACCACCTCGGGATACTTGATGTACTCCTTCACCCGGTCCGCTCGGACGGAGTGCTGGATCGCGTGCAGGGTCGAGAGAGGAACGCTCTTCCTCGGTGCGCTCACGATGAGGTGGTTGATCTCCTCGTTGGAGAACTGGCTCTTGTACGAATCCCGGGAGACGTAGGGGAAGGGCACGCGCACTCCCTTGCCCGACTTGGACGGGGGGAGCTGGTGAAGACGATCTACCGCGTCCTCCACCTTGCCCTTCGCACGTACCCAGGCGCCCAGGCTCACTGCTGCTTCGCCGTTGCCCAGGTGAACATCGGGTTGTCCTCTGCCTGGACAGAAGAGGAGTCCGAGTTCTCGTCTGCCTTCTTCGCCTTGCGCCGATGCTTCGCGGCTGCCTCTGCATGAGAAGCTGCGCACTCCCGGTCCCCTTCGTTCTTCGCGAACACCGCAGCCCGCTGCTGGGCAGCAGCGGCATCACGATGTGCCTCGGGAGTGCCCGTGCGCTTCGCTTTCTTCGAAGCCTCGGATGCGAGATCGTGGAGCGACTTGGCCATGGGCCAAACCCTACCACTTCTTACCGCCCGCTGCGCCCGAGAACCCGCTGCGCTTCCCTCGCGATGAGAGCCCTGACCATGGCGGAGGGATTGATCTCCTCCCGCTTCGCCAGCTCAAAGAGACACTCGAACATCTGCTCTGTCAGCATCACGTTGAGCTTCACGTTCAACGGTTGGAGCTTCTTCGGGCGCCCCATCAGTGCCGCCTGGATCGAATGAGGTTCCCGTTCTCATCCCTCACGTAGTCGATACGGCACGGTCGACCTCGTTTCACTGGCTTCACCGGAGCATCTGGATGTGGATACGAAGGAGATGACGTCACTGTTCCATCGGGAGGGACCTTGATCGCTGCCAGGACCGTAGTGTGATCCCGTCCTACGAACGCACCGATCGCCGGGTAGCTCCAACCCCACGCACGCAACACCTTGTAAAGCTCATATCGAGCGAGAACGAGATGGTGATGACGCGAGCGGCTGAGCAAGTCACTGGTCCGAACCCCGTTCTTGTGCGCAACCTCCCGCACCAACTGCTCGGGGTCACCCATCTTTCGTGCATCCGCCTCAAGACGGGTGAAGTGCGCCTCATCGAACTCCCGAGTGCTCACGTTCGTCCCGGAGGTTGCTTGGGCTTCGGGAATTGGTCCACGAGCAAGGGGACTTCCCTCCCACGTGGAGCTGCACCGGAGGAGATGGAGTTCTGGTACTCCTCTTCGGCTTCGTAGCGCTCCCCCTTCGAAGCTGCCGTAACCCAAGCCCTCTGCTTCTCCGAGAGAGGGAACCCGCGCAGGACCGTCTTGGACTGGATGTCCTCGAACATCTCCTGCTGCTTCACGGAGGTCTTCTCGTGAACGATCGCGTCTGCAAGTAGCTCTGCGTCCTTCTCCACCAGCTCCCGCTTCGCACGGAACGAATCGTTGGGCTTCATGGCTGCGCCTTGTTCTGCACGATGTCCCCCAGCTCGAAGGTGTGAGTGGGTCCGGTCGTGTTGTCCGCGTGCTTGGAACCAACGAACTCTGCGAGGAAGCGAACCGGAGTCCCGTCTGGGGCGTCCGACATCCTGACTTGGGAGCGCATCGCGATCTCTGCGAGGATCCCCGAGTCCAGGGGTTCGCTCGCGGTGACGGTGACGGAACCTACCTGGCGGGTAACGGTGACGAACATGATGACCTCCTTGGATTCGAAAAGCGCTTTTCGAATCCTGAGTGCCGCGCTCCTAGGAGCCTCTAGGTGACATCCTCTCCCCGGAATGACCCGGAGGGTGGAGCGGGCTCCGTAACACGTCCTAGAGGCTCCTGGGTGGCAGGAAGACCCGTTGCCGGGTACAGCTTCCAATCCCTCTTCCGGACCTCCAACCAGACCTCGGTGACGACCTCGGGAAGGGTCCTCCGGTACCGGACGAGAGTGAGGTCGAGATGGGCGAGAACTCCCCGGAGCCCTTCGCGCATCTTGAGCTGATTCTCTTCGGGAGTTCCCCGCACGCCTTGTGCCTTCTTCAGGAAGCCTCGCGCAACCCAAGCGAGACAGGAAGTGATCGAGATCGACCAGTCCTGTCCGTTCACGACAAAGTCCTGCGACTCTTCGTAGAGCTGAAGGAGGTCGACCCCTTCGAGAGTGCAGAAGTCAGACATGAAGATGACGATGTCTCCGATCGCGTCGTAGATGTCGTCCGGCTTCTGCCACGCTGCCGCTTCAAGCTCTCCAATCTCCTCCACCATCCCAACGAACGGTTGCCAGGAAGGACGCGTGCCGAAGTTCTTCGCCACCCACTCGACTTGTTCTCGCTGAATCTCTCGAAGGTTCATCCGTTCTCCCTACTCCTCGTGCATGCCTGGTTCCAGTGCCGCCTACAACATCCACGGCCACGACACATAGTCTCCGCGGCGTCGGTCGCACCTCGGCGGCGCACTCAGAGCCTCGCTGTTGTAGTGGGTCTCACAGACCGGGCAGCGCCGCAATCGCCTCTACCTGCACAGTTCATCTGTCCTCCAATCAGTCGCGCGCACGTTATCGGCCCGCCGTGGCGTACAGCTCCACGCACGACTGCCCATCGAGCGCGCCGCACCTCACACACGCTCCAATCGAATCGCGCGGACCGTGAGACGTGTCGGTGCGGCGCGGGCGGCTCGTCTACCGTCGATAGGCTACGTCCGGCCAGCCACTCCGCGATCGTGTCCGCGGTGTTCTCTCCACCCTGACATCGCCGGTCTGGGCACTCTGCAATCGCGTGTCCGTGCTGGCATCCCATCTCGCTACTGCTCCTCTCTGTCGCTTCGTCCCGCGCGCACGGTTATCGCCCCGCCCGAGCCAATAGGTGAGCCCGTATCGCCTCGTTCGCTACTGCGAGCCGCACGTACAGATCCGCAAGCTCTGCGTCGTAGTGGCGAATCCGCTCAGCAAAGGCGCGGTTGATGGTGGACACCCGACCGGCAGCGGCGAAGGTCTTGCTCGCCGTACGTGCCCACGCACGGAACGCCTCCCGCGTCATCTCTTGCTCGCGCGCACGGTGCGTGCTCTGCACCTTCACGAGTCCGGCCCATCCGTCCGGTAGGAGTCGCCGCACGCCTCACACTCGCGGGGCGTGCTCAGAAGCGAAGTCGCCTTCCCACAGGCACAATCGACCGCGCGGCCCCCTCGAAGAATCTCCACAAGTAGGTACTGCATTGCCTTCTCCTCCTGCGCTCCAGCGCGCACGTTATTTGGCCTCTTCGGGTGGGGACAGACGGAGTCGATCACGTACACGCACGATGGCCGCGCGTGCCCGCATCACACAGCATCCAGCGTGGAACGGACTCCCTCCTTCGATGGGTTCGACGTTGTCGAGAGCATCTTCCAACTCGATACGTGCGAACTCTAGGAGGTCGTCCTTCGTTGCGTGTGCCGTCATGGGACGCACGCGCTGAAGTAGGGCCTCTCGCTCCGGCGTCGACCATGCCCCGACCTCGCGCCGCTTGCGCGCCTCTTCCTGACCCTTCGCATCTACCGCCATGTCCCCTTCTCCTCCTGCGCTCCAGCGCGCATGCGTATCAGGTGTTTGATGGACTTCGGAAGAAAGAGCGCGAAGAGCCCTCCAATCCACAGCCAGTCGTGGTCGTGCGACGTCAGCCCGCGCACCAGGCACACTGAGATCAGTAACAGCCGACACCCAACATCGACGATATTGAGCTTCATCATCCTGGTCATGCGCTTCGCTCCTTCAGACGGACCTTCGGTCCATGGTCGGTGCCGGCCGACTTGTGACACGGGTTCCCGAGCTGTCGTGACCAGCGCTCGTTTACCTCACTCTGAATCTTGCTCATTGCTCGCAACAGTCCGGGTTACTGCATGGCTTGTCCACGCTGTCCGAGAGCGGCATCGTCTTCGAGTGACGCAGTCTTCGCCCGAAGGTATCGGCAGTCTGTTTCCACGAGCCTGGAGTGCGTGACCCGCAAAGTTCGGCCTCCATCATCCGTTCGTCCACGTACGACCCGACGAGGTCGAGGGCCTCTGCGATCTTGATGGCCGCCTGCGTCAGCTTGTCGCGGTCGACGTAGCCCTGTATGGGGACCGCCTCCACGGCGGCTTGTGCCGCACGGATGGCCACCTCCGCAGGGGTTGCAAGGTCGAGTCGGATCTTACGTGCCGTCGTCATGGTCTTCCTTTCGTTTCCCGCATCCTCTGTCGCAAGGGGCGCGCATTACCGTTTCAACCCGTCTCCACTATCGGCTTCTTCGCGATAGAGAGTCTGTTCGTAGGTGGTTTCCGCAAGTCCTTCTCCTGCGCAGCAGGAAGCTCACCTTGTCCGGGAAGTGCCACCTCTGGTGCTGCCGTCTCATCGTCCTCGCGCTTCTTCGCCACGATCTTCTTCCCGGCGAGAATCTGCTGGAGAACTTCCTCTCCCGTCACCAACGGTTCATCCGTTTCCGTGAAGTGCTCCAGCCCTCCTGCATGGTCCTTCTCGACCGCATTGAGGACCTTCGTGGCCAGCTCTGCAATCTCGTGCGGCTTCTTCGACTTGCGCTTGGAGGCTCCCCCCTTGAACGCCTCCACCGCTTCGTCCAGCGTCTTGTTGCTCATGCGATTGCTCCTCTCCCCACTGCTCGGAGTGCCGCGAGCTGGATGATGGTTCGCGCTTCCCTGAAGAGCCTTGGAAGGATTGCGACCGCAGACGAGACCTCGATCCCATCCGTGATGTCACCTCCCCCGAGCGGGAAGAGCCCGACTTGCTCCACGTCCAGAACGGGAACCTGCGCCGGCTCCTTGTTCGCCAAGTAGAGACGTCTCGGAGCCAAGTACGCTCTCCACATGACCGCGTAGTTCAGCGGCTTCGGATTGACGGTTCCTGGTCGCTGACACTTCGTCAGGAACCCATGAACTCGGAACGTCCCCCCGGAGAGTCGGTACAGCTCCTCCCATTCCCTCACGACCTCCGGAGGGAATGAGAAGAAGCCCGTCAATTCGATTGGCGAAGGACAAACAGAGACGCTGTCAGAAGGTGCAACACTGCCACCTCCAAGCACTTCGGTGCGCCGCACTTGCACGCGTTTGCCTGTATCCGCGCGAGAGGTCGTTGCGGGGTCGCGTACGCGCATAGCACGGGAAGGACTTCGATCCCGGGGATGCCCGAGCGGAAGATCTCGTGATGAATCTCGATCCCCGGAGCGATCCTTCTGCACTGCTCGAACAAGTGCGCTTGCTCGTCGGTGAACATTGGCAACTCCCTTCCTCATGACCGATGAGTGCCGTCAGCGCGCTTTGATCGTGGTCGGGTCAATGGGGACGAAGAGAGGTCCCGAGTAAGACACCTTCCCTTCGCCTTCGTGCGGGTGCCTCGGTTGGCGGTCTGCGACCTGGGGATGAGCGGGAGGCTTCCAGACACCGTCCTCGGTGTGCGCCTCGGAAGAGGCAGTGTTGGCGGAGGAGTAGGGCTGTTGCTGCGCCACCTGGCTCCCATCCGCTCGCTTGATTGCCGGGGCAGCAGCGGCTCGCGCGGCCATGGCACGCTGCGACGCCTGGAACGCGTCTGCCATCGAGATGACGTTACCCAGGGGAACTCCTGGGCGTGTTCCCGGGAGACTGTCTGCGGGCTTGGGAGCTGCCGGCTTCATCCGATAGCAAGTCGGACAAGACCTCTCGTTCATCCCGTGAGGGCAAAGCTGAATCGTGATGGGCATGGGGTTAGCCTCCTTCCGCGGAGGATAACCCGACTTCACTTCCTCCGCCCGCTACCGAACAAAGTGATGGTGCCCGTAGCTCCAAGGCGCGTCATACATCCCGACTGCACCGAGGAGGACACTGATCCCGATGAGCGCGAGGATCACGAGGAGGATGACTCTCGCTGGCACTGCGATGGGAGGAGGGAGCACTGCAACCACCAGCGTCACGATCCAATAGAGGAGCCCCAAGACCAGACAGAGCACCAGCAACCAGACGAAGAGCGCTACGAGGTCCATGGGGAAGACCCTACGACTCAAAGCTAGGACTACAAGCTGAGCCGATGTCGATTCATCCCCCGCTCTTCTTGTACGCCACCCGCGCGACCTCGGAGAAGAGCGCTTTGATGTTCTCCAGATCGATGGTCCTCTGCTCCATCGGGACAGAGTCCCGGATGTGGTACTTGATGGTGAGGGTTCTCGCTGCAACGGTCACTGAGCAAACTCCTCCCACCAGCCGGCTCACGAGTCTCACCGACTCCTTGATGACTGCGTGAACGAGGAAGCCCGCAACCATGGGATCCTCACCAACGCTGACCCCTTTGAGAATGACGATGTCGTGTTCGCTCATCCCGAGAGAGTGCCGTCAGCCAGCCTGTCCGCCACCAAGGCGCGGGTCGTAAGGGTTGGGGTTCGCTCCCTGACTCGCTGCCATGAGGTCAAGTCCATCAAGGAAGTCCTTTGCCGCGGTGAGCACTGCCGCTTCCCCGAAGGAACCTGCAACCGAAGCGCTGGCGATGAGAGGGGGTTGCTGCGAGCCGTTGAGGATTCGACCTCGGTACACCGCAGTCCACCCCACTGCGGTCGGTGACACCGCTGGTCCCGGGAACTCGCCTTGGTAGGGATGTCCCGCGTTGCTCAACTTCGTGGGCACACTCGTCAGCGCGAATTGCTTGTAGTCGCAACGAGCCACGAGGGCTGCGAGCTGCGCCGAGTTGGTGCGTGGGTCGAAGCCCATCAGAGGTGAAGAAGCTTCGCGAGCGCTCCACCGATTGCGAGCGCGACAGGGAGAAGCGCTCCCCCGATCTTCATGAGCCTGGCCCGCTTCCGCTTCGCTTCCTTCTCCAGCCCTCGCGCGTAGAGATCGATTGCCCCTTGGCGCTCCTGCGCAATGCGCTCCTTGTCCTGCGCAATGTGCTCCTTCTCCTGCGCCACAAGGGCCAACTTCTTCGCCTCATCCCGCTCGGTGACCATCGAGTGAAGTTCTGCACCGATGACCTCTTGGTCCAGCTCCAGCTCATTGAGCCGCTTGACCAGCTTCTCCGCTTCGCTTGTCGGAAGCCCTCCGGTGGCCGTCTTCTCCACGTTGGAGAGGTCGTACGTGCGCGGCATCGGTGAACCGGAACGCGGCGGGATAGAGCGCAGCACTTCGAGCTTCTTCACACGCTCAGTGACCGCATTGACTGCGGTGTTGGTCACGTCCTGCGAATGACGGATGGACTGAATCTCGGTCCGGGTCTCCTTTCGCAGTCCATCGATACTCTCCAGGATCTCCCGTTTGTCCGTGACCTGTTGACCCTGCATTCGTCTGAGAAGCTCTGCGGACGCAAGCCCATCGAGCTTCTGAAGGATCGTCTTCACATCCTCGGTCTTCACTTCGTCAGCCATCGTCTTCTCCGGCGGTGAGCTGCTACGTCTCAGGAACTCGGGATCAAGGTTCTGAATGTCATGGGGGTATGAGCGGTTCGGCATCTCGCAACCCGTATCTAGCATCACTGCTCTCCTTGATTCGAAAAGCGCTTTGCGAATGACTCCGGTTACGCGTGCTCTGCGTGGTTCTTGCTCATGTCTGCGTGATAGTGAGCTTCCCGCTCCATCCCGGCTGCGTCGTACGCCTTGCTCGCCTTGTCGTGCATGTCCGCGGCGCACTCGTGCAGCTCCTTCTCGGTCCGCGGCTCCTTCGGATCCTGTCCGTAGGCCGCGAGGTGAGCTTTCTTCGAGAGCTTCTCCGCGTCCTGCCCGACCATCTCCGCGTGCCCCTGGTCCCGCTGCGCGGCTACTGCCTTCTCGTCGTGGATCTTGGCTTTCTTGTCGTGGTCGGCTGCCTTCGTCTCGTTGCCGGCCTGACGATGCGCCTGGGCAGCCTGGTAGTGCGCGTTCGCCGCGCGGCTCTGGCTCTCCCAATCGTCCTTCGCCGCAGATGACGCTGCCTCCGCTTTCTTGGAGGAGTCCATCGCAGACTTCGAAACCGCGGCGTTGGAGGAGTAACCGGCACCGACCATGAAGCGGAACGTAACACGCCCCGCTGTTGGGTTCATCCCTTCGGATATGGGACCTTGTTCGCTGCGTCGACTCGTTCGACCTCATCCGCCGATGCGACTGCACTGGCGGGAGTCCACAAGACTTCGCGCATGAGGAAGTTCTCGAAGTCCTCCCGCGTCCTGGCGCCAGCGTCCATGTTGAGCGCGAAGTAGAACGCACCGGCTTGGGCGTAGAAAACGCGCTTGTACTCGGGGTTCACCCCCTTCTGTCCTTCGCTCGCGAGTTCGTCTGCCGTTCGCCTCATCAACGTTCGGCAGGTTCCCGGGGACCACTTCGGGCGCTTCGTGTCTTTCATCGCGGTGGACCCTGCATCTCCAAGACGTCATTCAGAACCGCGACCATCGCGCGGTCCCATGCGCATTCCTTGCTGTTCGCGTTCGGACGCAGGGAGAACCCGAGCGAGAAACCGTTATTGTCCCGCAACACACCGTCCTTCCCCAGCGTGTACGGTCCCAGCTCTCGAACCAACTTCCTTTGGGCCATGGTGCTCATGCCCAAAGAGTGCCGTTCACGGGCAGGGGGAAGAGGTCGCCCCTTCGTAACACTGGCGCGTGGCCACGTCGCAGCACCAAGTCCCGCTGCACATCGTGTTCGAACAGTCCGCGGCGAAGAGACACGTCACGTTCGTCGGTGGAACGCACGGGCTTTGCCCGCCATTTGAGGGTTGCCCGCTAATTCCGCGCGCTGCCCGGTAATTCGCGGATGCCGAACTTGGCCCACGCCTTGCCAGCTCGGCAACATTCGCCCCATGCCGAGCGAAGCGGACCGCGACGGGCAGTACCTCTTCACGCTTCTCAAGGCGATCAAAGCCGAGATAGATGCGATCTTGAAGGCGATCCTTACCGCCTGAGTGGCTTGCGAGCGCTGACGACATACTCGAACAACTCCTTTTTTGAAGTCCGCTTGCGGATCGTCTTGATCTCAACGTTCTTGAACCCAACCGACTCGAACATCGCGGCATAGATGCCCTCCACCGGCAACATGACATCGTAGAACTTCGAGTTCCCGACGATGTAGTGCACGGCCCCTCCGGGTGCGGTCACGGCGAAGAGTGACTCGCAGTGCCCGACCATGTCGTGAAAATACTTGGCGACGTAGCGGCCGAGCACTTTCGCTTTGGGGCCGGTGGCCGTGATAGCGCCGATGATCTCAGTGAAGCCCTTGTAGGGGATCTCCACAGGCGTGCTCGGTGTCCACTTCGCAACGTTGCTTGTGGCGCAGCCCCACGTGCCGCCGATGGCCAGCCAGTCAAGCTCACCTGCTGCACGGCCGTCCTCCAGGTAGCCTAGCCAGTACATGTACGGGCGAAGCTCGCGGATGTAGCTCATTCTGTTCGGGTACGGCGGCGAGGTGATCACGCACCCGTACGTGTTCGGTTTGAGAGCTGTCCGAAGGTCGCGGGCGTCGCACAAGACAGGCTTCGGTTCTACGAGAATGTCTGACCGCGCCGCTCCGGCGATGGCTTCGACGGCTTTAGACCAAGCCGTGGCCACGTCACGCTCGTCTTCGGCATCGGGTAACAGAGAGAGCGCGTCCTCTGGCTTCTTGAAGGACATCGACTGGTGGCCGAAGCTCACGTTTGCCCGTTCGATCATCGTCCGGCAGAACGCGATTCGCAGGAGGTCGCCCGTCGGCCCTTTCTCGGATCGAATGATCTCCATTCCACGAGCGAGGCTTGCGAGGGTGCGTCCGCTCCACCACTTCTCGATCTGATGAAGCGGCGGCGCCCACGGCGCATGCCCGTTTGCCCGGAGCATCGTCTTGCGAACGACGGCCGCCTTTTCGTTGAACGCTCTCACGTGCGATGCCGTGTAGGTCGCGGTCTTTGCCCTCGCGAGCCATAGCAGGAACGGGTTGATGTCCGTCGTGTCGCACGAAATACCGCGCTCTGCGCAAACAAGCGCCGTCGTTCCTGTGCCGCAGAATGGGTCGAGCACTTGATCGCCCTCCGCCAACTTGGTCTCAAGCAACTCGGCGACTAGATGTACGGAGTAAGCCGGGGTGAGTCGGAGCCACCCGTATCGGGTGGCCTTCAGGTTCCCCTTGAACGTGAGATGGGCGAGTGTCTTCCAGACCAGTGGAGGATCTACCAGATGTTCATCGCTTGGCTCACGCGCGTCTACTACCTCGACATCCCAACCGGCTACTCGGCGATGTCGAGCGAGTACCCGAAGATCGACGTCAAGGGGTTCGGTCACTTCTTCCTCGAAGCCGACACACTCTGACGAGGCTGTCGTCGCTTTCGGAACACCATGAAATAGGAGTGGTTCTTCCGTGCGTGGCGCTGCTTCAGCATCCGGCTTACGCCGGGCCGATTGGTCCGAACTAGCACGAAGCAGTCCTCAACCACGAACCCGTACCTTGCGTACTCGACGACCAGCTCCACGTGGGTTAGCCGTTGCTTGTTCGCGCAAACCTCGTCCTGGCACTTGACGATGAAGATGCCGTCATCCCGGAGCACTCGAAGCGCCTCGCGGCCGGCGCCGTAGTAAAGGTCGAGCACCGCTTCGTGGTACTTGAGGTTCGAGGCCGCTGCGTTGTTCTGGTAGTACCCCTCGAAGTTCTGGTGCCCATCATGGGCCGTGCCGCCAGGCGTGTGCATGTACGGCGGGTCGAGGACGACGCAATCGATCACCGCGTCCTTGTAGGGGAGCTTGCGACAATCCGTCCCTGACTTGAGATCGGTGGCCCGAACGTCGTACTGCGCCTTGGGGATGCCGCGCCAGAACGCCCCTTTGCCATGCGTGACGTCCGCTACGACGCTCTTCTCAGGCACGTAGAGGGCGAGGACCATCGGGAAGACGGCGGCGTTAGACCCTACGTGCGCGCTGAAGATGAGGTCGTTTGTAGCGACGCCAACCGGGGCTTTCCTGGGCTTCTTTCCCTTCCGCCGCACAAGCCGAACAGGCGGCGGTGGCTCGGCGACAAGCTTTAGGGCGGTGGCTCCTCGACGCTCGGTCATGATCGCCACGTCACCCTCTCGCCGCCCGCGCACAAGAGTGAAAGCGCCGGGGCCATCACTTTCCGTCCTTCGTGGTCGTCCGCTTTGCGGTCTCCCAGTACGCCGACTTGCACTTGGGGCAGATGCGCGGCTTCACGTCCTCGGCAGCCACGCCCCGAGGCAGGTTCTCCGCTCGTGGCCCTCGTGGGGACCACTCGTGCTCGCATCGTTCGCATCGGTACCCGGCTTTCTTCACGGTGATCGTCGCCATGTGAGTAAGAATACGCACATGGCCAAAGAGTGCCGTCTGCTCTCCGCAAGCGCCAGGGGGTTGGTTCGCACCCTTGGTCAGTGAGGGGAGGAAGGGATTGGCAAAGCGCTTTGCGAACCAACTCCTGCATCTCCTCCGTCGAAACGGATGACGATGTCCTCCACATCTCCGCTGCAAGTAGACGAAGGTAGCGCTGCCTCACGCGAATCGCCCGTCCGACGTGAGATCTCCGCCATTGAAGAAGTGAACCCGACTGAATCCCACGGAACTCCACCGTGCGCCCATCGCACTCACGTTCGATAGCCCGTGCCGCTGCGTAGATGGTCCCCGGAGAGGGAATGCACTGCACTGAGAACCGACGTGAGATCTCCGCCATTGAAGAAGTGAACCCGACTGAAGCGCTGGTTGCTCCCTGGTCTCGGATTGAACCGTGAGGGAGTTGGACCGACTCAGGGAAGTTGGAGCGCTTGAATCGCTTCATCGGTCCCAAGCCTCGCTGATGATGACCGGCTTCGCATCCGCGAGGTCCACGAGGAGGTTGCCGGCGAAGAAGTGCGGCTTGTACGGCTCCCACCTACGTCCCGTCCAGACCGGTGGATCTAGGTCAGAGGGATGATGCGCGATCGTGATGTCATACCGGCTCAAGTACCGGAGGACGAGCCCAGTGAAGTTCAGCCAGCGCGCTTGCGCTCCCTTCCCGTTGGGGCGGACGAAGAGGTAGGAGAGCCGTGTGGGACTTGGGGCAGTGACAAGGTAGTTCATACCCAAAGGAATGCCGCTACCGAGACATGACCCCCGCGATAGCAGACGGTTGCCCCGGGGTACCTGCCTGGTTGCCCTTCCCCGAGAGCCCCATCCACTCGCGCTTCTGTTCCCGGGCGAAGTACGCGGCCATGAGGATGTCCGCGGTGTGCTTGCTCGGGACGTAGTGAAGGCAGTCCCGGATGAAGCGCTCGATCTGCGGGCTCTGCTGACCACGGGGGGAGTTCGGGAGAACCCACGCCGCATTCTCCATCTCCGAGAAGAGCCCCGGCACGCCGTACTCGGGGTGAGCTTTCGCCCTTCCCGTCATGTGCGCCTTGATAGGCAAGCTCTTGTCCCTCTGGAGCGCGAACTGCTTGATCGCAATCTGCGCAGCGTTGCTCTCGACCCTGACCGTGCTGTTGAATGCCTTCTGCTTGTCGATGATCTTTTGGATGACGGTCGGACTGTCCCAACGTCCGATCTCGATGTCCAAGATGACGTTGATGCCGCCCGGTCTCGCCTCAAAGGTGAAGAACGCGGTCTCATCCGCCTTGTCGTGCTCTGCAAACGCGAGGTCCACCCCGGTAAACGTGAGGTAAGGGCCCTTGTAGACCGAGACGAGACCGTAGATGCCGAGGTCACGCGCCATCTTCAAGCAGCGGTCCACGAAAACTTGCTTGCACATGCTGCTCTCGTCATCGCGCACTAGGCAGCGGTAGTTGCGATTGAAGACAAGGGTGTTGAAGTTCAGCTCCCGCTTCGTGTTCTCAATCCACTCGATCGGGCGCTCCTCCGGCCAAAGGGGAACCGAGTTGTCAGGGTCGGGTTCGTGCGCGACGAGTCGGCAGCAGCGGTTGTTCGTGTTCGCCGGCTCTGCGGGACGGAGCATGTCGCTGTCCCAATACTTCCCGTAGTGCGGATGGGTCTCGATCTCCGTGGAGGCGTCGTCCCAGACCTCGATGTCACCGTAGATGTCCATGCGGATTGTCGCCCACCCGCGCTTGTCCCTGGCGTGATGAACCACGTCGTCAGGATGCCAGGGGGTGTTGATCATGATGACCTTGGAGCCGATGGGATCGAGACGGGAGAGAACCTGCCCGTTCAAGAGCCGAAGGACGTGGTCACGTGACTCGGGGGTGTACGTGTTCTCGTCACTGAGGATGTCGTCGACAATGACCCAGGCGAGACGAGAACCGACGATCGAAGGGCTGTCAATCCCGTACGCGGTGAGAGACGCATCCTTGATGCCGACTGACCTCTGCACGGTGATGCTTGTCTGCGTCCACTGCTCTCCGTCCCTCTGCGAAGGGATGAGGTGAGGGAAGACCATCCTCAGCTCGGGGGACTCAGTGATGTACCCGCGAACAAGCTGCACGAACTTCTTCGCCTGCCCCTCGGTCGCAGAGACAACTGCCCCTCGTGACTCGGGGTTCTGACCAAGGAAGAAGAGCGCAAGCCCAACCGCGATCCACGTCTTCGAGGAACCGACCGGACACATTGCGACAGAACGATCGTGCGCCATGAAGAACTCCAGGAGCACACGTTGATGCGCTGCAAGCTGGATGGGCTCACGCTTGTCGAAGCGACGCATCACGAACTCGAAGAACGTGAAGATGTCCTCCCTTGCCTTCATCGCGTCTGCGAAGACTTCATCCCGAAGGATGGAAGCGAGCGCTACATCCCCCGCTTCGAGCACTTGGGCTCCAGAAGTTGAGGAGTTTCGAAAAGCGCTTTTCGAATCAGGCTTGGGGGGAGAGGGTTCGGGCGCGCGCCTGCGTGCTGACTTCATCCCGAGAAGCTAGCACGCGGCTCCTAGGCGCCTCTAGGATGGTCTCAGCGAGACGTCACGGCGAAGAGGGGGCCGCTGGGTTGGACCTTCGCTACCTCCGAGGAGAGAGTGCCGTTTGGCAAAGCGCTTTGCGATTCACTCCGCTGCGTCAGGAACATCGTTGCCGTGAAGCCTGTCGTACTCCGCGGCTTTGAGAGCCCGCTCCTTCGCCCGGGTGATGTACTTCTGCGTCTGCTCGGGGGTGAGGTTGGCGATGACACCCTGGAGGTTCGCCGACACCGTGACGTCCATGTTGATCTGGATGGGGGCAGAAGTGCCCTGGAGCTGGATGAGGATCGACTCGTAGCGCGCGAGGGCAGAGTGCTTCGCAGCCGCGCTCATCTTCGGGATGTCCGCTGCGAACTCGGAGTGAACGTCGGTGATGTTCCTCTGGATGCGCCTCTGAGCCTGGATGCGGTTCGTCTCCGACTCCGCTGCACCCGCGAGCTTCCACCGTTCGAGGATGCGGTGACGGAGGATGCGGGTGCGCAGTGTCTTGAGTCCTAGCTCCTGCGCACAGAGGGATTCGATCTGCCTCTCGGAACAAGCAGAGAGCATCAGCTTCTCGATGAAGACCTCGTGCTTGAAGACCTCCCGCTTTGCCCATCGGATGATCTGCTTTCCGTTGGGATGCGTGATGTAAGGCTTCTCGATGGTGTCTGCTCTCTTACCCATGGTTTTCCAATTCTAACTCAGAACCTTCAGAGAAGGTAATTACACGTGCAGAGTGCAGGTTACTTCGTTCCCCATCCCTGCTGTATCTTTCGCACGAGCGTCGAGAGGTCGTCCCCCTCTTCCTTGAGAAGACGATCCGCGATTCGTTGAGCAGGGACGCATCTGCCGGATTCGGGTGCCAGGGGGAACTCGCTTCGTGCTGGGGTAGAGTTCGCCGCCGCAGTTGCACTTGTCGGAGACCGCGTTGAGCGTGAGGGAGTCGCAGTGGATGCACAACGCGATGTCGATGGGGGCATTCATCGATGAAACTTGAGATACCCGTAGATCTGAAGCAAGAGGAAGACAGCTAGGACAACCATCTTGGTGCAGAAGAGAAGCTCCCGGGTCATGTGGCTTCTTCCCAAGTGTCCGCGCACTTCGAGCACTGGAGCTTCTGTACCTCCATGAAGAGCCGGGTCAGCAGCTCCGAAAGAAGGTCCTGGGTGACGTTGTAATGGCCCCGCTCGGTGAAGGTGAGGGAAGAGTCATCCGGCTCCCTGAAAACGCGTCCTAGGGCTGTCTGGGAGGCGCGGAGGAGGTCGTATTGGGCCAGGAGCTTCCTCACCTCCTGCTTCGTCCGGTCCTTCTGGGTCGGGGGTGGTTTGTGCAGGGGGGTAGCGGTGACCTCGGATCGCTTCCTCATCACGGTTCATCCTTGTGCGGGTCGTAGATGCGCTCCCCTTGGAAGTGGAAAGCTTCGTCCAGCTCGTGCCGGAGCACTTCGAGAATCGAACAATGAACCGCGTAGCTAAAGTAAGTGGGTTCGCGGTCAGCCACGTACCTGTCCACCAGGAAGATGCGGCGAATCGTGGTCGGTCTCTTCGTGACCCGATCGCAGACGTGGAGGACCACTTCCCACTTGTAATGCTGCTGAAAGGAGTCGTAGAGCGACACCAACTCGACATGCACGGGGAAGTTGTGAAGGCTGAACCGAGGTCCGTTGGGGAAGCTCAGCTCCACGTTCCAGAACGTCTCCTCCCTGACTAGGATCGTTGCTGCACCAAACTTGACCTCGGTTCTGTCGTTCACTGCGGGATACCCAAGTCAGCTTCGAGCTGTCGCTTGGCGTTGGTGAACATCTCCAACACCGTCGCCACCTCCTCGGATCCGATGCTCCCCGGGGACTTCCCCTGCATCAGACCGAGGAGCGCCGCGTTGACGACCTGGAGAGGGGCAGAGCATGTGGCACTGAGCCCTTGCTTGAAGAGCGCCAAGAGGACGCCTGCTTTGCGCCACTCCTTCTTCTCGGTGAGGTCGTTGAACGCGCTGAGCGCTTGGTCGACGAACGCAAGGGAGTCCTTGGTCAGCCGTCGCTCCTCCCGAGCGATGACCGCTTCCACAAGAATCTCTGCTTCACCGGCTACATCGATCCACGAAGGCTGATCCTGCGTGTTCGCGTGCTCCCGAACGAGAGCAGTGACTACCGAGATGAGAAGCTGCTCGCGAAACTGATCCGACACTTGAGTGGGCATGAGGGAATCCTCCTACCCACCCGAGTGCCGTCCTTTCGAAAAGCGCTTTTCGAATCAGGCCGCGAGCTGGAGGAACGTTCCGACCGCTCCGGGGAGCCCCGCGACTCCCGCAGCTCCGACCTTGGCGCCACCGACACCCCCTGCGACCGAGTAGGTGCCCGTGCCCAAGTAGGTGCGCGCCACCGTGATGAGGTCGCCTGCGCCGCCGCCAGCACCCCCACCCGCGTTGTTGCCGGGCGAGAAGCCAGCTCCGCCGAGTCCCCCGTTGCAGTGGATGACGCCGTTGTTGATGAGCAAGTAGGCCGCGATGACCATCACGCCTGCGCCCGACCCACCGCCACCGCCGCCACCGTCTGCGTTGTCGGAAGCGCCACCGCCACCGCCCGACCCACCCTTGAGCGTGAAGGTGGTGCCGGCACCGCTGATGACCCAGCCGTTGACCGCCGCAGAGAGGGTGCGGAAGTTACCGTCCGCGGCTGCCATCGCGCTCCACGTGCCGGCTGCACCACCGAGGTGCGTGCCGTCCCCTCCACCGACACCGCCGATGCCAGTGCCACCCGGGAAGCCCGTGTTGGCCGTCTGAGCCGCGCCAGCCGCTCCGACACCCGCAGACCCACCCGCTCCTCCGGCGCTACCTCCACCGAGAGAACCGGCTGCGACTGCGCCACCCGCTGCGCCGCCCGCTCCCGCGGAACCGATGAGTCCCGGGTTGCCGCCGTTGTGGATGGTCCCGTTGTTCGTGAGAGACACCGAGGCGAAGATCCGGAAGCCCGCGCCGATGATGATCGCACCCGCTGCCACTACGGCAGTCTTCACAAAGATGTCCTTCGTGAGGGTGTACGCCTTCGTGGAAGGGACGAGACCGAGGACGGTTGCGACACCGTCAAACACGACGGCTCCATCCGACCCATCGCCGAACTCCGCGTTGCCCTCGCCCGAACCGAACGATGCAGCCAGTGCTGCGATCATCATCTCGTTGCAGATCCGCTCATCTGCTCCGTTCGCACGCAACTTGGTGACGACCAACTGCGCAGCGGACACGATGGGATCCGACGTCGATGCAACCTGCCCACCGGCACCAAGCACCAATGCAAGGGTTGCAGAGTCGGAGATCTTCTCTCCAGCTCGAAGCACCAGGGGACCAGACGCCCCACCACCGATTGCAACTTGGTTGATGAGGTACGCAGGAAGGAGCGCGAGGACTGCCATGGGGTAGCTTCTCCGTTGGTTGAGTTACCGGAGAAGCCTACCCCAGAGTGAGGGGGGATGAAAGAATAGTGGCGGACCAGCACGTTACCGTTCGCTGTCCGCCCGTCCCGTTGCCTTTCCGAGGACACGTCGCGACGTGTTACCTCAGCGCGGTATTGCTTAGGGGACCGTACGTGATTGCTGCGCCTAGGATGCCTTAGGACGCACTCAAGGGAAGGGGATGGACTCGGAGCTGGAAGAGGGGTCGAAAGGCGCAGGAGAGGGCTTCAGGACACTCAGAATGAGCTTCGTGAGAACCGTTCTGGTCTCGACGATCCGGAGCAAGACCGAAACGGGTACCTCGTACCCGAAGTGAAGGATGATCTCTTGGTCTTCCAGCGCTCGCTGGTAATTGCGAGAAGCAGCCTGAAGTTCGGTGATCATGACGCCTCCTTCGCTGCGTTCTTGAGGACTGCCAGCATGTTCTCCATGCCTTCGATCTTGCCCTTGACGAACTGCACTGCCTCTACTTGCTCAGGTGAGAGCGAGCCGGCAGGACGTTCTGTCATGGTCAACGCCTTCACCTGAGCATCCAGATTCTTGATGATGGGCTTCAGAGCTGAGCGGAGGATTGTTCGCTCCTCCCTCGCAATCGAACCATCGTCGGAGTGAACAACGGGACGCTTCGATGCGACGAGGAGGATCCCGCCCGCAGCGCACTCCGGACAAACCCTCTTGCCCGCGAGCTTCTTGCTGGGACCCCCAACCACGACTGCAAGAGTCCCCTTCCGGTACTCCTTCCCACACTGACACTTGGTCATGACGCCCTCCCTGCTTCACGAGTGGACATAGCCGTCCCTTTCGACCCCGACGTACATGGCCGTGGATGTAGAGCTGACGATGATGGACGAGAGCCGGCAGATGCCACGACCGGGTACCTGCGAAGTCCTAGGGAACGACGGAAAGCCACTGTTCGAGTTGTACTTCGACGGTGGGACGGAGCGGAAGCTCCAGGTTCGCCACCTCCAAAAGAGCGCATGCGTCGTACACGCTGACTGGCAATTCGCGCGCTCATCCTAGTAGCCCAAGCTGGAGACCTCGCAGCCGCTCCCTAGCCAGCTCCGCGTACTCCTCCTTTACCTCGATACCGATGCAGGAACGATCCGTCTCAAGGCACGCGACGCCGAGAGCGCCGGAGCCGAAGAACGGGTCCAGCACAAGACCGCTCTTCGGACTGCCTGCGAGGACGCATGGCCGGACGAGTGACGGCGGGAACACGGCGAAATGCGCCCCTGCGTACGGCTCCGTGTTGACCTCCCACACCGAGCGACGCATGCGCGTAGAGCGCCCGTCCTTCGTGGGCTGCCGGACCGACTCCGTGTCGTAGTAGTAGTCCTGCGACTTGGAGAGCAGAAAGATGTACTCGTGCGACTGGGTCGGACGATCCTTCACCGATTCGGGCTGGCAGTTGGGCTTGTACCAGATGATGTCCGACCGCAAGAACCACCCGTCCGCCTGGAGAGCGAACGCCAGGCGCCACGGCACGCCGATCAGATCCTTCGGCTTCAACCCCTTTGGGGTTGGGGCACGGTAGCTCATCCCGCGCGCCGGGTTCTTTTTGTCCGGGTCGCGCCACGTGCGGTTGCCGCTCGTGTAGCTGTCTCCGATGTTGAGCCAGAGGGTACCGTCGTCACGCAACGTGCGCCGCACCTCACGGAACACTTGCACGAGCGAAGCAATGTAGGCGTCCACGGTGTCCTCTGCGCCGATCTGCGTCTTGTGCCCGTAGTCGCGGAGTCCCCAGTACGGGGGGCTCGTTACGCAACAGTTGAACATCCCGGCAGAGAGCCGCTGCAACTCGTCGCGCGTGTCGCCCACGATCAACTTCACCGCCGCGCCGTGGCTCGCCTTCGATGTTCGAGCAACCATCAGTGCCTCGTAGCGCACAGGCGGCCCGTGAGGGGAAGAGCCAACGACCGGAGAGCCTGGAGCTGCGCGATGTTCATCTTCGTATCCTCCTGCCCCGGAAGCGCTCCGTTTCTCTCGGAGAGCGGCGGGGACAAGAGAGACTATAAACCTTCTGCGAAGCTTCGCAAGTTCTTTTCTTACTTTTTCTTGGAGGGCTTCTTTTCCCCTGGAAACTCGTAGATGCGGATGCCGGGAACGGAGCGAACCTCCCCGGTTCGAAAAGCGCTTTTCGAATCCTCCTTGAGGTCGAGGGGGTGACGAAGCGCGCCCCACTTCGAGTGGTACCAGAAGCTCATCATGGCATTGTAAGCGACCGCGACGAGATGCCAGCGCACGTCTCCGTCAAAGTGATCGTACCCCTCGTTCATCTGGTACTGCCGGAGGTGTTCGTAGATGTGATTGACGGGATCCTTATCTCCGAGGAGACGTGCTCCGGTGTATTGCGACCAGCTCCCGTACTTTTCCGACGCGTACGATCCGATCTTCGCGAGCGCCAGAAGGAAGTCCGGGTTCACCGCATCGTAACGGAAGTCGACCGGGACCCGCTTCACTTCGGGAGAAGAGGATCCCGATGTGCGTGCTGAAGCGCGAACTTCGCGATGTGGTTGCGCACCATCCCCGTGTTGCAGGGGAGGGGTCCGTACGTCTCCCCGCACGTCTCGCACGTCACCTTCCACACCTGGCTGTCGCTCGGGGTCAGTCCTCTTGTCGTGTGCTCGCCTCTGACGTGCTGAGCCCACCGTGGTCGATACTCTTGCCATGACCTCTCCTCACTCATGCTGCCTCTTCGTTCATCATCTTCCAGAGCTGCCGACCAATCGACAGACCCATCATGTACTCGTCCTCTCCGGCTCCCGCTGCCTGAAGTGCTGACTCGGGATCTAGTCCATCCGTGCTGACGGAAACAGCGACCTTCTTCATCAGGAGGTCGTAGAGCGCTTCCTGGAGTGTCTCCTCGTAGATCGGGAAGAAGATCCGTGTGTCCTTCTTCTGCCCGATACGATCCACCCGCCCGACCGCTTGGCGGTAGGTGATGGGGTTGCACGCCGGGTTCTCGTGCCAGATCTCCGTGGCGAAGTAGACCAAGTTGTTGAGCCCCGTCTGGATAGCGACAGGGTTCGCGCACATCACCCGCGCTCCCTTCCGGATGACCTCGCGATCGATCCAATCCTGGCGCTTCGCTGTCGGGACCTTGTCCGCGAAGAGGATAGGAACGTCCTCCCCGATGTGTTCGGAGATGAGCCGCTGAAGTCGCGGGAGGAGCGAGAGGTGCCAAGAGAACACCATCACGTTCCTTCCCTCGTCCAGCTCGCTCTGCACCTTGTCGAGGATCCATCGCTCCTTTGGGAGCACGGGGGTGAGCGGGAGAGGGGGAACGCTTGCCACAATGGCTCCACCCACCGACTCCGGGTAGCGAATCTCAAACCCCTCGTGCGCCCGGTCCAAGTAGGACGGTAGCTCTGCAAGCTGACCCCAGAGCTTCCCCGCAAGTCCTTCCACGTAACGGTCTGCCTTGATCTGCGTCACCAGAGCATCCTTGAGCTGGTCGTAGAACTGGTGCTGCTTGATTGTCGGCTTCACGCGGAACCTCTCCTGACGCAGGGGAGGGAGATCGATCGCCAAGTCCGTCTTGTGGAGCGTGACGGAGATGGGGAGAAGGTGGCGCAGGAGGAAGAGCGGGAGGAGCCCGGGAGCATTGCCGACAACCCGCTCTGAGCGGACCACTCGATCCGACTGCGAACCGAACTCGACCACTTGTTTGGTCTCCTTGTCCCGGTCCTCCACGATTCGCTTGCGATACCCGTAGCGGTCGATGAACCGCTGGCGCTCGTTGCGATCGAACTCCGAACGAAACGCGGGGGAGAGCGCCCAGAGGTTCGTGAACAAGCTCTCTGCGTACCCGTTCATGATCGTCCCGGTCATCAAGATCGTGGGGAGCCCGAGTGCGGTGAGACGGTGGGCAGCGAAGCTCTGCGCGCTGGAGTCAGAGCTGTACTCGTGTCCTTCGTCGAGCACGAGGAAGTCGAACAGCTCCGGGTGGTACTTCGTGATGTAGGAAGAGAGCGCAACACGTCTCGGGGTCGGAACTGCCTGGAAGAGGAACTCCCCGCACGGCTCACCATCCTCGAAGGTGGAGAAAACCCGAATCCCAATGAACGCTGCACGTGCTGCTTCGAGAGACCCGCGCTTGCACTTCGAGTGCAGCATCAGCTCCCCCGATGCCCAGGAGACATCGATCGAACCTGCCTTTGCCTTCCCCTCCTTCGAATCCTGCACTCGCTGTTCGAACGCGTGCCAAACGTCACCGCCGTAGCTCTTGGGCTTCTCAGCTTCCTTCACTTCCTTGATGAACTGCGCTACCCGCGGATCGCCAGGAGGAAGCAAGAGGAGCAAGTCCTGCTCGAAGTGGGTCCATGAGTTGTTGTTCGCAGCGACGATTGCCGCTGTCTTCAACGTGCGCTCCTCGTCTCCCGCTGCATGGAGGATGACCACGATCGCATTCTCGACCTTGGTACGCGTCTCGCTGTCGAGAGACTGCGGGAGAAGCATGAGAAGCTCCACGAGCGCGTCATCCAGCTCCCCGAGGGTGAGCCCTCGGAATTGCGGCCGCTTCTCCATCGAGTCGTAGGCATTCGCGCGCTGCTTGTCGAAGAACCCACCGAAGTATGCAGCCACGTCCCCCGAGAACGGGAGGAGCCGATAGCCAAGTCGGATGGAGATCTCTGCGAGCTTGTTGGAGGGTGTCTTGGGGATGTGCTCGCAGCGCTCCCGCTTCTTCGCAAGATCCTCGGGGTCGAAGGGAAGGGATGACCCGCACTTCGGGCAAGTTCCCCCAACTCCTTCCCGGGAGTGCGATAGCTTCGCTGTCTCGCGTGTGAGGAGCGTGACGATCGTGCGCTTGGTCGTCCCCCTCCGCTGCTTCCTCGAAACGAGCGCGTCCACGTCCTCCACATTGTTGAGGACGACCACCTCTGCGTGCGGGAGCACTGCCGCGCACTCGTTCGTCCACGAGGTCAAGAGGTGAGGTGGGCACATGATGAGGATGCGCTTCGCCTTGATGGTCTCTGCTGCCATTGCTGCGACCGTGCTCTTGCCTACCCCAATCTCCCCCAGGAGGATCGCTGCCTTCCCCCTTCGCTTCCTCTTCGTCGATGATGGTCCTCCGAGAAGCTTCACCAGCGCTCGAACCGCGTGCGCTTGGGCGTTGAAGAGCTTCCTGGGTGTCTCCGGGATGGGGATGGAGTCCGCGTCCCTTCTCGGGTCGTAGAGCACCGGGCACTGCACCCCCATCACCCCCGTCATCGAGTCCCCATAGTGCTCGATGAGGTCTGCCACGCTCATCGTCTCGACCTTGGGGATACCCTTACAGGGCTCCACACCACTCTTGAGCACGTGGTAGCGGAACGTTGAGAGGTCGAGCACGGTGGTGACCAGCTTCGGCTGCTGAACCTGAACGAGACCCTTGGTGTTCCCGTTCTTGTCCTTCTTCTCCTCCACCGTCCGGTACTCCTTGTCAAAGCACCCCTTCACGAGGAGAGCCGGGAGTGCCCTTCTTTCGCGGTAGGATGGCTTCAGACGGGCTCCGTTGAAGATGCCTGATGCGATGCCTGCCGCGATGTGCGCGGGTCTAGGAGGGGTCGCTACGGGGTACTGGCGCAGGAGCATCTCTTGGACCGGGAGATCGGGAACGATCCCCGGGATGGGGATGAGCGCTCCATTCCGAGCTGACTGCATCCATGGGCGCACCTTCTTCGTGAGCGCCGTGATGTCGACCGGGCGGATGATCCACTCCTCCAACCCATCGTGGTACCGCGGGGAAGAAGGGACCTCCCAGAGCGGCTCCGGGATCGCTGGGAGCTTCTGGATTCGCTCCGGGTCCTCCGCCCACGTGAGCACGTCTTGGCGCAGCTTCTTGTTGCTCTCCCCGAATAGTCCACTTCCCTTCTGCCCGACCAAGACAACTTGCTTGAACGCCTCAAAGTCGGAGCCCGGGAACTTGTAGCAGTGCAGCTCAGAGAATCGTGAGGCGAAGAAGTCCGCCGATGCCTTGAGGGAGTAGTACGGAACCACGTAGAAGAGAATCCCACCATCCTTGAGGGTGTCGGTGAACCTCTCCAGGAACTTGTGCTCCAACCGTCCGTAGACCGGGTGCGTGTCGTAGGGAGGGTTCAGGTAGAGAACAGAGACCCCCTCATTGCTCCCCTTCTTGAACGTGACCCGGAATGCGTCTCCGTGGAGAACGTTCTTCCAGCACCCGACTCCTCTGAGTGTCTTCTCAAGCGCTTCGTAGCGCGTGAACTCCATCTCACACACGAAGATGTTCGGACTGCGCTTGCAGAGGTACTTCGCCAGCTCCACGACCGCATGACCCTCCCCCGCGCAGGGATCAAGAATCGATGTCTCAGCACCTTCCTCTCTCCTGGGAGAGAGCAGACGTGCGATGCGCGGGAGGAGATGCAGTGGTGTCGGGAAGAACCCGGCAAATGCCTGCGATTCAGGACGCGCCATGAGTAGCCTCGAAGAAGTAGGTGGTTTGCTCTGCGAGAAGGGTCTCAATCTGCTCGTGGTTCGCCTTGAACGCGACACCCTTCGCGAAGCACCCAACGTCGTCCGTGTCCTGCGAGAACTTGAACGACTTGTTCACCCCGAAGTCCTCGCTGTACCTCCCGTCCCACGCGAACGATGCGAGTCCTTGCCCGAGACTGGCGCAGAAGAGCTGGAGGTAGAACCGTTCGTCCATGACGATTGGACAACGCGTGCGCCGGTCGAGATATACCGCGAAGAGAGCGGCAAGAGGCACGAGAGCAGTGAGCTGTTCATGCTCGATACCCTTGAACCCAAGACCTCGCACGTGCATCACCGCGGGAGTGGGATCGATCGTCTGCTCTGCTGCCCACGTGGAGGAGGGGAGGACGATGAACTTGGCGCCCCATGGGTCGACCATCCCCGGGTCGAGCATGAATAGCTCCGAGAGCCGCACGGTGAGGATCGATCCCTCTGCTTCCCGCTGCCACGTGTACTCGTAATCGACTGACCGCAGGAACTCCATCCGGTCTGTCTTCTTCCGGTAGGAGTTCCTGCCCGCGTTGATGATGTTCGCCTTCCTCCCCATTCGCAGGTTCGCCTGGAAGGGACGCATCTCCTGGTCCGAACCCGCGAACACCGCAAGCACCGGGCGCGTGTCGTCAGTGATGGTCTCCCCCCAGAGTGTGTCCGCTTCAATCGTCGCAAGACAGACTGCGCGGAACGATCGCCCCTTTCGCGCCGAGTTCTCTGGGGGAACAATGATGACCTCGCGCATCAGCGCTTCTCAGAGAAGAGTGCCCACGTACGCGGGAATTGTGCAGAGATGATCTCCCCCACTACATTCGCGTACTGACGGATCTCCCACTGAGCTTTCTCGTCCATCCGGAGCGTGAGGAACGCGAGCCAGTTGCGCAGGTTCGCGCTCGCGCGCATCCGCGAGTAGCGACCCACGGGAAGGTGGACGCGGGCTAGCTCCTTCGGGACGCCCCACTTGAGGAACTCCTCATATGCACGCTGCTGGTCCCCGTAGAGGAGCGACAGCGCATGACGCACCGCCCCAGCCTTCGGCTCAGTCATCTCCTCCGAGCCCTTTACCGTCCCCGCCTGCTTGTTCGTCTTCGAATTGAGCATCAACCTCTCAACACTCGGGATGTAGTTCACGTCCGGTAGCGGCATGTAGCGACTGCTCATCTCGTTGTAGCTGTTGTGGACCACTAGCCCGTTGGCGACGAAGTTGTGGTGCGGCCCGTCGACCTCGATGTCGTAGGTAGGCGCGTCGCCGACTTCGCGGACCTCGACGACGCGCTCCCACCGTACGCCTCGGCGAGTCATCCCCTCCCGTGAGGGCTGCTCCGCAGCGCTCTTGTTCTTGTGGCATCGCGGGCAGATGGGGCGGAGGTTCGTCGCGTCGAGCGCCCGCAACAGGTCCGCCGACACCGGCACGACGTGGTCGAGTTCGAGGATCGAGAACTTGAACTCCGTCTCGCAGAGATAACAAAAGTCCGTCGGCTGCCGAATGAGGCGAGCCCTCATCATCGATGTCCACACGCCGATGCCGGCCCGGAGCGCCGGAGGGAGCGGTCGCTCACGCGTAGCGACGACGCCGATGCGAGCAAGCGAATCGCCGACGCGAAGCTCCTTGAGCTTCTTCCAGCCGTCGCGCGTGAAGAACGGGTGCTCAGCGCTCGCCTCGACGGTGCGCCCGGTCTCAGTCTTCACGCAGAAGACGGGCTTCGTGCCCGACTCCCAAACGTCGGCCATCGGCGCTGTCTCGAACTCTCCCGTCGTCTCGTTGAGCACGCGGAGAGCGCGCGCCTGGCAGTTGGGCAGAACACGCTTGCGCCACGGGACCACCCGCCGCGCCTCTCGTCTGACGGGCGTGCCACCCCGGCTCGTCCCGTTCCTCGTTCGCGGTTGCGTGTCTTCGACACCACCGTACTTGAGGTCGAAGATGTTCTTGATGCTGCGCTGATAGGTCGTGCCATTCGGCGAGACGCAAGCGATCATCGTCTCGCCGACGAGGCATTGCGTTCGGTGCCGGTGCCACTCCCGGAAGACGAAGATGGGCGCCTGCACCTCGATCGTCATCCCCGCCATCTCGAATGGCGTCGCGTGCTTGTTCTCCCAGAGGTAGCGAAGGAGCTTCTCGTCACCGGGGCTCGTCGTGAACTTCGTGGGTGAGCCGCACTCGCGATGATCAAGCGCGTTGGCTTCAGTGACCTCCCGACCACACTGGCAAACGGTGCTCGGCCCCCACCCTAGGAAACCCTTGCCCGTCGACATGCGCGCCGCCTCCACGATGCGCTCGTCACTCCCCCAGCTCTCCACTAGTCCCAAGTAGCCGTGATCAAGAACCGAATAATTCACCATTGTCATGAGAGTTGCTCCGGGGGTAGGGACGGCTTGCGTTTGAAGTGACCGTGACGATGCCAGCGAACTCGGAAGCGCCTCATGGGGTCCTTCGTTCCTCCAACGATATTCACGGACCAGTAAGGGAGTCTCTTGATCGCCTCAAGTGCAACTCGCATCCAGTTAGGTGTGGGGATCTCCCTGGGGATCTGGAAGTCGACCGCACCCGCGTTGTGGATCTGCTTGCGATAGTTCCAGAGGAGCCAAGCCCCGGCTCCACCCCCGAACTGCTCCACCCAGAAGTCCAGGCGATGATCGATCCCCTTCTCCTGGTCGAAGACCCGGAGCTGTTCCTGGAACGTCTTGGAGAGGAAGCCGCGCATCAGTCGTGCTCCGGTTCCTCGGGTAGCGGGTCAGCGACACTCACCTTCGGCTGCACACCCACCACGTTCGCGTAGAGAGTCCTGATGTTCTTGATCTCGTCCTCCAGACGCAGCAACCGGATCCGCAGCAGTTGCTTCTCCCGCTCGTTGTCCACGAGGATGCCCCGGTACATCTCCACGAGCGCAGCAGCCGCGTTGTGAGCCGCGTTGGAGGTCAAGCCTGGGTTCTGCGGGGGAAGGTCTGCCATGGTCGGTCTCCATTCGAAAAGCGCTTTTCGAATCGCGCCTTACCCCTGGAATGCCGTCTCGGGAGGTGCCTGCTGGGGGAGATCGTTCTTGTGGAATGCCTCCAAAGCCATGCCCTGCGTCCGCAGTGTGGCTACGAGGAGGAGTGCGAGGGTCGGAGGGGGGATCTTCATCTCCGCCCCGATCTTCACGACCTCTGCGAGCGCTCCGGTGAGCGCCTGCTGGACCGCAGCGAAGAACGCTGCCTCCCCCTCCTGAAGCTCGATGAACGAGGACTCGACTGCGACGAGATGGTGCTGCCCATCGATCTGGAGAACAGGACCCTTCACTTGCTGGTTGTTGATGGGGGAAGTGAACTTCTTCGTAGTCCCATCGAAGAAGTCGGTGACCCTCCCGATGAACTTCGCCGGCACATAGAGCACGAACTTGCCCAGGAGCGACTGCGGATCCCACTTCGTCTCTTCGGTCATGTCTTCTTCTCCTTCGGTTTCGTGAACATTCTCTCGATCGCTTCACGTTCCCCTGGCTGCGCAATGGGGACCGCGTGAGGGTCGTACTCCAGGTTGATCGCTGGCTGCCACTTCCAGTCCGGATCAAGCATGTCCGCGGCTGCATCGGGATCGGCGGTGCGAATTGCCGTGCGCTCCTCGGGAGACCGCTCGGTGTACTCCATTCCCCGCACCCATCCCGTTCGGTAGGTCTCCCGTGCGTGCTCGATCGCGAACGTCACCCACTCCAGACGTGTGGCTGCGGGGTGCTCGTTGGCAAACGCTAGGACGATCTCATTGAGCCTGCGTGGAGGGTGTGGCCCCTCGTAGTACCGCGCCTGAAGTGATTCTCGGACCTTCCGCCACCATCGGGCGAAAGGGGTCAGAGCCACTTCCGCACCTTCCGCTCCAAGTTCTCCGGCTTCTCGTGCATCTGGAGAATGAGTCGGTTGTCCTCGGGTGAGAAGAGGTCAGTGGCAAAGCGCTCAGACTTCGTCTCCCGTCCCTTCATCCACGAGGGGTTCTGAGTCGAACCTCGCTCCTGCCGGCGCTCTGCGAGGAGCTGCGCAGATGCGATGCAGTGAATCACCCGCTGGTGGACGGGTTGAGACTGGAAGAACTCGATCGTGCGCTTGTCGCTGAAGCGATCCCCATCGAAGATCGTCAGCTCGAAGTTGATGAGGTTCGCCTTCCAGAAGTCGAGCGCCAGCTGAAACCCGTTGTACGGAACCGTGTCGGCTCCATCAAACGTTCCACCCGTATAGTGCCCCGCTGCGCAGACCTTCTGCCCGTTCCCGATCGTCCACTTCGGTCGAACGTTGAAGTAGTTGTCCGCTTCCAGGAGTCGACGAACCAGGGTGGTCTTCCCGCATCCAGGCGCACCGACAACGTAGAGGATCATGTTCATCCCCCGAGAGTGCCGTCAGAAGCCCAACGCTGTCATCACCGCTCGACAGACCAGAGGAGCGTGCCGAACCCCGTTCCCTCGTTGAGGCTTGACCAACACTGACCCGAACCGTCCAGTGAGTTCCATGACCATCGCATCATCGTCAGGACGACCTGCGGGTCTCCACCCCTGCGCGATTCCCCCCTCCTCCATGATCTCGATCAACCCACCCGAGAGTGACGTGAAGTTGCGGCGCCACGCCTCATACTTCGGGAGCACCTCAAGCTCCTTGGCGGTCTTCTGCACCACCCGGTCAGAACCCGCGTAGTACCACTCAGGATAGCCAGGCATGGGATAGGCGTACGCCATGACGAACCGCCCGCGCGTGAGGGAGATGGTCATGCGCTTGCAGAACTCCGCGTTGACCAAGTCCTCGTGGAAGCGAAGCCTCACCTTCCGATGCCAACCCCAGACGTAGTGGTGAAGCCGCTCCCCGAATCCGTGCGTGACCACGACCTTCTTTGCGCGTGGTGCTGAGTACGTGAGCCGCTTCATCGCGAACATCTTCCTGGTCATGGCCACGAACGCCTGCGCGTTGAAGTTCATCGCAGGGAAGGTGGAGCGCCGGAGAGGTCCCACCTGAGCCTCGATCCCGCCCTTCAACCCGTTGGGAGCTGACTTCGTGCAGAACCAGTAGCCCGACGTCTCGACCATCCCGGGTACCCTCCACGGAGGACTGGCTACCCAATTCTTCCAGACGTTGTAGGCAATGGTGTCGAGTGGGTCTCCCGAAGGATAGATACAGCCCGTGCTGGCGCTCCACGCGTTGATGTTGGTCTCTGCATCGTTCCACGTGAAGGGAACCTTCCGCTGGAGGAGCTGCCACGCGAGAAGGGAACCGACTACCCCCATGCCCTGAAGGTGAATCACATCTGCTCCCAAGGGAGGATGATTCGCCCCGTGTTCTTGTAGACGCTCTTCCGCTCCTTCCGAACCCCGTTCCACCCTTGGCGCTCACCGCGCACTGACTCGGTGAAGACGTCTCGGGAGAGCCAGAGAGGACTGTTCGGAGGCAGATTACTCATCATCCCGTCGATGTCGTGCCCCACGTAGTACCCGCCCTTGCAGAGCGAGTTGAAGTCGCAGAGCGCCGTCTCCAACTGGTCGAGACCCGAGAAGGGAACACCCTCCGCCACGTAGCGATCGAGAAGCGCGCACTGAAGTCCTATGTCCGTTGCGCACTGCTTCCAGTCCTTGCCAGTGAGCCGAACCATCCCCGGGATAGGTCCCGCTGTCGCGCTCCCTCCTCCGACTCCGAGATCGGGCGCAGTGATGTCGTAGTTGTGAACGTTCTTGAGAAGGTCAGCCCACTTGTAGCTCGCCCACGGTCCTGCGTTCTTCACCATCATCAGCTCAACCTGAATGTTGTTCCATCCAAAAGCCCAGAGGTGCCCTCCTGCGACTCGTTCAATCCACCCGTGAAGAGTTCCCCCGCAAGTAGCAGCACGGTTCAGGACGTCGTTGATGAACGCAGCCGCGTTGACGTTCCCCCTGAACCCTCTTCGCTCCGTTCCCGTGGAGAGTCCCTTCACGAACTGCTCACGGATCTTCTGAGGGAATCGGAAAAGGGTCCACATCTTCTCCGATGACCCGAGGTGGTACCAAGTCACGTAGAGAAGCGTGCGCCAGAGAGCGATGTCCTTCGTAAGACCTTCCCGCGCGTAGGCTCGCTTCAGGAGCCAGTAGGTCGGGTCAAGGTCTCCTGTCTTGATCTGCGCCTTGGCGAACGTCTTGAAGTCGTCATCTAACGACCCAGATGCACCCAAGAATGGCCGTTGTCTCATCACTTCCAGACCGCTTCTTTACGTTCCTCCAAAACTCAGCGGGATCATCGAACCGTCCCATGTAGATTATTCGCCCTCTCAACCTCTTCCCGAGGTGGAAGGCAATCTATCATTCGTTCTCTATAATACGCTACTATGCTAATCCTTTCCCAATCCTCCACCTCTTTCCCCTGCGTCGCGATGAAAGGGAGATTGGCGTGGACCTCGTGGACATCGAACAGGATGACGTCCCGGTCCTGGAGGTCGACTGCCACGCCGAACGCAGGGAGGACCAACTCACACCCTCGGTAGATGCCACGCCGAAGAACCGTCATGACCCCGAAGCCCGGCTTGAAGTCGCCAGCGTCGCGGTGATAGGCCGCAGGAACCGTGTTGTTCACGGTGATGGTCGTGAAGGGGGTGCCCTTGATGATGTAGTCCTTGTGGGTGGTCTCTGCGATTGCCTGCTGGATGAGGAACCGCTCGGGGTAGTGGCTCTTGAAGACGTCTGAGACCTCCCGCACAAGCTCCTGTCCGATCTCCCATCCCTCAGGATCTTGCCCGACGATCGCTGCCTGCCGGCAGAAGGGATTGCGAGGGTAGCGATCCATAGCTCCGAGGATGCAGGAACGCACCGGGACGGTCTCAAAGGTGTTGGACAGGGTACCGTTGCTCCTGACCGGGCGAGCCCTTCTGGCGCCAGCGTAGGCACCGCGATTGCGAGTCATGACAGTGTGGAGGGAGTGATAGAAGGGTCGCGCTCTCTCCGCGGTCTTCTCGGAGATGCCCCCTCGCACGAGCGTCAGAAGTCGGTCCCCGTTCGGCTTGTAGATCGTCGCCTCTTGCGTGAGGAAGAGGGACGCGTGCTCGGGTGCGGGTCGGGAAGCGATGAGCTTCTTGACCTCGTCTGCGGAAGCCTGGGAGCGAAGCTGGACGAGCACGTGGCTACTTCTTCTTGTAAGCCTGGCGGCACGCTTCGAGAACAGCGTCGGTTGTGTTCTTCACGTTGTACCTCTCTGCGAGCGCACGCGTGAGCTTCGTGAACTCCTCGTGGGTCTCCTTCACGAAGTAGAGCTGCACCATCCTCGCGTTGGACGCAGGGAGAGGATCGTGGGACTCCGGCTTCCCGTTGGCACCCGGTCCGTCCGGATCCTTCATCGGGATCTTGGGCTCTGCGAGGAGCTTCATCAGCTGGTCATTCTCGATACCGACGTCCAGCGAAGTCGGTGCCTCCTCGGACTGGATGGAGCGGAGCAGAGCACCCATCTTGTCATCGTCCGGACGCCCGTGCTTGTTGTTCAGCGCCGCAGTGAGCTTCTTCGCCTCGGCCTCGGTGATCTTATGCAGGAAGACCATCGGACCTTCCTTGAAGCCCAGCTCCAGAGCCACCGTCCAGCGGTGCTCACCGTCGATGATGATGTTCTTGCTCTTCCCCTTCTCGTCAGACGCCCAGATGAGAAGTGATTGGGAAGAGAGCCACCCATCCGTCTGGAGCCCGTGCTTGAGAGACTCCCGCATGAAGGGGGTCATCGCGAACGGGTTCCACGTATTCGGCTTCACGACCGGGAGCGCCGTGAGCGTGGGAAGGGCTCCCGTGAACCTCGGTCCTTCCGTGACCTTCTTCTCTTCCCTCTTCCTCATGTGCGCCTCCAGAGAACCGAGAACCTACCACGAACCTTCACCCCACGGAGAGCACCGGGAGTCCAAGCTCACCGCGCCCGTGGTTCGCGATCACGAACGCATCGCACGTGTCGTCATCATCCCATGGGGCTCCCATCTTCTGAAGCTGGTGAACCACGAACTTCTTCCACTCCGCTCGCTTCATCCTCGGGAGCTTGCCGAAGAGAGTCTTGCGCGCAGAAGACGCATTGAACGATGTCGTGAACAGCCCGAACTTCTGATAGAGCCTCAGCTTGAGCGCTCCCCCCATCTCCATGATCTCGTGCTGCTTGGACGAACTGCCCATCGCGCTCCACGCGTACTGCTCGATGAAGACGTGCTTGACCAACTCCCCTCGATAGACCCCATCTACGACCATTGAAAACGACTCAATGATCGCTGCGATGCGGAGAATCCCATCTCCTTCTGGCTGGACGACTCCCGTGTGAAGTCGCTCCCAATCCCCCGGGCTCCACGTTGACGGGATGACGCAGAAGGCAGAGCGCCTGAGCGAGAGGTCCAACCCGATCGTCGCGAGTCCGCCATTGGGCATCGGTTGTTCTGCCCGGATGGGAGCAACACGCTTCCTCATATGACGACCCTCGCTGTCGCTCGTTTGCCGTCGTGCAGAATCTCGATCTTGCCTGGGAGCACATCGAGGAATGAGCGGTGGTGCGCGGTGACGATCGCTTGCTCGAACCCGTAGCGAGTCCCGAGGAGCGCCGCGAGATGGGATGCGAACGCAGCGCGGTGCGTCTCGTCCAACTGCCCCGCTGGCTCGTCCAGGAGCGCTGTCGACCAGAAGCTACCGCGACGTCTCCGGAGCCAAGCTGACGCAGCAAACTGGATACTAGCGCCGATGAGGTCTTCTGCTGCGCCTGACTGCTCGGAGAGGATGAGGTCCAGCTTGTTCACGAGGAGCTGACCTCTGGGTGTCTTGCACCGGGAGCACTCCTTCACCGCACGAGAAGCTGGGAAAGGGGAGCCGCAGGCGTCACACGTCTTCGCCGGTCCCGCTCCCTCCCGAGACCAGGAGATCTCGAAGTCGAGAGGAATGGAGCACTCCTGGAGCATCGCGTTGCCCCCGTTCTGGATCTCCCTGAGAGCGGGCTCCGCCACTCGTCGCTGGGCTCCCTGCTTGCCGAAGATGACGATCGCTTCCCGGTGTGTCTGGAGCTGCTTCTCGTAGCCTTCCTTCTTCGCGGTGTACTTCTCCCGTTGCGCTCGTGCGTTCTCCACAAGTCCAAGTCCCTCTTGGCGGAGACGAAACGCAGAACGTTTGTCCCCAACCTGTTGAGAAGCTCTGGAGAGACGTGCTTGGAGATCTTCGGGATCCGCAGGGGGGATTGGGTCGACCTCAGAGATGAGAATCGAGAGCTTCACTTCCCGATTCTGAAGCTCCTCAATGCGGGTTCGTATCCGCTCCACACTCTGCATCTTCAAGTCGGCACTCCGCTCGGATGACTTCGCGTCATCGAGATCTTCCCGGGCCACTGCCAGCTCCTTCTCGACCTCGGTGACCAGCTTCGCGTTGTGGGCAGTCTGGGAGTTGAGTTCCTTCGTGACCGGGCACTTCATCTCCCCCACCGGACAGTGCCCATCGAACTGCTTGAGGGAAAGCTTCTTCTTCTGTTCAAGCTGACGGTGAACGTCAGAGAACTTGGTGTGAGCCTTCGTCGCGACCTCGCGTGCCTCAGTGAGCATCATGGCAGCAGTGTGTGACGCCATCTGCTCCATCTGGGTCTCAAGCTCTGCGATCTCCCGCTTGATCTCCTCGTGCTCCTTCACCCTCCCCTTGGCGCGCATCCGGTCATCGTTCTCGCGCACGAGCGTTGTGAGTCGCGCCTCCCTGTCGATAACGATCTCCAGATCGCGCTCTAGTTGGAGAAGAACCTCCTTCAGCCCCTCCAGTGTTCCCTCGCGTGCTTCTACCTCGGTGGTGCTCCGGATGCTCGCGTTGCACTGCTCGATCTCCGCAGCAAGACGTGCCGCCTCATCGCGCAGCATCTCCTCCCCTCGTTCGAGAGGTTCGAGCTGAAACCAGGCGCGCACGTACTTCATCCGCTCCCCCGGATCTGCGAGTACCAACCGGGCCATCTGGCGTTGCTGGAAGTAGCAGGTAGCCAGGAAGTCCTCTGGGGTGAGCCCCACAAACCCGTCAATGAGCGCTTGCGCTTCGTCCCCCTTCGCCTTGTCGAAGTAGATCTGCGTGGTCTTCTTGCGCTCGCGTCGGATCTCCTTCCCGTCGTTGAAGACGATAGAGACGGCTCCTTCCTTCTCCCCATCCGACACCCACCCGTCTGCCCCGAGATGCCGATCCGGGTTGAGCTTGCCGGTGAGCGCGAAGAAGATTGCTTCCAGGAGAGCTGACTTGCCGAGGAAGTTGGAACGCCCTGGGTCCTTCACGTGGCGCGCAGAGAGAGCGTAGATCTTGGGCTCAAGGTCCAGCACCATCTCCCCGCGGAAGGACATCCAGTTGTGGAGTCGCAACTTCTTGATCCACATCAGGAGTCACCAGCGAACTGGACGACTCGGATCCCCACCCGGGTCAGAAGCTCCTGCCCTTCCTTCTTCCGATAGTCCTCCTTGAAGTAGACGTCGCGGACTCCTCCGAGGTTGATGAGCCTCTTGGCGCACATGAGGCATGGGAGGTTCGTGCAAAACACGATCTTCTCCCGCTCGCGCGGTGTGTCGCAGTTGATGATCGCGTTCTCCTCCGCGTGGAGGCACCCGCAGTTGCCCACCGCAGCCTCCCCCGTGAGGTCACACTCGTTCCTCGTCCCGGATGCGTTCCCGTTGTACCCGACTGCGTAGATGCGCCGGAAGTCCGGGGAGGAGATGACGCAGCCCACGTGGAGCCTGGCGCAAGTCGACCGCTCGCTCATGTTGGAAGCAAGGTTCATGTAGATGGATCGGAAGCTCGGTCTCATAGGGACACCTTGGCGAGAGTGGATTCAACCAGCGCTGAGAGCGCTTCTCGGTCAGAGGTTCGCGCTTCCTCCACGAGCTGCGAGACCGTCTCCCGGATGCTCTTCGCATCGGTGACGGGTGCAGCTTGGTCGGTGACCACCGCTGCCTCTGTCGCGGGGAGGTACTTCACCACCGCTCCAGCTTTCTCTGCTCCTTTGCGCATCCGCTCGATGTAGTCCTGAGTCACTCCGGGAGGAGGTCGCAACCGAACAAAAGTCGCTGGAATGAACTCGCACTCCGGATAGTCTTCCCCTGTCCAATCATCACCCTCGGGACCGATCGTAAGAAACGTCTTCGCGTCCTTCGTCGGGATGAAGCGCATTCGAAAAGCGCTTTTCGAATCCCTCGCGTCTGCTCCCTGCTGCCACTCAGACGCGTCTTGGGGGGTGGTATGGGGGTCCGAAGCCTCAGAGGGGTCCGGACACGTCTGAGAGGCTCCTGAGCGCTTCCTCATGGTGTCCTAGACCTCCAGGATGAGGAAGCCGGGGGTGTGCCCCTCTTCCCCGAAGGAGAGCCGAACCAGAGATCCGACGATCTCTACGTTCTCGTAGCGCTGGCGCTCGTGGTAGTGGCCGCTCAGCAAGATCGTCTTCCCCGGACGTGAACGGAACATCCCGAATGGCAGACAGACCTCCCGCCCTCTCGGGATCTCCTTCGTCTCTGAGCCCGGGGTGATGCCGGAGAGGTTGAGATGGGAGAGGACGATGAGGGTGTCCTGGGAATCGAGTTCGTTGCTCGCGAAGTGGACAGGGTCGTAGGGGTTGCTCGTCGCGGTGTAGGGGAGCGCAAGAAGACGTGTCGGCTCCGGTCCCGCTGAGAGCTTGACGTAGCCAGGGTTCTCGTAGACGTGGGTGAGCCCTTCGAGCTGAAGAGAGCGGAGAGGGGTGAGAGTAGTTGTGTCGGACCCATCCTCGATGACGTCGTGGTTACCCGCGAGCCAGTGGGAGCAGATCGGATACTGGCGCAGCTCCATCGCAACATCCTGCGCAAGACCAATGGTGCGGAACACCGTCATGCTCTTGTCCGGGTCTGCGAGGTCTCCGAGGAAGCAGTAGTGGTCCACCTTCTCATCCACCGCAGCGCGCACCGTCTGCTCCACTGCCTTCGCGATGTCCTCGAACCGGGAGACACCCTCGGTGATGTGGTCCCCGTGCCAGTCTGACGTGCAGAGAAGCTTCACTTGGATCCCTTCTTCGCGGTGATCATCGCAGGCTTCTTCGGTGGGAGAGCTGCAAGGGGAGGTGGAGGAAGTTGGACGGGTGCTGTCGACCGTCCGTACCGATGTCGTTCCGCAATCCCGAGTCTCGGATCCAACACGGTCATCTGACTCATGTGCACGTGGGGATGCCGCTTGATGAGTCGGTCCTGGCGCTCTGCTAGCTGCTCACATACCGGGAAGTCGTAGAGGCGCCGCTGCTGGAGATACGCATCGAACTTCGGAACGAGTCCCAGAGAAGCTCGCTTGCCCCTCTTGTGACGTCGCTCACGCAGAATGCCGCAGACTAAGATCCGGATCGCATCTCGGATCCAACTCACGTCACTTCCCCTGGCTCGGGATCGAAGTCCTCGGGTTCCACCTTCCGGAACTGCCCACGCACCACTGACTCGATCGTCGCCAGCAGCTCCGGGTGCTCCGTGAGCGCCTTCACTACCGCATGCAGCCCAGCTCCGAGCTTCTCTCCCTCGAACGAGAACCAGGCGCCTGACTGCTCGATGACCCCGAACTTGACCCCGAGTTCCAGCACGTCCCTGGCTCGGTCGAACCCTTCGGGGATGAGGACTCCGTTGGAAGAGTGGAAGTAGCAGACCGTGTCCCGCCCTTCCTTCCCGCCGATCTTCGTCTTCCGGACAGTGACCTTGTGGCGCTCCCCGTAGGTGATGTCTCTGACCCCCTTCTCCGCACTCTTCTTCGCCACCCACCCATCGCGCTCGACCCGAACCACCAGGGATGCGTCGTAGTAGATCGCGGTGCCTCCGCCGACCTTGTAGTTGGTCCCTGCCTTCTTCGCCCAGACGTCGGTGTTGTCCGGATCGATCATCTCCCGGGCGATTGCGAGGAAGCCTGCCTGAGCGTGTTCGAGGAGGGGGACCAACTCGTCCATCCAAGCTGCATTCATCTTCGCCTGGATCTGCCCCTTCCGATCCCTCCCCGCGGTGATCTCCGCTGGCTTCTTCACCTCCTCCAGGATCTCCGCCATGAGATCCTTCGGGACTAGCTTCTTGAGGCTGTCAACCACCACGATCGCACTGGTGTCCGGTGGGACAGTCCCATCAGCCCGAACCTGCGCCACGAGGTTCAGGAAGGAGCGCACCTTTCCGATCGTGTCCTCGTAGTTGTCCGGACGGATCGCGTAGAAGCCTGGATGGGAGTGCAGAGGACCGAGGAGGTTCTGCACCCAATCGATCGGGGTAGTTCGCTCTGCGTCCACGTAGAGCGCGAAGTGCTCCCGCTGGAGGAAGGACGCCACGAGTCCCAATGCCCATAGAGAGTTGTGAGTTGGGATGAAGTCTTCCGTCAGATACAGCGAATCCTTCGCTGCAACCCGTATGCAAACACACTGACTCTCCCCACAATCCTCCACTCTCACGATTCGACGTCGAACAACCCGCTTTCGCATCCTCGTCCACTTCTCAGCCTTGCGCCTGAGACGAAACGGGCACGTCCCATCTTGGAAGCAGATCCCGACAATCCAAGCTGGCAACGTCGGAGTCTCCTTCAACCAAAAAGTCGCGCTACCTCCAAGAGAGCGAACCAAGTGAAGAACAGCATCACGCAGATGTACCGACGTCGTACAAAACTGAGCGTTAGTCGTGGAACTGTTCAACGTCCCATCGGTGTCCATAAGACCGCGAAGCAGATCCAATCGCTTCTCGGGAGAAGCAAAGAGGTATGTGTCAGGAACCGTCTTCGTGTCTGACTTGTGACCCCAGATTCCCAACTTCTTCAGAATCTCCCGCGTCCGACCACCATTGATGCGCAGCCCAAGACAGGTCTTTCCTTCTACCCAAGTGACCCAATCTCCGACTGCCCGCACTCCCCCAGCAACCGAGTGCATGATCTCGTAGTCGCTCGATGTGAGAAAGGGAGAGTTGACGGTCAATGACCCATCTCCCAACAAGGCACCCAACGTGTACGGATCGAGGGGCAATGGATCCGGGAGACCAAGATCGAACTGAACTACACCATGAGCCGGAAGATAGTGCCCATCGTCAATAGTACGTGCAATGTCCTCCGTCTTCTTGACGCTCCCCTTCCCTTCCTTTCCAGTTGTGACACGACTCCTTCCCGGACGTGGAAGTCGAACGTAACGACCACGATTCAACTCCACAATCGTGGTCGTAAACCAAAGGTGTTCTTTGCAGCACCTTGTACTCGTCCCATCATCGAGGACCACGCGCACAATCTTCTTACGCCCCTGCGGAAAAACTCCTGTAACGCGCGTTGCTTCGCCAGAACTTCCAATGACCTTATCCCCTACACAAAGCTCTCCAATCGGGACCCATCCACTCGGAGTCAGAACAGACTCCGAAGTAGGCTGGGCCTTCCCCTCATTGGAGGGACCGTGAAGGAGGGAGAAGCGCTCGATCGGGAATCCACCAACTCGTGTGGCGTGATCGAACTGCACGAACCGCGTTGGGACCGCCCGAACTCGCTTCAGCACCTCCGTTGCCGGGCGGAACGCTCCGAACGCCTTGGCCGCAGCCGCGAGTCCCGTGACCCGCTTCTGCGACGCCGCACGCTCCTCCTTCTCCTTCACGCGCTTTCGCATCAGTCCACCTTGTCGCCGGTCTCGCGCGCCCGCTTCCGACCCTTGGGTGCCTGCTCCTCGGGTTCAACGCGGTAGACGTGCCCGCAGTGCTTACACTTCGCGTCGGTGGGGAGGATGGGCTGGTTGCAGTCGTCACACCCGATGTGCGGGCACTTCGACTGGTCCTTGCAGATCGGGCAGTCGTCGCTGTCAGGGTCCACGTCTGCCGGCGCGTTGTTGTCGATCTCCGGCTCGGATGCGGGAGGCTTGGGCTGAGCGCGTTTCGGCTTCTCTTCCTTCTCCTTCGTGGAGACCTCCGGGATGCGCCCGCGTGGCTTCTTCTCCTCCTTCGGAGGGAAGTCGTCCTTGTTCTCTTCCTCGTCTACCTGCACGTCGAAGATGTGGTCCCAGGGCATCTCCTTCAGCGTGCAGTGCTTCTCCAGCGTCGCGCGCATGCTCTTGAGGTTCGGCAACTCCGTGACGTGGGAAAGGTCCGGGCGTGGCGAAGAGATGAGCTTCTCGATCTCGGGAGTGAGAACGATCTTCTCCATCCGCCGCGCCTTGTACATCTTGTCCCAGGGGATCCCCTTCGCGTCATTGAACTCCCACCGGACCGCGTAGGGCGAGAGGAAGGGGTTGCCAGCCACCGGATCCTCCAGGCTCTCGATGGTGTCGTTGATGACATCCTTCACCCGGTCCCCGAGCATCTGCGCCTCGGTCGTGATCTGGATGCCAGCTCCGGGATCGTCGTTGTCCACGACGGCGAAGACGTAGGCGCACTTCGCCATGCCCTTCTCGCGCCACGCTCCCTCCTTGCCGCCGAGCTTGATGCCGGCTTCGCGAAGCTGTTCCTTCGCCTCATCGCTCATGTCGTTGTCGCGATCGTCGAACAGCCCGCAGAGACCTCCCGCGTGGATGACGCGTCGGTCCTCGTCTCCGTCGAACCGAAAGATCACCTTGGTCCAGTCCAACTGGCCCTCCTCGATCATCTCCCGAACCGTCTCCACCAGCTTGCACTGCGGACACGACTTCGGAGGAGCACGCCGCGAACCGTCATCGTTGCGCTTGTACTGGCGGATGAGAATCGCTTCGTCCTCCCGGCAGTTCAGATCCCCTCCCCACACCTCCGTCTTGGACGTGTCCTCCTTCTTGTTCTCCCGCACCACGAGCCGCGGGAACGGGTGGGACCAGAGCGCGATGGGGATGACCAACTTGTGCATCCACACGTCGACTCGGGGAGGAGTGTTGTCCTTCCACTTCAGACGTCCTCCAGACCGCTCCGTGGTCCGGTGCTTCAGGAACGCATCTACGCTGTTGGGAACCATCGCTCGACTCATGTTCGCTCCTTCGTGGTCTCTGAAGAGGGGAGTGCCGTCACGTTCTCGGGATTGGCGGGTCAATCGGTGCATCTCCGATTGAGGGATCAGTCCTCCTATGCCTGCACCATGAGCACTCGTTCTGCTGCGAATCGTGTGAGTCCCCAACTACTCCCCACTCCCGTCGTTTCGCGTCTCCCTCGATCGACATCACCATCCCTCGGTACCAGTAGGACGCTTGCTGCGTGTTGTTGCCGGTGAAGAGAGAATCGGGAGGTGGGGACTTCGACAGGGTGAGTGTGCGCATGCAGGAAGTGCAGACGATCTCGACCGTCAGAACAACCGTCCCATGGACGATCATCGCGACTTGGAGAGCATCGCGTTGAGCGAGCGGCATCGAGAGATCCACATCTCCGTGAGGTTGGCCATGGACTCCTCCACTGCCTTCACCTTCTTCCGCTTCACCTCCTGCGCCTTGTACTCGTCCGGGAAGATGACGGCGCACATCGTCTCGACGTCAGCATCGGTGATCTGCTTCGAACGCAGCCCTTGGTCTTTCTCCCGCTGAAGGGTCTTGGACGCCTCGTGCTTCATCGCCCCGAAGATGATCCCATTCTCGATCTCCCACCTCTCCCGCTCGACCTTGGCGGTCATCCAGAGACGGTGAGCGAGACGCGCGTTGCTCTCCGCGTTGTCGAGGGAGCGGTTGAGCGCTGAGTGCTCACCGCGGTCGTCACCGACCTTGAGAGCCGCTTCGAGCTTCTGGTAGACCTCGAACGGCTTCTCCACGAAGAGGGTCTCCACGATCTTCTCGAACCCCTCGTGCAGGGGTGCAGGAGCCCGCTTGTTCGCACGTTCGAACTCCACATGGTCACGCCGCTGGGGAGCGTTCTTGTCCATCTCCTCCTTCAGGGTCTTCCCCTCCAGCTTCTCGTTCAACTTGTCTGCGATGTTCTTCTCGGGTTCGGGAGTCGTGTGCTCGCGCATATCGCTGCGCGCATCCTTCGGTTCATCACTCTTATCTGCTGCTTCACTTCTTCGTCGCATCGGACCTCCAGAGATTCGAAAAGCGCTTTTCGAATCACCCAAGGAGTGCCGTCTGCTTCGTCTTCCGCGCTGCCCGTTCCTTCTTCGGGCGAACCTTCCCCCACGAATCCCAATCGTGGGTCGGGAACGCTGCCTGTAGCAGCCGCTCGGTCGCAGGAAACACCAAGTTCTCCCAGAGGTGGTAGCGGTCGACCTCGACACCCGTGTAGTCGCTCGTGGGGATGTTCTTCGCAGGCTTCGCTGCCCCGTCCGCCACGATGTACTCGATGCGCGTCCCCTCTCCGACCGCTTCCCCGCGCTTCTCCAGGATCTTCGCCACCTGAACGTGCGCCGGCTGCGCCGCTTCGTTCCCATCCTTCTTGAGCTTCTTCACGTACTCGCGGATCGGCTTCGTGAGCTGCTTGGATATGCGGATCTCTTCCACGGGCAACGTGTCGGTGAGGACGTGGGAGCGAACACGCGCTAGCGCGTCGTGGTAGTGGGCGAGATCTTCCGTAGGCCCAAGGTCGTTGAAGTGGAGCCCTCCTACGAGAAGGTCGATGACTTCCGCTTGTAGGTTCGTTGCGAGGATCGCGGTGTCCCCGCGCTTGAACTCCAGCCCCTTGATCTCCGGCTTGGAGTCCTTCGTCGCACGCTTCCCGTCTGCGTGAACGTAGCTCGCGATGTAACGCTTGGCCGAGGTCATCACGAGCCGGTCAAACTGCTTCTCGTATGCGAGCTTGATGTGGTTCTCCTTGCACCCTACGCCCTGGAGCAACTCCGGGTAGAGATTCTCATTGCACCACTCCGTGAAGTGCCTGAACTCATCCTCGGTGCAGCCCGTCACAAAAACGGAGTCGGTGTCGCCGTAGATCGCGCTCCACCCCTGATCCTCCACCATCTCGATCGTCTTCCTGATGAGCCACACTCCGCATTGCGTGCAGGACTCAGCCACCTGACGGTCGAAGAACCGGGAGAAAGGAGACCCGACCACGCCGTAGAATGAGTTGGCAGCGACCTTGTAGGCCATGCTCTTCCGGTTCGCGTCGTGCCACTCGGGAGTTCCCGGGGCGCACTGACTCTTGATGTCGCTCCACTGCTTGCGAAGTCGGATCATCTCCCGAAGAGCTTCGGGGAGGATCCCTTCATCGACCGTGGAGAAGTAGACGTTGGTGAGGGGGGAGAACGAGATGGTGTCCGAGGCTCCCGCGCCTCCCGTCCTCTTCGTCTCCGGACTCATGTTCCACGTGAGGATGATGCTCGGGTAGAGGCTCTTGAAGTCGCACACGTGGACGTCACGCATGATGCCGTTCACCTTCGGCTCCATGACGAACGCACCTTTGAACTTCTCCGACCCCTCGTAGAAGCTCTTCGTTGCGAAGTGCATCCCCCGCTCTTTCCCAAGGCGGAAGAGGAAGCCGTCAACCTGGTGTGTCGGGTTCAGCCCGTTCGTGTCCCCGAAGATCCCACACGCCTCGCAGAGCGCGTCGAAGACCCCCACATAGCCCGTCTTCTTCTCGATGCGCCGGAGCAGATCGGTGTCCCGGTAGTTGTACCGTTCGAGTGCATCGGAGAAGTCCCCACCCGCTTCCCAGAGCTGCCAGGAGAGCGCTCCGAGTCCCTTCGCCCCGAACCTCTCCACAACAAAGTCGGGTGTTTCCTCCTTGCCCATCTTCAGCTCTGCGAACGCGATGTCATTGAGACGCATCGATCGCTTCTCTTCCGCGGACTCGGAAGCGTTCTTGTTCATGCGCGCGTACAGCTCCAGATGGTCGAGCCAAAGCCACATCCGCGCGTCAACATCCACCCCTCGATCCGCAGACCTCGCGAAGAGCACCGGGAAGTCGAACCCATCCCCGTTCCACGCAAGCACTTGGTCGTAGGGCTGTAGCGCTCGCCAGAGCCGGTCTAGGAGCTGCTTCTCACTGCGGTCGGTGTTCTCCTCCAGGATCCCGGCTTGGACTGTCTCGTCCTCATCCTCGATTGCGAAGCAGAGGACTCGCATCTGCTCCTTCTTCGAGAAAGGGACACGGGAGTCTGTTTCAAGATCAAGGTACGCGCGGCGCGGCTTCGCGACCTTCACGTCATGGTCGACCATCCACCGGATGACGGGAGAGACGTCTGCCTCGTAGGTCTTCAGACCGAGCTGGGAGACGAAGGAGCGCCTGCCCAGGCAGAAGTCCTCGCGCGCCACCTTGTTGACGAAGGCAACACGAACCCAACCCCCTTTCTCGTCCCGCACCCCCGAGACATAGACGCTGGTGCGGAGCTGTCTCCGCAGATCCTCGTCCACATCCGTCCCTAGGAAGAAAGCCACCCACTCCGCAGGAACGTGACGCAGGACTCTTCTCCCGGTCTCATCCCTGGTGACGGTAGCGATCGAATGGTCGTTGACCAGATACGCGTTGAGTAGCTCCATGCGCAGAGAGTGCCGTCTTGTTCAGCCTACGTCCTCCCGGTGGGATCGGGGTGCAGGGCTCCTCGCCTCCTGTCGTTTTATCGTCCGCGCCGGCAAAAACCCCGAACGCAGCCCCGAGCGACGTAGGCTGAACAAGACGGGCGAACCCGAAGGTTCGCCCTCTCGTGTGTTCTACTCCTCGGTCTCCTCCGCGTGCTTCGTCACGATCCGGATGAACAGCTCTCCTCCGGGGGTCGAATCGAGGGTGTAGTAGCGGATGACCCCGTTGGGCAGCTCTTCGTAGCCGAAGGGGGTGTCACCCACCTTCTTGGCGCGGGGGAGCCCGTCGATCTTCTCGGGGGTGATGCCGGTGATGCTGGGGGGCTTGCGGAACAGCTTCACCGTCGCAGTGCCGATGAGGTTGGCGACCGTGATCGCTGCCTTCTTCGACGGCTTCGTTGCAGCCGCGGAGCGCTTGCCGCCGCGACCGGAGGCAGAGCGGGTCTCACGTACGTGGCCCGTCTTCTTCTTGATCTTCTGCACCTCCTCCTTGATCTCGCGGTGCGAAGCACCCTTGGCAATCTTCTCCTCCAGCTCCTTGCGGTTCTCCACCGGGGCCTTGAGCACGAGATCCAGCTTGGAGGTCCCCCAGGCGCGCACTTGCTCCTCGGAGTAGTGCGTGGAGACGTCCATGAGGGAGTAGGCGTTGGCGGGGGTCATCCCGATCTCCGCCGTGCAAAACGCCTCGAAAGTCTTGTACTTGGGCTTCTCCTTGCCCTTGTCGTCCTTCTCCGTGCGCAGCTTCCAGATGCCCGCGTGGACCTCGGAGAGCCGCTTGCCCAGGAGGTACATCGAGACTGCGCCGGCTCCCTTGAGGGCCTGGATGTCGCGGATCGCGGTGTCGAGATCGCGCTCCGTGAACGTCATGCTGGACGTCTTCGTGTCGTCCTTGACGATCGCCGCGCTGCCGGTGTCTGCCTTCGCAGCAGCGCCGTTCGTCTTCTCCTTCGCCGGCTTGTCCTTCTTCATCTCGGTGGTCTCGCTCATCTTCATGGGTTTCTCTTCCCCCGCTGCTTTCGCAGCAGGCGCCTCGGGAGTTGCGGGTGATGCGTCTACGTCTTCTGCCGTGTCGTGCCCGCAGTAGGGGCACAAGTCGTCTGCGTACGATCCGATGCCCCTGCACTGTTTGCAACGACATTGATCCTTGAGCACCGTTTTCTCGGTGATGTCGGACCAGAGCTGGACCGAAAGTGTCTCCGTGGTCGTGTCGCCATCGTCCACGTCGTCCTTGTCGATGATGCCCCGGGCGATGAGCGCCTTCAGGATGAGCGCGCGGTTCAAGCACTCCACCAGGATGCCCGTGATGCCGTTCGCTCGTCCACCTGCTGCCTTCTTCACTCCGGGGCCCTTCTTCGTTGCGTCCACTGTCGTTGTCATGACGTCTCTCCAGCGCTCTAGGCGCTCTCCTGTAGCAACACGGCCACCGCCACCGCGGTAGTAGCCACGAACCTCCCGACCTCGCGTGGCTCCCGTTGCGTCAACCTGCAACGGCGCATCGCCACCTCATCCTGGAACACCCCGATCGCGGTCTCCTCCACGTTCCCCCCATTGTCGAGAAGGAGACGAGCGACGTACCGTGCTCCGTCGTTGTTGAACACCTTGTCGATGCGCCGGAGAAGCTCTGACCGGGCGCAGTCTTCGAGCTGGGTGGCCGCAGTGACCGCCAGCCCCTCCAGCCACTCCATCGTGGTCTCGTCATCCCCGAGTGCAGACAGGGGAGTCTCGAACCGCGAAGGGTTGGCGTCTGCGTTGCCCGAGAGCTTCGCGCCTCGGTACTTGTGCAGGCGCTTCTTCGCCTTGTCGACCGCATGCCACTCTGCGTACCGCGCGAGCGACCGACCGTTGCTCATCGTCTCCTCGTAGTCCCAGACGGCTTTCCAGGCGCCCATCCGGAGGTCCTGGGCCAACTCATCCTCCGTAACCCACACCGGGCTCTTGAAGCGCCGGAGGAGGTAGCGGGACAGACGTAGCCAGAGAGAATCAGTGCCCTGAAAGAAGGTCTGCGCGTCGATGGTGCCCGTCCGAAGCGCAGTGAAGTAGTCGTCGATGGTCTGCATGAGGGTGGGGTTTCCCGGGCCAGGAAGGGGGTCAGGAAGAGCCCGGGTGTCCAACCCAAGTCTCCCCCTGACCCTCCCCCCGGAGAGCCGCTAGGCCGCAACCTCGTCAGCCTGCTCGTTCTTCCCGTGAATGACCTGACCGGCGAAGCGCTGAAGCTCCAACCTCCGGTCCTGGTCCTCCACCTTGCCCGCGATCCACGAGACCGCATTGCTCGCGCGCCAGATGCTCTTCTTAGCAGGGAGGTTGATGACGTCGTCGGACTCGAAGGCATCCCGGACCAGCTTCATCTCGTCCTTCAGGAGCTTCTTGCCAAGGACGGTGGAGATCTTCCTCCACTCGATCTCCTGCTCGTCCGCCGACTTGATGGTGGCGAGGAGGGTGTTGACGCCCTTCGGGGCGAGAGCTGCGTAGACGATGTCCTTCAGCGCCGAAACCTGCGCCTGCGTGTCGAGTCGGAAGGTGCGATCCGAGAACTCGATGTCATCGGCCAGGCGACCGCCGAAGTGGACCTGAGAGAGCATGTCCTCCATGCACGCCCCGTTGGAGCACCAGAGACGGTAGATGAAGGCGCGCAGCCCGTGCTTGCCTGCACCGAAGTCGGAGTTGCTCCACTCGACTCCGAGGCACATGACCTCCCCTTCGACCGGCTCGAAGACCATGGGGAGGAACGCCTTCAGCGCAACGCGCGTGTCGGTGACGACCCCTTCGACCGGAACTGCACCGAGAGCCTGGCAGGACTCGGCGAATGCCTCCACGAGGGGGCGAGAGTCCAGCCGGCGATAGCGGTCGGAGAGCACTGCGCGGGTCTGACCGTGGACCGAGCGCACCAGGAAGCGTGAGCGAGAGAGATCCTTCTCGTCCTCCTTCGCGACGTAGAAGCCGGGCTTGGCGTAGTGGTCGTTGAGGATGCGGATCGCGAGGTCCTTCCGGGCGGTGGAGGTGCTGTCGAGGTTCGAACGCAGGTACGCGAGGGGGATGTGAGCCGTGGCTGCGAGCTGCGAAAGAGCGTGCCCGTGGATCGAGTAAGGGTCCTCGTTGACCGACTTCAACCCGAGGGAGAGTCCCTTCTCCCCCATGGTGAACTGCATCGCGGAACCGCGCGCCACGACGTCGGTGGGCATGCACGTGTTCACGTGTTCGAGGAGAGCGCCGGCACTGGCGCGGCCCGTCTCGATCTTCTTCTCCATCATCGTGCGGGCAAGGCGCGCTGCCTCGGACACGGTGGTCTTGTAGTCTGCCTGGGAATGGTGGTGGAGCATGACTTGGAACCTTTCGAGTAGTGGGCCGCAGCCCGGGAGGAGAGTAGTAAACCGAAACCAATCACGAAGTCGAGTTCCCTAGAACCTCAACCCCAAGAGATGTGCGTAGCGCCCAGCTTTGCCCAAGCCTCCACAAGTTTCGCGAAGTGGTTGAGACGGCGCTCGAAGTATTCGTTGTCGATCCCCTGATCGATGACCCTGCACTGCCAGGGTCGCTGCGTGTCGGTGGACGGGCGCGTGAACTTCCTGACCCGTGTGTCCATGGTCGCGCGAGTAACCATGATCTTCTGCCGGATGGTCGGGATGGTCTCCTGCCCCTCGTAGGTGGCGACGAACCCGAGGAAGGAGAGGAACGCGAGAGCGTTCATGTTCGAGAGGTTGAAGATCTCCTCTTCCGGCACTTTGAATGACGAGGGGGAGAAGGTGATGCTCACGGGAGCACCGTGACCAGCTTGTAGTCCACCAGCTTCTTCCACTCGATCTCGTCCGCGGCCATGTGGAGCCCAGAGCCGTAGCGACCACGCTGCGCCTCAACTAGGTCAGCCGGTCCGTGGACCTTGCGGATCGTCTTGGGGTGAGCCCCCGTCGTCATCCCGACGTTCTCGATGAGCGCCTTGGTCCCGAACCAATCGTAGTCGCTCGGAGCCGTCGTGTAGGTCACGACGTAGCCCGCGGTTCGCGCCGCTTCCTCTTCCTCGATCCACATCTCGACCGCGACCATCGCGCGGTGCTTGTCGCCGATGGGGTTGCCACCCTCGCTCATCGTCTCCCCTCCGCCGACGACCGACCGGACCTCTGCACGCTCCGCAGAGTCCATCTTGTCGGTGAGGTCGAGGAAGGACGCGCTGCGATCCATCACCAGCTCTGCGACCGCGGCGTGGAGGAGGTTCCCGACCTCGTACGCCTGGTTCCGGAACTCCCGGATGCGCCCGCGGGAGATCACGACTGCACCGCGGCGAGCATCTCACGGAGAACCACGACCATATCCTGAGCCTTCCAACCGGGAACCTTCGCGACCTTCTCCGCGGCTGCACGAATGGCGGGATCGGAATGAGCGCGCATCGCCGCAAGAATCTTCTGCTCCTTTGTCATCTTCGAATCCTCCTGACCCCGAAAGAGCCTCCCTTGTTCGGGAGAGTTCGGTGAGGTCGAGAGAGAAGATAATCCTTTCTCGAAGCTTCGCAACACCTTTTTACGATCTTTTTTCTACAGCCGAAAACCCACTGCCTTCGCCAGTGTTTGCGCGAGGTTCGAAGCGGTCTCGTAGTTCGCGGCTACCTTCTCCGTCCGCGCGAGATGCGTCACCAGAGCCCGCTGCACCGTCCTGGTGACGTGTTCGAGGTCCTGAGCGCGCAACTCCTCGTCACCGACCTCGCGCGTGCAATAGCGTCCCTGCCCGAGCACTCGTCCGAAGAGAAGCTCACCGCGTCGAGAGAGCAGAAGGACTTCCCTCCCGTCGAGAGGGAGCCAGTTGGTCTCAGAGCCGACTCGAAGTGCCTGGAGCGGGGGATCGTGACGGAACGAGAGCGCATCCGGGAGACCTCGGATCGTGTCCCCGGCGAGAGCTGCTTGCAGAGCTTTCTCCAGCTCACGGATCGCCCGGATCGCTTCCACGCGCGCAGTCGAACGCACGTACACGACATGCGCAGAAGCAGTGCGGGTCTTCGTGAGGAGGTCCTTCGTCTTCATCGCTGCGTTACTCCGGAACATGCAAACGCCTCCCCACCTTTCCGGGAGGACGTCCACCAACGTCTCCGTGGTGCCAACCCTCCTTCTTCGCAGTCTCCTCCAGATCGAGAAGCTCTTGCTCCATCCCGAGCTGCCGGATCCAACCCTGGAGCGTAGACGTCGAACAGTCGAGAGCTTTGCAGGCTTCCCCGCGCTTGCAGAGCGCATCGCGGAACGCCTTGCGGATCAACCGCCGAGCTTTCTCGGGGTCCACAAGGACAATCGGGGAGAGGGTGGGCTTGCGGTACGGCATCTGCTCTACCCGGGGAGTGCCGTGATTCGCAAAGCGCTTTTCGAATCGGTGAGGGTGAAGCGGGAGGAGCAGTAGTTGCGGATCTTCTTGATGTCCGCGGTCGTGATGCCGTACTGCCGGCATTCCTTCAGGAACATCCGGATGTCGACCCCGAACTCAGCCGCAGCGGTCTGCTGCCGGCCAGCGTTGCGCCAGAGGACTGCGAGGATCCCTTTCCTGTACGTTTCGTCGGTCACGGTCTTGCTCCGAGCATGCTCCGCAGAGTGGGGCTGGACACATCGTTCGCGTCCTGACCTTTCGGCAGAGGTAACCTAACACGAAGAACAGACGTGTGACGAGCCAGAGCCGCTCGCAGCTCCTTCGCTGCCTTGTCCCCCGCCTTGTCCGAGTCGGTGACGAGTACGACCTTGGCGAACCGCGCCAACGCTCGCGCGTGGGCAGAACGCAGAGACGATCCTCCGATCGCCGCAACATTCGTGTACTCCCCGAGAGCACGGCGAATCGCCATCGCGTTGAAGGCACCCTCAGTGACGTAGATCTCATCCTGGATGTGCTGCTGCCAGAGGTGGGAACCGAAGAGCGCATCCAAGTTCGCGTTCTCGTGCGCTGCTGGGTAGAGGTAGCGCTTGCCGTTCTCGCAGAAGTCGCGCGCCATGTAGCTCGCTGCCCTCTTCGGATCATGCCACGTCGTGAGGATGATCCGTCCTTCGAGTCGTCCGTGGGTCGCGTACCCAAGACGGAACAGCAGCACTTCGTTCGCGGTGACCCCTCGCTCCCGCAAGTAGCGCTTCGCCGGAGAAGGGAAGGTCTCCAGCAATCCGAACTCGACCTCAGAGGGGAACACGAAGCGCTTTGTTTGTGTGCTCCGGGGAACAACCTCCACCCGCACTGGCGCTACCTTCTTCTCCTCCTCGGGTGTCTCCACCTCACCGCCCAGCCACTCCTTCGCGGTCGGGAACGCGCAGCCACGAACGAACCGGATGAGATCGATGAGGTCTCCCGAAAACCCGCAACTCCAGCAGTTGTGGAGCCCGTGCCGCTTCGAGTCCGGGTCATCCTTGATGTGCCAGCTCGCAGTCTGCTCCTCGTGATTGAGGCAGAGCGCGAACCACTCATCCCCCCGCTTCTCAGCGTCGATCTTGAGCCGCTTCAGAATCCGCTCAACGTTTGCTGCCACGTCGGTCTCCACTCACTCCCGGAGCCTTGAAGTTGCTCAGGGTCGCTTCGTTCCCTTCGCTGTCGCTGAAGTCGTACTTGGTCGAACGTCCACCCTTCAAGGAACGGAGTGCCGGGTTCCAGTTGAACTCGACCGCGTAGGGACCTCCCCCGTAGCGCTGCTTGAGGATGATCATCTCCATAGTGTCGTCTTCCACGTCCTTCCAGAGCGCCTGACGGTGAATGCCGATCACGGAGTCTGCGGACTCGAAGAACGCGCCCGACCCTTTCAACCCATCGGTCGTGGGTCGCTTGTCGCGCCGCTTCATGTCCTTGTGGGTCTGCTGGTGGACGAAGAACCCGTGGATCCCCATCTCCTCCAGCATCGCCTGCTGCCTGAAGATCGCTTCCTCCTCGTCATCCGGCTTCGAGGACACGAGGCAACGCCGCCACATATCGGCAATGAACACCGAAGCTCCCGTGTCCGCGAGCACCGCTTGCACAAGATCCAGGTTGCGATCGTTGGAGCGTTTCTCCCCAGAAGAGCGCCGGAAGGGGTTCTTGATGAACACCACGTACTTCAAGATCTCGTGCATCGTGTCTTCAAGGAGGACCAGATGCTCCGGATCCACCCCCTTTGGGTTCCCCTCGGGATCCAGGAAGTCTGCGTGGGGCCAGTTGAGATGGATGCAGGCGAGGATCGCGATCGTCATCGGGGCCTGCACCTCCCAGGCTCCGTAGGCCGTGCGCCTCTTGAGCTTCGCCTGCCCGAGAGCAACATGCCCCGCCACCGTGCTCTTGCCACTCCTCGGGACACCCGTGATGAACGTGATCTGTCCCGGGGCACACCCAGGGATCATCCGGCGCTTCCTGGTCCCTGAGAGATCTGCCTCGAAGTAGTCGAGCCCAGGGATACCGTAGGGCCACACCTCCCTGCCGTTGATGCGCTTCCGGATGTCCGTCATCGTCTCCGCAACGAGCGCTGCCGGGTCGTACACGTACTGCTTCTCTGCGTACCCCGCGAGACCCTCTGCGACCGACCGCGCGAGCGCCCGGACTCGCTCCGGTGCCGCGGTCGTGTCGGAGAACGCCTCCAAGAGCGAGGAAAGAGGACCAGACGCGATCGTGGAGCGCTTTCGATCCCACTGGAGCGCGTTGACGTGAAAGTCGAGATTCTGGAGTGTCTGCTCCGAGGGAGCGGGGGAGAGGAGTTCCGCCATGAACGCCGGGCGTACGCGGTCTCCTACGAGGCTTTGGACCGTATCCCAGGAGAGGGCCAACCTGCGCCGCTGAAGCTCTCCTAGGGCCCACCAGAGGGCACGGTGAGCGTCTACGAAGAAGGTCTCAGGGGGGAGTCGGGCCAGGAGCTTGGTCCGCAGCTCTGCATCCACCGTGAAAGCGGCCGCAACCACGATTGCTTCATTCGTGGTGTCGACCGGGACCTTGAACTCAGTCGTCGGGCGTTCCTCATCCACTTCCGATCGCTTGCGCACTAGCGTCTCGCTCGTGCTGCTGCGGTGAGACGTTCACCGCGCTTGGAACGACAACGGGCGGTGAACACATCGCGCCAATCCTGCTCAGTCAGCTTTCGCTTCGGCTTGCGCATGAAGACTCAGGTGTCATCGGGGGAACGGTAGAAGCTTCGGCTTGTGGGGTAGGTGATGGGATGCGGGATGACACGAGGGACCTGTCTGCAACGCACGTTCCTTGGCTTACCGGAGATGAGGATGGTGAGGACTCCCCTGGCTCGACCGCGGAAGAGGAACCACCACGAGAGCCAGCGCAGGAGCTTCCACCAGGGAGGATCGAAGACCTCGTAGACCTCCCCATCCCCCGAACCGTTTCCCATGAGGACGTGATCGAACCTCCTCACTCGTCCAGCTCCACCGTGAGGGTCTGCGGGTCACAATGCAGCTCCTTCGCCCACTGCTCTCTCGCCTTGAACGCGGACTCCGCTTCACGACGGGCGGTGATGCAGTGCGAACCCGGTTGGGGCGTGAAGCTCAGCAGCTTGAACCACCTCACCTCAACCTCGTGAGGTCTCGTCTGACTCGGGAAGCCGGAGTCTGCGCGCTTGACCGTGACGCGTCTCACCGCCGACCTCGCGCGAGATCCAGCTTGTAGTCGGTGAGGAGCGAACCCGAGAACTGGAGGCGCCAGAGGATGCGACGTCCTGGCTGGTTGTTCTGCCGCCGCCACTCCTCGCGTCCCTTCTCGCGCACCCACACCCATCGGAGGAACGCTGCGAGGAGGTTCGGATCGTCGTTGAACTTCCGGTGCAGGAAGTTGCCGATGATCGGGAGCGCGAACTGTCGCTCGGTCGGGGTCAGCTCCTCTGCTTCGACCCCGTAGATCTGCTCATGGAGGAGTGCGTAGGCCGCAAGGAAGGTCCGGCACTGAGACCCGGTCCAATCCGTGCTCTCCATGCGCCTGGCTGCGTCCTCCTTGGCCTTGCGCCACGCTGCCTCCCCCAGCGATCGGTTCTTCGTCTTCTCCGAACGGTGCAGGAACTTCTGAAGCTCCCCTGACTCCGGCTCCTCGGGGAACTTCCTGGCCACGGCGCTCATCAACCCTCCTTCGCGCGGTCGAGTCGGGAGGTGAAGCCCTTGAGCTTCCGCTTGAACTCTTCCTCGGCGAAGATGTCGAGATCGGACTGGAGACGGCGCATCGCTTCCAGAGGGGTCTCCCCGGGGCGAACCTTCGTGGTCATCGTGAACTCCCCGAAGCCGAAGAAGTTGTCACGCACCGGGCAGAACGTCTCCTTGCCGAACGTGACGGTGACCGTGTCCGCGTAGGCGTCGATCGGTTCGTTGCGTGACGAAGGAGCTACATTGTCCTTCACCTTCCGCAAACTCTCTTGCATCGTCCGGGAGACCTTGTCGGGATCAGCTTCCTTGAACTCCTGCTTGAACTCCTGCTTGATGGTGGTCTTCTCCGCGGGGAGAGGAGTTGACTGACGTGCCTCCGCTGCGGTCGCTCGCTCCTCCGCCGACTTGGGTTTTGTCGTCTCCTTCTTCGGTTCCTCTGCCTTCGGCTTCTGCTCGCACCCTCGTGGGCAGAAGACACCAATGCTCGTCTGCGTGAGACGCGTACCGCACTCAGCGCACCCCTCGCCCTCGGGAGCTTTCTCTGCTTCCGGCTTCGGGCTCTTCTTCCCACCCGACTGCATCCCCTCGCAGTGACTCAGGAGAGCCGCGGAGACCTGGAACGTGGGATCGATGTTCCCGCGGCACCGGACGCACTGACGGGCCACTCGTCCATCCTCTTGCAGCTTCTTCCTGCCCGTCTCCGTTGACTGCACGAGTCCGCAGTCCGGACAACGGGTGAAGAGAGTTCCTTGCTCGACCCAGAACCCCTCTGGGATCTGCGTGGTGGTCTTCGGTCCTGACTCGGGAGGCTTCGGTGCAGTGTGGGGGAGATCCTGCTGACGCGAATCTTGGGCAACCTCAGATCGTTTTCGCATGTCCTTCGAGTGCCGTCCTTTCCCCGCAGGGAAAAGAGAGTCTACTTCACTCTTCGCGCTCGAAGCCACGTCTTCGCGTCAATCCACTTCCCGTGGTCCCAAACAACCACATTGCGATTCCAGTTGAGAAGATTGCGAACATGCTTATCGCCAAAGACGTGCTGGTCCCAGAGGTAGACCATCCACGCTCCTCGCTTCCCCTTGGGAGCACGGCAGATGCGTCCACGCACCTGATTGAAGAAGTACCGATTGGCAGCGATAGGCATGGCAGCGACGCAGACTGCTGCCTTTGGCAGATCGAGACCAGTGCCAATCGCCTGGAACGTTCCCACCGCTACGTCGATGCGCCCTGCCTCGATCTCGGTGACCGTACGCTCGAAGACGAGATGATCCGCTGGCCCTCCAATGAGGAAGCCAGCTCGAATGCGCGCAGTGTCCTGCGTACCCGCGACTTTCCCGCCTCGGTAGATGATGAGCCGCTCCAACAACCGACAATGCTCGCGTCGGTGGGACATGACGAGCGTGATCTCTTTCTGGTCATCCACACCCCAGAGTGTCGAATCCACAACTAGGGTGTTGCGCGCGTCGTCCTCCGCCATCTCCGCGTACAACCGATTGGTGTCTATGTTCTTCTCTTCGGGGGTTTCGAAAAGCGCTTTTCCAACTTTCTCGTTCTCGTCTTCATCCTCGGGATCCTCATCATCCGGTCTCCCGTACCAAGGCGCCTTGAACTCGGTCGGGATGACCCGGACCTCAACATCAAGGATGTACCCCGCGTCGATCAGCTCCTTCCTGCTGACCTCCGCTGCCACGGGTCCGAAGAGGTCCACCGTCATGAACTCCTTCCCATCCTTGCGCCGATGGTCCGCAGAGACCCCGATCCGGTACTTGGCGGTGAAGGGGTCGATTGCTGCGAAGAAGGATGCCGCAGGAGCCCTCTGCACCTCATCGAACAGCACGAGCCCAAAGGAGCGAGCAAGAGCCCCAGAGACCCCCTTAGCGGCCAAGGACGGGGCCATGGCGATGGTGAGGGGTGCGAGCTTGTACCGGGAGCCCTGGATGATGCCGATGTCCTTCTTTCGCAGCCCCAGCTCCTTCTGAGCCCTACGCACCCACTGGTCCAAGATCGCCCGGTTCGGAACCACCACGAGCGTCTGGAGCTTCAGGCGAGATGCGAGCGCGAAAGCGATGCACGTCTTACCGGCTGCCGTGGGGGCTCTGAGAAGGCACGTCCCCTTCTCCAGCGCGGCTGCAATGAGCCGCTCCTGGAATGGGTAGGGGGTGAGCTTGTGGTCCGGGATGTTGACCTTCTCCCCCGTCGTGCGCTTGTCCTCGAAGTTCCTGTCTACGTCGTGGTCATCGAGCACCTTCCGAACGCGGGCGAGTCCACCACGGGGAAGGGAGAGCCAGTGCGCGCCAACGTGATGCTCCTCGCTCCACGTCTTCACTTCCTTGGGAATGTTCCCGACGTAGAACCCGAGCGCACGCCGCTTGAAGAACTCCGGGTTGGAGTGTTCGAACTCCTGCTTGAGAGAACGGATCGCATCCTCGGGAACGTCGTCCGTGCGGATGCGGATCCGGTTGTCTAGGATGATGCGCGCTTCGCTCACCCCTTCGGAGTGCCGTCTGCGTCGATGCCTTCACCAGCATCTCGAACGCGTCCAGGACCGTGCTCACGTTCCGAAGGTCCCCCACTGCTCCCCGGAGGTTGCTGCGGATCGTCGCTACCACCTCCTTCACGTCTACTTCCGTCTTCTCGTCCATCCTTCGCTAGTGCCGTGATGTAGAGCCCGGTGGATATCCGCTTCGCGCTCCCCAGATCGGTGAGCTTCGAGAGAAGGGTGCGAACGTTGTCCAACGGGAGCTTGGTCTCTTGAGCCACCGCGTAGCTGTCCAGGGGATGCTCCGACCCATCGAGCACTGCCTGCACGACGCTCCTCTGCGTCTTGTACTTCCGCCGCGATGGGCGAATCAAACGGGCATTACACAACGCCCAATCGGGTGTCTGGTTCTCTTCCCCATTCAGCGCGCGTGCGAACTCGACGTGCAGATCGCGCAACCGATCTTCGAGCGCTGCGATTCTCTTCGCAAGGTCAAGCAAGCGCTGAGTCCGGGAGGTGGGCTTCATCCTCCCCGATTGCCGTCATTGGCAAAGCGCTTTGCCATTCTCAGCTCAACCGAAAGAGCACGGCACTCCCCATCTCGTGACCCGCTCTTGGTCACGTAGACCGATGAGACCCCCCTACTACATCGAACGAACCCCCCGCGGGCATCCTCATGTGATGCGAATGGGAGGAAGTAGAGAGCCTGGAGTGAGCACTGGTCCCAACCCGGCAATGGGAGCAATACCCATTGGGCGTCCCGCACGACGTACCCCCGTCAGCGCAATCCCGGTAAGCGGAACCTCACCCCTGTACCGCAGTCGAAGTGAACCCCTCACGTACCAAGCCCAAGGGAGGGAGCTTCACCACCCCGCGTACCCTCGGAGACTCTCACCATAGAGCTGTCGCGAGTTCGTTCCTCTCCCAGCAGGAGATGAGAACCAGGGACGACCCCTCTTGGGCGTCCTATTGGGGAAGTCATGGGAAGAGACTCACCAGGGAGTGAAGAGAGTCACCTGAAGAGTCCCCCCTACTCCCCACTCGGGTCCTTCATTGGTAAGGGTCACTGCGGGACGAATCCCGAGATGGACTCTTCCTCGGTAGACACTCCCTCCTGAGAGCCAGGGATCCGGAGAGAGAACTGAAGGAGGTTCAGCAGGAAGAGAAGAGGTGAGGGTGAGCGCGTAGCCAATCGCAGCGAGTAGCTTCACTTCGGATCTGTCGCGTGCTTGGCTTCGACGTACGACCCCCACTCGTTCAGCTCACGTTGGCTGAACGTGACCGTGTGCGGCTTCCCGTCTGACCCGATGAACGTCAGGACCATGCACGCCTGGTCGATGACGCTGACCACCTTGCAAGCTGTCGTCGCGCCGGCAATCGCTGCTGGGCATCCGGCGAGAAGCAACCCAAGGAGGGTGGTGAGCAGAACCGTTGCGAGGAAGTCGAGAAGGAGAACCGTACGCAGCTTCATGAGCCCTCCTTCCACTCGACCTCGGAGTCATCATCCCAATCCAGCTCGCTCTCATCGAGCCAGATCTCCATTCCCTCCGCGGCTCCCAACGAAGGCAGAGTCATCCCATCCCGCGGAAGCAACTCCGGGGAAGGTACTGGCCACGTGTCGTCTGGAGACGGAATCACGACTTCTTCGTGTCGCTCGCAGAAGAGACCTGGGTTGCGCGTTCGAGCGCGACAGTGTTGGCCGGTGCCTTGGCTGCATCACTTGCTGCTGCCACACTGTCCGGGGCCCACTGCTTGTAGAGCAGTCGCAGAGACGTGAGGATCTTCACGACCTCCGGAATGACCGTGTCGTACTTCGTGAGCCCCATTCCATCCAGGACGGTCTGGAACTGCGGGAGGTAGGTGATGAGGAAGGTGACCGCGAGCATCAAGTGCCCGATGTCGAACTTGGAACCCTTCCAGAGCTGAATCGCGAGGAGCGCCTTGATCTTGTTCATGAGGTTCTTCTAGCAGCCCCTAGGAGCCCCGTGAAGGGGCTCCCCATGGGTTCGGTCATACCCTGACCCCAAAGCGCGTCTGAGAGGCTCCTAGGTGCAGCGCGGTGGGTTCTTACGCCCACTTCCCCAGGTGGATTCGAAAAGCGCTTTTCGAATCAGAGGTCACCATACTCCCAGCCCATGACGATGAGAATTGGATTCACTGACGTGAGACCCGGCGTGGAGAGGTTCGCGAGGTCGAAGTCGATCGTCACCGTGTAGGCGTCGGGCGTGGTGGCGGGGTAGTCATTCGGTAGCTCGATCCAGAAGTCCCATTTATACGTGGCTCCGAAGGCACCGCCACCAGGGTTCTGGCTGACTTGAGTAGAGAGGTCGACCACCACGGCTTCGGTGGGATTCCCTGCCGGTCCGATGCTCACCCGGGGGTTGCCATAGAAGGAGTTCGCCACACCGCTCGCGGTCGTGAACGTTCCCTGCGCGAGGAGGTGAACTCGCCGCACGCCGGCTGGAAGGTTGACGTTCTCCGTGAGCGTGAACACGCTGGTCGGAGGTTGGCCACCGAATCCTGAACCACCTACCGAAATGGAAGAGAACAAGATATCGAGCCCGACCTTGCCAGCCGCGCATGTCTGTCGACGCAGCACGGTTGCTGTCATCTGCACACTGGCGATACACACACCAGCGAGTGTAGTGGCGGCACCGAAGCCGAAGATTGCAGGGAACGTGATGGGGGCAGACGGCACACCGTACGCGTGCGCCGGTCCCACTGCGGACATGAGCATGATGCCGCGTGGGCTGCGCGCCTGGCGCACTCCCACTGCTGCGTCCGTGAACCGCGCCCACCTGGGAAGCCCGAAGGGGGTGAGCAAGTAGATGTGCTTCAGCCCATCGGCTGTTGACATCGCCAGCTCTTGGTTCGCAGTGTCGTTGAAGTCGACAAAGTTGACCTCCACACCACCCGAGGAGTCAGCGCCCGGTGACCCTCTGCCGACCCTCCCTCCCAGGAAGCGGGAGACGTAGGCAACGTTGGTGAGCCCGGTCATGTAGAACCCGGCTGCGGTCGAGAACGAGTAGAACATCCCGCCACGCCCACGGGGCATGTCGACGGAAGCGTTCAGCGGCGCCTTCACCCGGTCTTCGAGAAGTGGGCGCACATCCCAGATGCAGACGTTGTCCCAATTCACCGTGCCGGTCGGAACGCTCATCACGCAGATCGGCATCCACCCCGCTGCTGTCCCCGGGAATCCAGCTCCCCCGACTCCGAGACGGATGCGGTACTGGAGATTCGCCTGCGTGACCTTGTTGAGGGTGACCGCGGTGAATGTCCCGAGCACGGGGTTGTAGACGTCCCGGTTGTCAGTCTCGATGACCGTGTCTGGTTGCACCCTGCTGCACTCCAGGACATCGATGCGAATCGAGCCAGAAGCGTTGGCAGTGAAGACGAGCGAAGGGGTGAGCGTCGAGTTCGTGCCCGGATCGGTGATGACCTTGTACTGACTGTCATCCGGGTTCGGCGTGGTGTCCGGATCGAGCATCGCCACGAGACCACCAAGGACGGTGCAAGCGGTGGCAGCGTTGGTGGGGACGAAGACGATGCCAGCGAGCACCTCTGCGAACGCAGGGTTGCCCACCGTCGAGTTCACGATGAGCTGAGCGCCAGCCCAGACATCATCGAATCCCGTACCGTTGTCGAACAGTGCTTGAAGCACGGTCGACAGGTTCGAACCCGCAAACTCCTGAAGGCGGTTGATGTCCATGCTGAGCGCCCTTTCGAGCGGGTTCATCTGAAGCTGCTTGCCACCGGAAGACGACATGGTCCTATCCTTTCACACGCACGGGGAATCTGCCGGGGCGAACTCGAAGTACACGCCACTTGCTCGAATCTTGTCTATCGCGTTGTAGACGTTTCGGTAGAGCGTGGCGACAGTGACGGGGAACCCGTCGTAGAAGTCGTTGAGCGCTCCTGGGAGATCGTAGAAGTTGAGTAGCCCGTACGACCCATTCCCAGCGCCGTAGAAGAACCCAAAGTCTCCTGCTCCCAGGCGCGGTAGAGAGACGAGGAAGTAGGCTCTGAACCGGAGATAGTCGAGGTACACACGCCAACGATTCGTTGGGATGACCGAGATACCTCCCGCGAGAGATGCCGGGGTGGTGGAGGTCCCGCTCACCTTCCCAATACAAGGAAGTCCGGTCACGAAGGGAGTTGTCCAGATGTTCGCAACCCCGATGAACTCGTTGATGTTGGGCACACCCGTCGTCCCTGCTGCACCGGGGATGTAGAACACGTTGTTGAGGATGCCCGTGCTCACGCCGGCGTGAGCAATCTGCTCTGCTCGGTTGAGCGCACGCCCGACTGCTACCTGTCCACCTGCTTGGGTCTGGAAAACCTTTTCCCCATTGAGGAACCCTGCGAACCCGAGAAGTGTGGGGGTGAACAACACTGCATCGTAGTCGTAGAAGTCGTGATCATAGAAGAACCCCGGGAGGAGGGGATACCCCACTTCCCGAAAGCACCAGGGAATCGCCCCAAGTGTCTGGTTGAGAGATCTGCGAATCGCGTTGGGGGAAACGACATCGGCGATTCGAGAGATGCGTGTGCGGTACCCAGGATCCATCTCCCCGAACTGACGTGGGAGATTCTTGTCGATCCCGATCCCGTCGAGCATCGGGAACGTTCCCCCGGTTGGTTGCTGCTTGTTCGTGACCGTGAGTCCGAGGTCTTGAATCCAATCAAGGATGACCCAGGTTGCGTCACTCGTCTCTCCCGCCAAAGGGGTTGTGAGGATCGAGGTGACGTTTCCCGTCGCTCCACTCGTCAGTCCTTGGAGAGTGTCTGTCGTCCCCAATGTTCCGCACCGCACTGCGTACGTCGCAGTGAAGTTCCCATTGAGGACGTACCCGCCACGATAGAGCAGATACCCCGCGATGCTCCCGATGATGGGACCGTTGACCTGCACCACTTCCCCTGGAACGAACGTCCCCGTGGTGAAGTGACTCACGATCGTAACCAAGGACTCGAAGGTGAGGGTGCCTCCATTCGCGGGTGGGTTCGGAGGCACGTACCCGATCGCGTGGTAGATGGTCGGTCCCGCGTTCACACCCGACGTGAATTGGAAGTATTGCCCAACGTGCGCTGGGATGACGACGTCGGGCGCGTTGAAGACTTGGAGCTGGAAGAAACTCATGCTCCCCGGGTCAACCGCGACAGGAACCTGCACGAGCACCGTCGCATCGATGTTCGTGAACTGAGTCCCTTCCTGGTCGACCACACGGATCGCTCCAGGAAGCGGGTTGTTGTAGCTGTAGCCAGCTTTCTCTGCCTGAGCGACCGCGGTGAGCGGGCCCATGTCCCCCGGTTGGAAGACGAGATCCTGTTGGAGGGTGTACCGGAGCCCGCTGAGCACGGGGACACTTCCCGTCTCGCTCCAGTCGTTCACCTGTTCATCGTAGAAGACCGTGCCCGCAGAGAGGATGAGCGGTTGGTCCATGCGCTTCGAGCGCTGGAAGGTGAGCGTGACGGTGGATAGGTTGGCTCCTGATGCGGGAAGGTTCGTCTGCCCACTCCAGGGGAGCGTGAAGCACGCTTGCGTCGTGACATCGATTGCAGTGCTGATGCGCGCGTATTGCGCGAATGCCTGCGTGTACGCTTCGAGTCCGTTCCCCTCTCCCACTGCAAGGAACGGCTGCGCATAGCTTTCGTCTACTGCCTGCGTCCAGATCGCAAGCAAGTCAGCAACGCTGAGAGGTCCCGATGTGACGCTCATCAGATGAGCCGCGAAGCTCTGAGCAGAAGAGACCTGGGTTGAGCTGTACTCGTGGGAGCCAACGTGACGCTCTGGGGAGTCGCGCGAATGGTCTGACCGGGAGTCGGGAAGACGTCTCCCACCGGAGAGACGACAGACGAGTCACCAGGCACAAGCCCGAGAGAGACGAACCGCGCGAGCACTGCGCCGAGTTGGTTCAGGTAGAGCGGAGAGTTGACGGGGATGGAGTTGATGAAGCTGACCACCGCCGCGAGGATGGTGTTGGAAAGGGTGATGGTGTCCACGCCAGTCTCGAATGCGAGCTTGAGCTGCACGCTCACGATGAATGGGAGACTGGTGAAGATGAGGACAGTGATGCCCGCTGCACGGAAGTCCTGAAGGGACGCATCTACGAGCGCTGCGAGCGCCTGACTTGCTACTCCGCTCGAATCCGCGATGTAGAGCGCCACGATTCGAGCTGGGAACCCTCCCCCGGTGAAGAACTCGAACGCCTGCGCTGAGACGACACCGGGCACACTCGTCGCGCCGAACTCGATCGCAGAGAGGACACCGCGGCGCGCCGTGTTCCAGAAGTTGCGGATGCGCGCCCGGAAGATGTCGTCATTCTCCGTGTCCTCCCCGCCTGCTGTCGCGAGGGGATTAGTGACGATGATCGACGGGTCGAAGAGGGGTGCAGCGGGAGATGGGATGATCTTCGTGATCGAGTTGATGCCGACCTGAGACGCCTTCCCTGCCTGGACCGCGCGCACGTTCGCGGTCGGAGTCCCGAGATCGGTCGGTCCGAATGTCGCTGCGGTGGTCGTGATGTACTGAACCCCCGTGAGCGTCTGGAGAATGGTCCCTACGAGAAGACTTCCACCGCCCGCTCCGAAGGTAGGGCGCGTGAACGAGACAGAACCGAGAGCCGCGCTCGCTCCCTTCCTGGTCATCCCGTAGCGATCGAACGCGAGACGATCAAGATCGTCCCCCACCGCCCCATCGAGGAACATCCGCGCTGCCGCGTACCCGAGCTGGCGGACGATCGATGCACCGATGACGGAGTTGGAACCGACGAAGACGTTGGCATCCGATCCGAGGACATCGACCTGCCCCGGGTCGATCTTCGTGTTCCTCGATACGATGTAGTCCCGCCCAATGCTGTACAAAGTGAGACGCGAGGGGAGGTCCACTCGACTATACCTTTCCCCAATGAAGATTCTCACCACTCCAAGTGGAGGTAGTAGCTGAGTCCATCATTCGCAGACTCTACCAGCGGTAGAGCGTCACTGCTACGGGGGAGGGAATGCAGCCGTGAACTTCGAGACCTGTCCGCCTTTGGTCTTCGCGAGGATGACGAATCGTGTGAGTCCCGGAGCATTCGCATCGACCACTGCGTTCACGGTGCAAGCTTCTGTCTCCGGCTCCTGTCCGATCTGACTCTCCGCGTTCGAAGCGAGAGAGTTGCGTGTGGACGGCTTCGCAAGCTGCTTTCCGTGGAGCCCGATCCCAACCCCGTAGCTCTGTCCGAGATGCAGGAACCCACCTGGCTTCGTGACGAGCCGACGAAAGACACGCTTCTTGTAGCTCACGAGTCCCTGGTCCAGGGCGTAGTCCCCATCCGCGACCGGGAAGATGCCGAGGTTGAGGGGGTTGCCTGGGTTCGGGAGAGGGTCAAGCACCGCGGAGAGGGTCTGCGGGTTGGCGAAGTCACGCGTAGGTGTCGGGAGCTGCACTTGGGGAGGGACGAACTGCCTCCACACCGCGAGCACTGCGAGGGAGGAGTTCAGTGGGTCGAGTGCAGATGCGAGAGTCGTGTCGAACAGGTTCGTGAGCGTGATCTGGTACTGGCACGGGTACGGGCTCATTGGCCGGTCCGTGGTCACGTCGAGCACTGCTCCGTACGTCGCTCCGTTCGGAAGGTCTCCCCCGGCTGAGATGGGCTGCGCGTAGGCCACGTTGACCGCAGTGACCGGGCGCACCCGGTTCCCATCGAGTCCTGTCGTGTTGATCGCCGCGATTGCGTACTTCGATGGGATTGATCCATCCGGGAGGTCGAGCAATCCCGAGAGGTAGATGGGCAGCGAGAATGTGAGCTGGAAGACGTTCTCACGGATCGCTACTGCCGAGAGTAGTTCCAGGTTGTCGGTGGGGACGGGACTGCCCCATCCCGAGGGTCCGTCTCCCCACGGTTCTGCGCCGAATCCGATCGTCAGTGCGAGATTGCCCAAGTTGTCCTCGATTCGAAAAGCGCTTTGCCAATGTCAGGGGAAGCTGTCATCGAGATCTGGATCGGGAGGCGCGTTTGGAACTCTCCCACCCCCGAACGGAAGACTCAACCCCGCGGTGATGTTGATGGGGTTCGAGAGGTCGCAGGAGATTGAGAACGCGAAGAAGAACGAGGGGAGCTGGAGCCCGAGAAGGAGCTTGAGCAGAAGACCGAGGTTGAGCCCCAAGACGATCTTGGGAAGCGCGATCGTGAACCCACAGGGGAGCACGATGGGGGGTGGCAACAAGCTCACCCCAACGTTGAAGTCCCCTCCTCCGAGATTGACCGGGAGAACGGGAAGCGGAGGAGGGGTGACGCCTAGTTGGAATTGGGGCACCAGACGAATGTAGCGAATGATCCTAGCCGCTTCACTAAATGAACAGACCCCCGCGCCCAAGTCCGGGAGCGAAGGGTGCAGGAACGGGAATCGGCTTGTCGGGACCGTGCAGATCTGGTTGCCCGAGCGCAACGGGAAGAAGCACTGCCAACCCGAGCGCATCGAGGAGCCCACCTGGGAGACCCCCCGTCCCAACGGGGGTCGGTAGGACGCAGCCCGGTATCACGCCCGCAAAGATCGCGGTGAGGAGTGCGGGCGCGCCCGCACTCCACGCGGCCGAAGCGTACGGTCCGAGCTGGTCGAAGGCGAGAGTGTTCCCGAGCATGCAGATCGTGTTCGCGATGATACCGAGCACCTGTTCGAGCGTAACCGCGTGCTGCCCTGGATTGATCCCGAGTGTTCCGATCGAGAGGGTGTTGCCGGAGAGGAAGTTAGACCCGTTCGCGTCATCGAGCACAAGGCTCGTTGCATTCGACTGGAGAGCGACGCTGAACCCGACTGGATCGATCTGGAGAAGCGCTTCCCCCTTCGGGGTCTGGAGAGTGATGACGCTCTGCGAGATCGAGAGCAGTGACCCTTCCCCATCGGAGAAGAAGAGGTTGCCCGATGCGTCCATCGCGAGCTGCGCGCCCGTGAGCGCTGAGCGCACGAGATAGGAAGCCGCTGTCTCCAGGATGTAGGGGGTCTTGAGCCGCTTGAAGGTGACGTTGTTGAGTGTGACATCCTGCCCAGCGACCTGACGCGGGAACGTGTCGTAGGTATTCGTGAGCCGGGAGATGATGACCCCTCCCTGGCGCTCGTCCCCCGAAGGAATCGCCACAAGCACTTCGTCACCAGGACCGAATGGCGAATACTCAGCCTCACCCGTGCCCGCTAGATGTCCTCCAACCCGGCAAGGAAGGATGATCCCTCCCGGTTGGAGCTTCACGTCCACCATGACCCCCTGGGGCAGAGGGTTGCCGTCCTCATCGTTGAAGCGGACCGAGTGCGAGTCCCCGCTGTCGGGTTGAACCTGCCCGTACTCCAGCCACGAACGCGTATCCACTCCAGGACCCGAGAAGAGGTCCCGAAGGGATGCGATGTCCATCTCGGAGAGGTTCATGGAAACTCGATCGTCGGGTTCGTGGACTGCGGTTGGTTGTTGGCAGGAAGCGCTGGAGTAGCGGTGGGAGCAGACGTACCAGGCTCCTGACCAGCAGGGAGGCTCTTGTCCATCCTCACCTCAAGGTAGTTCACCCCGAGAAGTCTGAACGCGATGCCTCCTCCGTCCCCTCCCTCGATCGACCACCGCACCTTCATGTTCCGGAGTCGGAACGTCGTGAGGAAGCCCGCGTTGGTGTACGCCTTGGCGTAGCGGTTCGCGAACTCCGCGGAGAACCCGAGCGTTTGCATGTACGCGGAGTTGAGTGAGAGAGCAGAGAGCTTCGTCTCTGCGTAGGTGACAGAGCTGCGCTCGTTCTTGTCACGCTGGGTGAAGACCTCGAACGTGTCACCCGCGGTCATGTCAAAGATGTCCGGGTCCGTGTTGTCCCCACCGAAGGAAGTGAGATCGTCCGTCTCCACCTCCACTTCGAACTCCTGACGTCCGAGAGCTTCGTAGGTGGACTGCGCGATGGTGTCGAGCGTCGCTTGGTCCTTGATGCCCGAGACGTTGAACACGGTCCACTTGTTGTCCGGCTGCGCGTTGCCGGGGATGGGACTCGTGAGGCGTCCGGCGTTGGGAGAGGTCTTGTTGTTCGCGGGCCAGCGCGACACCATCACGACCTTGCGGTCAGTCTGGTAACAATTATGAGTTATGATCCCCCCGGCGATGTACCACTCAGAAGCAGTCTGGAGGTTGTAGACGTGACCCGACCACTCGTACTTCCGAATCTTGATGACCTCGTGAAACGTTACCTCGCCGGGGAATCGATCACTTCCATCTCGCGCGTAGAAGGACGCCCCGAGATCACTTTCAGGCGCATCTTCAAGCGCAACGGAGTTCCGTTGCGAGGACTCTGCGATGCCAGCCAACTGCGGTTCAGTCGCATGACCACGGAGGAAAAACGAAACATCGCCAAGTCGGCTCAAGACTCGGTACGCGGCAAGAAGCTTCCTCGTGACCAAGTTCACCGTTCGCTCGTAGCTCGCGCGAAGGCGCTTCAGAAAACGAAAGCTCTCATTGGATTCGGAGAAAAGCGACTGGAGAAGTGGCTCCGCTCCCGCGGGTTCAAGCCGGTTCCCCAACAAGCCGTCGACATCTACAACGTCGATCTCGGTCTCCGTCCCATCGCCGTGGAAGTCGTCGTCAGTGGTGCGAACCCGTTTCGCAGCTCCTACATTCAAAAGCGCAGCGAAGAGCTTGGAAAGCTGGGTTGGTCCTGCATCTACATATGGGTCTCGGATGCTTCGCCGCTCACCGAAAGAGCAGCCGACAAGGTGGTCTCCCTCTTGGAGTTCTCCAAGAGGAACCCACCCCCGCGTGGTGAGTATTGGGTGATTCGGGGTTCCGGAGAGAGTCCCGGTCCCCTTCGTGTCGGCCGCTACCATCATCCCCGAGTAGGGACGACGGTAGATGCGCTCGATGCCCCTGGCTGAAACGATCGTGTCTCCCGGAAAGCACCTCACCTCCACATTCGTTGGTGCCTTCTTCGCGTACTGGCGCGACATCTTCATCTCTTTGACGTTCCACCCGTAGATGACCGTGCGGTACGGGTAGTCGGTCCCATCCACGTTCCTGGGGCGGTAGGGATCGTCCGGTCGCTGCGTGCTCGCACTCGATGTGAGTGAACGAACTGGTTGGATGACAACCCGAGTCCCAACAATCCGAATCGAGTGACCGATGGATCGGCACACGTCCGTCAGGTAGTCCCACACACTCATCCGCTGCGTCGTAGCGCCTCCCCCGGTCGGTTGAGGACCAAGGTTCGGGCGGAACGCGGTGTTGAGGAGCACGTTCTTCAGGACGGGGGGAGCGGTGTTCACCGGGAGGTACTGGACGGAGAGCCCGTTGAATTGGGGGAAGTTCGCCAGGTAGTTCGCCACTGCCTTGTCGAGTGGGTCTGCCATCGAGATGACGTGGGAAGGGGAAGCCTCCTGGTTGATGAACAGACGTATGTTGTCCGTGCATTCAAGGTGGATGATGAACTCCTCTTTCTTGAAGTCGACACTCCACTTGTCGACCCATCCTTGAAAGCGGGAGTTGGTGCGCTGAGCCCCATTCCCATCAACGTACTGGTCGGAGAGAAGGTTGAGCGGCTCTCCTTGTCCAGCGATGGTGGGACCGTCACGGCGCTTTCCCTGGATGCCTGCATTCCAGTCCGCCTCGGTGACCGTCCCCATGAAGACCTCCACCGCGACAGACCGGACAGTGCGCGGGTCAATGGGGAGATCGGTGAAGAGGACGGTGGCGGTGACTTGGTCTGCGGTCCGGATCCCGTTCAGGCTCCAGTCCAACGTCTTCGGGATAACCGTGACGTCGAAGGTGAGGTCATCAGAAGAGGATGACTGCTGTGTGGACGGCTGCGCCTGGGTCTGCCCTTTCGAACTGAGCAGGAGCGCTCCCGGGTTCGCTGGATCTGCGATGACCTGTAGAGTGTTCCTGTTCCCTCCGAGACCACTGAGCGCCTTGGTCGTTAGCGCGGGAGGAGCTGCAATCTTCGAGACGTCCCCGAACTCCTCAAAGCGGATGGTGAGCCGCATCTTGCAGCTTGGATAGAACGTACCTTTTCCCGGGAGCGCCATGCCCGGAGTCTACACGACGGCACTCGTTGCGGAGAGAGGTAGAACTATGATCGCGTACCACGGGAAGCGAACAGAGAAGACGAAGATCATCAAACAGCTCCGAAAACACGCTGAAGCAGATGAGATCATCAAGGGGGTGTATTGGGAAAAGGGGAAGGGTTGTGCAGTCGGTTGCACTATCCACTCCAACAACCACGTCGAGTACGAATCCCGCTTTGGAATCCCTCAGATGCTTGCGCGTCTGGAAGATTGCATCTTCGAGGGACTGCCCAATGGGAAAGCGAAAGCGTGGCCAGTCAGGTTCATGACTGCAATCAAACCCGGTTCAGACTTGTCACGAGTCGGGTGGCAATTCTTACATTGGCTTCTGACCGATGAGAAAGTGAATCCCGGGATTGTTCATCCTCTTGTGAAGGATGCAATCAAGAAGTGCGCCGATGTTCTCATCCCACTGACGAAGGGAGAGAAAGTTGATGAGAGTGCGGCGGCGAGTGCGGCGAGTGCGGCGAGTGCGGCGAGGAGTGCGGCGAGTGCGGCGAGTGCGGCGAGTGCGGCGAGTGCGGCGAGGAGTGCGGCGAGTGCGGCGAGTGCGGCGAGTGCGGCGAGGAGTG